CTTTCTTGCCATTATAGGATAGTGTCAATGTATTGGATTTAACTTTAGCGTGTTTCGCCAACAGGGTGGTTAGACCATAAGTAGGTTTACCATCTGTTTCATTACCTAATGTACCAATACGAGCACAAGTTAGATAAGCTAGTTCTGTAATGATACCAAGTTCCCGAGATGCCTTAACATCTCTTAACCACTTTTTACGCACGTTACCTATCTTAGCTACTGACTTTAGTACGGCGTCAAATTTATCAGCTCTTGCTTTACTGATTGCGTCTGCTGTATAGACTGTTTGGAATGTACGAGCACCACGCGCCTTGCATTTGAATACATATTGAGAACTACCTTTCTTATACTGAGGGTTCATCAATACTTCACCTGTTGGTGGACCCGCAAGTAACTCTTTGTACTTGGTGTAGTAACCTCGTTCATCAATGTATCCGTCAAACGGTGTATAATTGTGATGATAGTTAATGCTATCTAAGTATGCAATAAGGTCATTAACCTTTGTCATTCCATTTGTACGCAGATATGATTGAACAACGTTCTTAGTTAGCTTAGATACTTGCAACATGATTTTGCGGTATTTCGCATATGCTTCCGGATAGTTAGCACGACACTTAGCCGCTTGTTCGATAGTTAATACGTTTGCACTAATACCTGTCATTTTACGAATTAAGGTTTTAGCTTGAGCTAACAGAGCTTGTTGCTCTTTATTGTCATCAGTATTTTGTATGAAGAAACGAGCCGCGTCTGGTGCAACAATACCAACTTTATTCATAATGCGATTAAGAGCGTTTTCGCTGTCTGTACGCATATAAATAGAATAGTCTTTTAAGAAATTGTAAGCGTCTAATGATAGACTGGCGTCTGCGTGTAGTTCTTTCGATTTTTCTTTTAACTTGTTGGCTAAATGTTCAACAGCGACATCATCTAATAAATCCCAGAATGTTGATTTTTTGACAGTCAGTAACTTGCGGATTTTAGGACCGCCTAATTTGTGGAAGGCAACAAAGTCAGATGATTCTTCTATACTACGTTTAAGCAATTTGATATGATCTGCTGTCGGCAAATCATCTACGATATAAGGTTGGCAAAGTAAAGCACACAAACGAACAAAAGCGTTAGCCTCTTGTAACTTCGCTCCTTTAGTATTTGAGTTCATATGTACCCCTATAAAGAATAAAAAAGCTAGTAAGAAATCCTACTAGCTTTAATTACTTTAATAATCTGTACCTATTAGTGGGTTATTACCTCTACAAACGCTATCAGGTACGTTTATATCTATCAAATCTTCACGTGTGTCTGATACTAATAAGTATCCATACGCATTGACTATATACATAGTACCTTTATCAGTGCTTCTTTTCTTATTAGTGTAGATAACGTTTTCTTCAAAGTGGTTTGCAAGGTATTTAGCATGTTGCTCTACTTCAGGACTATGTTCACCATAGACTTTGTATAGTGCTAATAGTAGTCTGCCAATGTTAGCTCTTTCTGAATGTATCGACATCCATTCTGTTTTAAATGCCATAAATTAGTACCCGTATTCATCAATTAAGTCTGCTATTTCAAAATAGTATTCTGTTAAGCTATCTTGAGCGACACGGCGTAAAGCCACACCAACACCTTCTTCATCACAAAGTTGCATCCACTCAGCTTGTAGCTCTATATCAATGTTTGGTTCTACAATTTGTTTGAACGCATTTAAACATTCCGGAGTTGTTACATAATAATGGATTTCCCCATTACGTCTGTATCGTTGCACTTCATGCCATATATGAGCCCAGTTTACTCCTGAATGTACTAGGTGTTCAGTTAATTCTTGTGCTAATTTTTCCATAGTCATATCCTCTTGTTTGTACTATGTGTTGAATATGTGTATATTATAGCACACCTTACATCATTGTCAAGCTCTTTTAATACAAACTTTGTTGTCTTTAACGTAAATAATGATGTTCCCAAATTGTTTATAAAAAGTATTGTCAAGTCTCTTCGTGATGTCTGACACTGTAAGTGTGTATGCCTCATGAAGATCATTTACGACTAGAGTGTTAGTCCATCTTAAACATAAAAGAAAAACAAGTTTAAGATTACCCAATGTTCATGGTCTAAGAAAAGTTCATGCCCATTTTCGTCTGTGTATTCAATGGAAACAATGCCTTCCATCCCGATTGGTTTAGCCAAGTTATAGAGATCATCTTGTATCTGTGCTAATAAGGTTTCTGTTATTGATTGTCCTGCATATTTGTCAAGTGAACCCTTAATAGCGTTCTTAATAGTGTTTACGTTTATCAGAATAATCCTTTTGGTTGGTTGAATTGTTGGCGTAATGCGACCAACATATACTTATCACAAATCGGATTTACAAGGCTTTCGTTTTTAACTTGAGGTGTGATATTCAGCCTGATGTTAGTCTTCATTTTAGCAAGTTGATAGCTCATGAAGGCGTCGTCTTTAGCGTTGAGCAATTTATCCCGAGTTGCACCTTTAATGGCGTCTATGTTGTCGTATATGGATTTTAAGTCTCCATACTCTTTTAATAAGTTTACTGCCATAACATGACCTATACCATTGACACCCGGAATGTTATCCACTTTATCACCAGTTAAAGCAAGGTAATCCACAAAGTATCTTGGTTTAAACCCATACTCTTTAATGAACTCATTCTTAGTGATTAGCGTTTTCTTCTGCGGATTAAATATAGCAACACCACTACGGAGTAATTGTTTGAAGTCTTTATCAGATGAAAGTATGATACAGTCTTTAGTTTGTATTGCATAGGAAGCAATTATATCATCAGCCTCCACACCCTTATGGCATATTGTACTTACCCCGAAACCATTAAGTAGTTGCACTATATCATCTCTATAATCATTAAAAGATATATCTTGATGTTGTCTGTTTGCTTTGTATTGATCGTAGATGTCTGCACGGAAAGACTTTTTACCACTGTATTCATGAACGAACAATACATCTCCGTTTGCTTGATTGACAAGCACCTCACTAACCACTCTGTGTATTAAGAGTCCCGGAGTTACTTCACGTTTAACTTTACCGAAACCTGCTAGTGCATAGTAAGATCGATAGAATAAGTTTAAACCGTCAATTAAAATCATTTTTCAATACCGTAGATTGTAACACAGGTTTTGGTTTCAACAATGATGTCGTGTTGTCGTGTCTTCTTTGTTTCACATTGAGGCACACCTTCTTCAAAACGAGAGAAGTCATGATTTGGGTTCATGTCATTCATATGACCTATTAACCACCAGAGTGCTAACATCAATAATAGCAACCCACCATAACCACAAACTTCATCTCTTAGCGTTATTTTACGTGTCATATGTTCTCCATAAAGAATAAAAAAGTCACCTAATATGTTTACACTAGGTGACTTATATATTAAATTGCGAACCAAGTATCAATGAACTCTTTAATTTCACCAAACTGGGTTTGTGTGATTGGAGCATCTACAAGTTCTTCTAATTGGCGGAACATAGTTCTGTGTGTTGCAGGCATTTCACGCAACATAACACGATACTCTTTAGGGTGTTTAGTTGATAGTCGTCCCATAATTGATTTAAACATTGAGCGAAGTGCGTCTTTGTCTAAATGGTTTGGTCTTACTTTACGAGCAACTGTTTCTACATCACGAACCATTAACTTGTTGTCCATGATATAGGCACTACATTGATCTAAGAATTTATGGAATTGATATACCTTGAGTTTAGGTGCTGATTTAACATTACCTAAATAAACACATAATAAAAGGAAACCCATTAAAGCGGTATCTTGGTCAAGTATGCCTTCACGGTTTTCTTTATATACTTGACGAGCACGTTTCTTTTCCATTATGCCTCCACATATTTAATGTCGAGCGTACCTTCTTCATACTCTTTGATAAGTTTGTTATAAACTTGATCTACTGTACCAAAGTAAGGGTCGTATGAACCTGCAATACGCTGTGCATAATTGTAGAGTGCATTGGAAACAGCCGCCGTTGGATCTACACTAAATGACACATAGAAGTGATGAACACAAGACTTCATATAATCATCATCACGAAGACCTTTTAACTGTTGAATAATCAGTTGAGCCATCTTAGTATTATACATAGATACTAAGAATGTTGGTTCGTCTGAGATTGATAAATCAACAGTGGTGTCATCTTCAAATGTTTCAGCTTGATCCGCAGCTTCGTATTGAACGTAAACAACATCCGCAGTTTCAGGACTTGCAACAGTGCTATTAGCGATAGCCATTAGCATCTTAAATGCTTTCTTGATACTGTCAGTTTCAGGACCGAATTTATGACCTTTACCAACACGAGTTACTGTGTACCAATGACCGTCTAACGCACTTTGTTCTAAGCTGTATGCACCAAAGTCAAACGAGAAGTCTGTGTCTTCAGTTTCATACCATACTTTAAGAAGTGGCAAGTGTTCTTTCTTAATCATTTCATACATAGTACGTTGATCTGGAGAAAGAAGATTAAGCATTGGTTTAAAGAATTCATCTTGGTTAGCCACTTTAAGCATATTGACTTCTTGTTTAGGAACGTCAATAACTTTTGGTTTAACTTCCGGAATAACTTTATTTTGAACTTTACCTTTTTGTGTAGGGTCAGTTTTCTGTTTAACCGTTTTAACTTTGTAGTTGCGTAATGTGAATCCCGGTTTGTTTACGTCTTTAAGTGAGCTACTGAACCAACGGTCTTGGTCTAAGTAGTCATCAACTAAGTCGATTGGAATTTCACGAACACGTTTACGACTAAATTTCTTAAGAGCATAACCAATGATACCAGTACCTTTGTTATCTACTGGGTATGCTTGCTTATCACCATCGTCAAATTCAACACGCACTAATTTCTTAGATGTTGAACGTGCGGCAACTGTACCAATATAAACTTCAGGTTCTTTAATAGTTCCATAGTTTACTAATACACGATCGCCTTTACGGAAGTCAGCGTTTTCAAATAAGCCGGCTGTTGCTTGCTCAGGTACATCAATAGATAAATCATCTAGGATTTTACCTTTTAAGGGACGAGCAATAATACCAATAATGGATTCGGGATCATAGTTAGCCACACGAAGTGTGTAGCTAACGTTTCCACCTTGCACTACTGGTTTATGTGCGAACTTATCAATTTTCGCCTGTTCAAATGCAGACTCAATTTGTTCTTGCAATTCTAATGGGGCGATAATATTGAAGTTCGTATTTCCAATTTTGCAAATGATCTTCATAATAATAATACCTTAAAATGAATTAGGGTCGGTTCTAGAAAATGCAACATCACGGACGTACATTAAAGCATCATCTTTGGTTTTGAGTTTGGTAACGCTACCACCTAGAGTTCTAGCGATTGAACCTAAGTCATACCAACGTGTGCTAATCTTTTCACCGGCATAAACGATACATTGGTCTTTACCGTTAAAGTAAACCACTGCTTGAAGGGACTTAGCTTTACCACCAGATGTGATACCATACCAACCTTCATCATACTGAACAGATCCACTGAGTATATCAATGATTGCATCGACAGTACGATTATCCGGACCACTAATAGCGGATAGATCGCTGATGTCGCCAATTAGACTTTTAACTTTACGAACGAGTTTGGTGTCTTTACCAGTTACTTCACACTTATCATCTTCTGGGTAATATTTTAAAGTAATACCGTTCGCCATAAGTTTTTCGTATTCAGTTGTACCTGATACTTCGGCATCTGGACCTAGTTGGTCATAAAGTGCATCGATGATATTGTCGTAACGAGGACCACCTTTACCACCTTTTATATGACCTGGTTTAGCTTTAGCTTTTCCACCTGCAACTGTATTGTAGGCTGCCATAACTTTACGCATTTAGATCTCCTTTGTACGAAGAATAGCTTCTTTTAGTAAGAAGATAGCAAAATCAGGATCTGAATCTGTATCGCTTACACGGAAAGACTGGAACTCTTGCAAGAAAGCACTTTTCTTAGCACGAACTAAACCTGATTTGCTAGTATAGATTACATCAGATCCATCAACAATAATTGTTAAAGATTGTTTGGTTTTATTCAATGTAACAGCATTTACTAAATAGGTACCGTCCTTTAATCGGATTTGCTTTTTAGCTCCAGAGTTTTTCGCTTTAGCAACAAGTTTATCTAACGTTTTAGCAAAACTTACCAGTTTCTTATATTCTTCAGAACCTTTTTCGATGTTGCCTTTGTTAGCAAGAGGTGCATATACAGGAATTAAGTCTTCGATTTCTGGAACTGAAGATTGAATATAATCACTTGAAATACCACCTGAAAATAGTCGAACAAGACCTTTCTCAACTGTGATTGGACCACCACTTCGATTAGCTGACCAATCAGATTTTAATAATGTTTTCAACCAATATAAAGCGTCTGTTATACCGACACTTTTCTTAGGTCCACCTGCGATTGTTACTAATTTACGCATATTTATACCTTTTGTAGTTTTTGAATTTGCTGTCTTAGCCGTCTAATAGTTTGTTGCTTCTTAGTTATCATCTTGACAGCGGATGGGGTTTTTCGTTGTTGCAGTTCTTTAATGTCAGCGTTTATACGAGAGATATGATCTTGATGACGGCGAATCATATCTCTGTTATGCTGAGAACTACCTAATACGATCTTTCTCATGATTAGTAGAGTTTCTTATAGATACTGTCTGATAATAAGTTTATCGCATAATTAGGATCTTTGGCAGCATCTGTAAAACGACAGTTCTTAGCATATTTTAAGAACTGTTTAGTATCAACATGGTTAAAGCCTGTTTTTACCGTAAAGAAGGTTTCACTACCACGAACAATAGCTACTAAGGTTTGTTTACGCTTACCAGTGCCAAGAACACCTTCAACAATATAGGTACCATCTTTTAAGCTAGGTAAATTTTTAGTATCAGTTGCTTCTTTCATAAGCTCAACGATTTTAGCTACATAACCCATAGAGGTTTTACGAGTATTCTCACCTAATTCATCTAGCTGATCTTGAATTTCATCTTCAATTTCAGTTATTTCTTCAGATAAAGCATCACAGTTTAAACCGTATTTTCGATCTGGGAAAAAGAGAATTTGACCTGGGACTTCGCAAACATCATCATAACGTTCTACATCAAAACCTGCTTTATCAAGCGCCTTTTGAAGTACGTCTAATAGCTTGCTTTGATCTTCATTTGCCTCTTTAGCTTTTGGTAATTTGCCACCACGTGCGGCTTTACCACCGGCTGTTACTATGCTACGCATGATGTTCTCCTTAGTAGATTGAACGTTGTTTAACTTGTTCGATTACTTGATCCATATACACAGGATTGTATGCGTATAATTGAGAGTAGTAATCAATCACTTCGTTCACATCAGTAGAAGCAGTACATTTTTTCGCCGTTTCTTCGTCTTCGATATCTGTACCATTTAATTGTTCAACGTCTACGACTTGGTCTTCAGCTACTTCAGTTAAACCTTCTTCAGGACTCCAAACTTCATCTTCTGATACACGGAAACCTGCAATAACTTCAGCACGTTCTGGGCTAACATACATAACAATTTGAGTATTAGCCGCACCTGCGAAAGGACGGATAGATGCTAAACTGGTTAAAGGTGCACGGATATTAGCAGGTGTTGCTTGAGCAGAAGCAATAGCAACTAATTCAGATAAGTCTTCAGTTTGAGTACGAACCAAGCTTCCACCAACAACACGCCAGATACCGTTATCTGATTCGTCCATATAAACATTTGCCGCAACTTCTTTGAAAGTTTTAGGAATTTCATTGATGTTCAATTCGCCAGATTTAGAACGCAAGAAACCTGCAACAACTTTTTCATCTGTTGATTTAGAGGTAAAGCTATTTGGAACAGCCTCGAAACCTTTTAGGTTAGCAACAACACGTTCGATGTCATCACCATTTGGTTTAGAGCTAAACGCTAAAACGATACGAGCTACATTACCCATTTGTTCTACTTGTTCGATACGAGCAGTGTTTTTAGTGCGGGCAGCAGCCTGAGTATAAATATGAGATAAGTTCATTATTCAGCTCCTTGTTGTTCAGGTTGTGGTTCTGCTTTAGCAATAAATACACCTTCAGCTTTAAGCACTTCTAATGCTTGAGATACTGATTTGATTTTCTTGCCTTTAGCGTTCTTAATAATGTTAGTTAATTGGGTTGCTTCTTCAGCAACAGCATCTGCAAAACTTTCATAAGATTCAACAACGTTTTTAAGGTTGTCCACTTGTTCTGAAAGTGAGAGTGCTTCTGTACTTGGGTTTAAAGCAATAATACCATTGATTACTTGCTCTTGAGTAACATTGACTACAACAACGCCTTTATTGATGATACCTTGAATAGAACCATCTGGCGATTTGAAATCAACAGTACCGGTTTCAAAAAGAGAACCTAAGTCATCTAATTGAGGTAATGTTACAGTAACAACCACAGTAGGTGCAGCCGCTAATGCAACACGTTTTTTATTGATAAGGGTTAGCTTACGCATTTTTTATCTCCGAAATATTGGACTAGCCGCCGGTCCACGTGATACACCCAATGCACCTGCAAATGCAGATTGTTGAACGTATTTGCCTGAACCGGAAGTTAAGCCACGATTATGAAGTGTGAGTCGTAGTTTAGTAGCATCGTTATCTAAACGTGTTTCAAGTTGTGAGATTAACGTGTCTAAATACTGGGTTACATCAACGTCTAATTGTACTGCTGATCCTGAGTAGTTGAACGATGTTAGTCCTTCTTCTAAGTAGCGAGTACGTAAACATTGAATCTGAGATGCTACTAACCACAAGTCTCTGATTGCCCCTGTTGCCAAGGTCATAGTAAAGGTTGTAGTGAGTAACAAGTTTAGTCTGTCCATACCTGCTTTTAACCATAACAAGTAATCAGCGTCTGTATGTTCAAGACTATCTATGCGAAGTTGTCTATTGAGCCTGTCTAAATATGATCTCATATCTTTAACAGCACCCATAATAGATGGGGTAACAAAAAACACACGCTTATCTGTGTAGGTTGCTCCATCTGTTGCCATTAAGTAGAGTGGATCTAATGATGGCTCAATAGAGGTTGGAATACACAGGTTATACGTGCCTTCGCAAAGTTTTTCATTATCCTTGTACAATGTATAATTACAATCATCTGCTAGTTCTATTTTACGATCCATAACAATGATGTCTATATCACGTTCAGGCTCGTCAGAAATTGTGTACGTAGATGATGTTGAGTATGAATTTGCACCTATTGTGGCAGTTATGATTATGTCATAGACACCAGGCATTGTTATACGTTGGTCATAGTCTGCGTATAAGTGTAGAGTTTGACCAATAGACGTGTTTTCAATACTAGCAACTGAGGTCATACCTTCATCAATAAGGAAATCGTTTTGATAAACATAGTATGGTATCTTATCAGGTACTTCTACGTTTTCAGGTAGTAGGATTTTGTGCTTTTGCATTTCTTAAGCTCGATATTAAAAAGTGAATGTCAGCTTCGTCAATAAACTCTTTAACAGTACATTGATATACTATGTGGTATTCTGTACCATTAAGAGTTACTTTCTTCCCGAATACACTTATTGGTTCACCTGTTTGTGGATCTACCGTTGTATTATTCTCTACATTGATAAATTCAATAAACTCTGGATATACAGTTGGTTTAGAACCTAATAATAGTATTAGACCTTCATCGTCCATTTTCTCGATTGGGATAGGACAAAGTGAACTGTTACCTAATCGGATATTACGAGCAAGTCTGGTCATTAACTGAGAAGATGAAAGCGTAGGCGAAATTTTAATCATAGTCCGTCCTTATTTAAAGTTTGTTGAATAGCGAACATTAAGCTTTTCGCTAGATTATCGGACACTTTGATTTTAGAACCCGGATCCATAAAACGGATTAAACGGAAAAACGCACCAGTATTGATATACCAATCGTTATTGAAAGACGTCAGCATAATATAATAGTGCGGATAAATAAAGCCAGTATCATCTGATACATTATCAAGACGGATATAAAAGCGATAAGCCAGATGGTCTTTACTTTTATATTTGATTGTATCTACTAGCATAAAGAATTTACCTTTGTACTTAGTAGATATGGCTTTTTGAATGTTGGTTAAATCTTTCTTGATGTCTGGTGCTACATTAGCCCAACAATAACGGTGAGTGACCTTCAAAATATCTGCTACTGATTTAGTCAGCTCTGCATTGATGTCTTTCACCATTTGATAGGTTTGACGGTAGTCTGGACTATCTTTAAATGCGTATGTTAGTTGAGATTTAATTGATACAAGTTTCTTAGCTTGTTCATCATAGTAATGAAGAAGGTTCAAGTTCTCAATAATTTCAGGTCTATGCTTTAAATGCGGAATAGAATTTAAACTATTGTGAACGCTCTTAACTTTCTTAGGAAAGACGCAAGCTGAACGTAAGTCTTCAAGTTCTGATATAATCTCACCAATAGTACGATAAGCTATCTGCCGACTACTTGCATTTATAATCTTTAGTGTTCTCATATTGTACTCATTAACGTGTAGAATATTTCATGTTGTCCAGTTAATCGGGCAGTTACTTCATATTGAACTAATATGCCGCGATTATCGAAGTGAGGGTTTACCTCTGTTACTTGCCAAATACGACCGAATTTATTCTCTTTAATTAAGCTGTGCTTTGTTATAGACGCTTTGTTGTCGAAAATAAATGTAGTCGTTTGTTGATCGGATAACATATTGGCACTAAAGTCATCCGGAATTTGTGGAAAGTCGGTTGGAATGTTACGCTTAATCTCAGATATCACAACGTGTGTGAAAGGGTAATCTGTTCTGATGTGTAGTACGCCTTTCTTACCGTTAGGGATACTTACTAATTCAAAATTTACAAGTTCCGTGTTGTTGAACACACGAATTGTTGGTTTATGACACAACGGCAAGGTTATGTTCATTTTGAAATAAGTACCGTTTTCGTAGTAGTAAGGTTGGTGTGATGTAACCAATTTATGGTCTGTATCAAACACCGACTGAGTATCATAAACACGGCGAATACCATTAGAAAGAGTTAAGCCATTAACGTAACCAGAACCGTAACAAATCGCACAATGTTGTTGATCGTATCCACCGAAATCCAATAAATCAACGCTCTCGTCAGTTATTGGTACATCTTGTTGGAAGTCTTCATCAACAGGTTCGTTATCAATATCTTCTAAATGTAGATCATTAACAGTGAATGATACCCGTTTAGTTTCACCATAGAGTTGCTGTACGCCATTAGCGATAGACAACATACCATTTGGGGTTAGATCTCCGTTATCGTCTAATAAAGAAGCACGTTGGCTACAAGTACATTTTGTTCCAATGGGTTCCCATTTAAATATGCTACAAGTGATCCCGGATGCTACAAGCGTGTTATTCATGTACATCTGTTGGACTTTCGCATAAAACTGGTGCTGTTCATCTACTCGTTTTAGACGTGTATTTTGAGGTTTTAAACGAACTCTGTTACTAAGTTTTCGTTGCATAAATGCCTCCTGTTTGTAATTTTAATTACAATTTTTCTGTAAAGTTTTAAATATGGAGGTATTATGAAAATACTCAGTTTTGACCCGGGCGAGAAAAACTTTGCCTACAGTATGAATATGCACAAAAGCGAAGGCGGTTTAAAGCATAAAATTGTTAAAAACGGTCTAGTTGCTAATTGCATAAATAACTTGAAGACAAGTGAAATACTAGAAGGGCAACATATAAAGTTTTGCGATGAAATTAGTAAAATGATTGCCGAGTTTCAACCTGACTATGTTGTTATGGAACGCTTTATGGGGCGTGGTATTAAAGTTGGTACTACTTCGGAGACTACTAATATAATGATAGGTGTCATCATTACACTATGTAGAAATCTGAATATACCTTTTAAACTTGTCAATGCGAGTACATGGAAGAACGCATATAATGCGGCACGTTCTAAAATTGTGCCTAACAATATTAAAGACGAATACAAGTTGATAGGTACTACACCGCACCAGTACGATGCAACCTTAATTGGTATTTATTATGCTCATATCTTGTCGTATGAAACCCCGTTTAGACGGTGGACCGATGATATGGTTAGAGATACCATAATGGCAAGTGTTGAACGTTCATCTGAAGTAAAATTAGTTCAAAGACGTGTAAAAAGGATGTATGCTTAATGGAAAAAGGTGATTTAGTAATGAAGATTATGGACGAGCAGTCTATGTCTTATAGCAAAGCTATGACGCATCTAAATACGTTGATAGCGAATGTGCATTATATTGTTTGTTTCTATAAGTATTATGAATGGGCATTGGAGAATGACTTAATCCCGGAATTTAAATTGACGGCGTTACAAAGAGAACGTTTAGCTGATGTAGTCAAGGATATGCCTTTCTACAAAAAAGATCCAGTGTTAAATGTACGTCTGTGTCATATTGTTGCATTAAGTAAACGCAGTTTATTCCGCGAGTTTTGTCGCAAATTCAATGTAAAATATAAATTAGAACAAGTTATGTTCTGTTCAGCGGGAGATATTACCAAGCTGAATAATGTTTTATCAACTAAAAGAGGTAAATATGATCTTAACCTTCACTCACATTAGTAAACCGGAATACAAAGGTAAACCGGTCTATGTATTAAATAAATCAAAGGGTTCTAACCGCGGTCCTGTTACATTCACTTGCCCTAAGTCAAATGGCGGTGGTGTTGATAGCGTGTTTGTTCCTGATACATGGTTGCCTAGCAACTTAATTGAACAAATGCCTTGGGAACGTTTAATTGACAGTATGGGTTTCCGCCGTGCAGTAACAGCGAAAATTCTGGTTATCATTGATGAAGAAGAAGCACTTCAATTATTAGCGTCTGAAGGTGCTGATGAAGAATTGCGTCGTGTTAATGCTCAACATGGTATTGAAGATGATGAAGAAGAAAATATTGCATCAGATGGCGTAACAGAAGGTGATTTAAACCTAGCTCAGGCTAAAGTTTTAACATTGTTAAACAAAGTAGAAGAGCAAGGTGAAACAAGTGTTATCAATAGCTTGCGTACAATTCGCGATGAATTAAATAACTCAAACTTGAAAGAAATCTTTATGTTCGCTAAACAGCATGGTTATAAAGCTCTAATGAAATGGGCTAAAGAACAACGTACCTAATACGCACATAATGCAGATGAAAAAGGGAGGTCACGCCTCCCTTTATTTTTATATCATCACGCCTTTACTTAAACCTTCCGAAATCTTCACATCAAAGTATTTAAGCAAGTCCGGACATACTTGTTCAATTTTAGCTTTAAAGAACGCACCTAAATTTTCTATTGTGCTTAACGTGTCAAGCTCTACCATACCATAGAATAAATTGTCAGGGTCAAACTTGATCTTATTCAACATATGACCACGAGTGTTTGTCTTGATACTATATTCAATACCATCTTCACCTCTGTTTTCATAATGTTCTACGCAAGCTGTCGGACAAATAAAGTGAATATTAACCATTCGTTCACCATAATATAAATGGCTCGGCTCACTGAAAGTTCTTGGGTTGTAATAAATTGGCACACCCATACTATCGAACACATCGCATAAATAACGTTTAGCTCTATTTCGAGTAGTCAAGTAAGAATGTACACCTTCTTTAGGTGTCAGTTCAATATAACTTAGGTGTCCATGACAAATGTTCTGACAACCGTATGATGTACTGGTAGGTAATCCGTGCGTATAACGGAAGAAGTGTTTATGTTTAGAACCTAAAAATACTTTCTTATTGTCGGTAATGGTAACCTTCATTTCAGGTGTACTAGCTACCATGCTTAGATCTTCGTTAGCTAAACGTACCGCGGTTTCAATATAGCTATTGAGTTCTTTGAATGGTTCTTCTTTGTCATAAACAAATGACTGAATAAAGACAGCATCTTTAGGTAACATAGTTTCAAAAACGTATTCCAGATTTCTGCTACGAGCTTTAATAATATAGCTATCACCAGTTTCTTCGATAACATGGTAACGATCATTGACCCATAGTTTATGATCTACAACGGTATCGCATACTGCTTTAAGTTGCTTTTTACCTGTACTGAAATCTAAGATAACAGCTTCTTCATTGTTGTTATTGCCTTCCGCAGTTGCCTGTGCAATATAACTATTTCCAACAATTTGTCCGTTAGGAAATAAGATTGCGTGATCTACGTCTGATACATTGTCCCAATAAATTTTCATATTTATGCCTCTAGTTGGTTGCGAATGTTTGTCATTAAAGTCTGTGCTTTATACCCAGATATTTCTAGGTGGTCGCACACTAAGTCTAAGTATTTATCGAACTTGATTTTATCATAAAGTTCGTCATTAGGTAACATATTAAGCTTGGATAAGTATTTACTAAACTTAATATCATAGTTACCTGCAAGCATATTGATAAACCGTTTTTCTTTACCAGAGTATTGTTTCAACAGTTGATCTAATGATATGCCTTTATCAGATTCATCTGAGCTAGATGTGTGGTAGTCTAGAATTACATCTGAATTGTTTGAGTCTTCTAACTGGACGCCTTGATAATGGTAAGATGTAGTGGTGAACGTACCATCCCCATTGTTCATTAAGTTGGCTCTACCTTTACCATTATAGAAGTACAATGTATTAAGACCGAAGTTATGAATAGCTCTACGACAGATATTCTCATGGTGCAATTTACTTTCAATACACGGATATTGAAGTAGTAGTGCATCGTATGCTTTCATCATAAGTTCAGATGTTAAGTCTTCTTTAGTTAGGAATGACCCCATAGTTAAGAACACCAGTTTAGTGTTCACAAATCTGACAGCATAGTATTCGCATTTAGAAAGCGTGTCCGCCAGAAGTTGTTTATAGCGTGTTAAAGTATGAGCCTTATAATTGTCAAACTTTTCAAACAGTTCCCGACTTTCTTTGTCTTTCATAATAGAACAAAGAACTTCATAGTCTGAATACTTAACGTCAAAGTGTCGCATCTGAAGTTTAGCTTGCTTAGGTTTCAAACCGTTTTTAATACAGTAGAATACCCAAGTTTTAAGGTTCAAATGCAGATAGCCATTGGCTCTTAATTCAGCTTTTAATTCTGTGAAGTTATCAACAAGAGGTTTAACGTGTTCACGAAAAGCCTTTGTGTCTATTGCTCTACACAAATATAAACTACTGATTCTGAGTACATCATCAAGATCTTTTTTATTTAGGATGTGTTTTTTGATTATATGTTTTAGCATAAGTGACCTGATACAAAAAGGGGGAACGTATTGTTCCCCAAAAGTTTAGCGTGTTTAAAGCTAAGGTTACTACTATGAAAAATTTAGTTTACGGCGTTCATCTTAATTGTGAAGTTACCTTTGCGGCGTGGTTTACGCAATTCTTGTTTCAACTTAGGTGTCATTTTGACAGTTTTAACAATATCCACTTCAGGTACATCTTCAATTTTACGGATCTGTGTATGCCATAAAGGGGTGGGACTGTTTGCTTGACCTAGGGCTAGTAGATCTCGGAAAACCTTTTTAAACTCGGAGCGTGTCAAAAGAGAATTTCTTTCAATTAGCAAACAAGTCCCGTTTACGTTATCAAGTGAAGAACAGCACACAATAAAAGTAGTCCCTTTTATTTTCTTAATTGCTATTGGTCTCACTTTGATGAAATCTGATATATAAATGTTAGGCGTTGTTGCAACACGGTAGTAAGCTAACTGACCGAATTTTAATCCTTCTTCTTGTAAGTCAGCAACCTGTGTTAGTAAGTATTGCAAGATTCTGATCTGACTAGCATTGAACGTTGATACTAGCTTTGCCATATCTAACATTGATACGTTAGAGCATAGTTTAGTCAAATCTGGTAAGAATGGTTCAGGCGCATTTGCGAAAGGCATAATGCCAAGCTCTTCAAATGTTGATGATTTTGCGTCTGGTCTGTTGGTGAAGTATATGTGATCTTCAGCCTTGAGTTGAATTTTGAAGTTCATTTTGTTGCTCCGATGTTATTATTTGTTTACTTTACTGGTCCCCCAAACAGGACTTGAACCTGCGACCGTTCGATTATGAGTCGACTGCTCTAACCAACTGAGCTATCGGGGGATCATTTAAAGTAAGTTTTGTATAACTGTGCGATAGCCAACCGCACAATGGTTCGTTGGTCTTTCTTCAAGACTTTGGCTAATGCTTTGAGTTGCCTGTTTACACTAGCCGGGAACCTGTCCATAAAAACGATTGTTTTGTTTTCATCATTTTTAGTTACTTGCTTACTATATGCAATTATTATAGCAAGTTCTGATAAACGTGTCAAGCTCTTTTTATTATCAGTTTTCAAAAGTTTTTGAGCATAAACAATATCTTGTGCATCGTAGTCAGCCAGTTTGTGAACACATGAGTGGCAACCGGCACATAGTGTTATGACAGGTCCATCTTGCCCACCATACGCACGAGGTATCATATGGTGTTCTTCTAATGATGTTGTTAGCCCGCAGACCCAACAAATGTTAGGACTGTTCTCAGCACCAAATGCTAGATTGAGTTTATCAGGCAATTCGGGCGGGTGTGTTATTCGCATTTTCATTTTGAAGCCCTAAAGTAGATAAATCTATATTCGTGGCTCTGCCTAATTTTGTCCACACACGAACGTATCGAGATTGTTTAGATTTTGTTTTGCGTGGTGTACGGCGAGCAAAGTATAAAGCACCTGAGTTAGTGTTTAACAGAAGTTGTTTCATTATAGTTCCTTAACTGATTTATTAGGGTCGATACAATCAGAGTATGCTTTCTTTAAACCTGCTTTATATGCGGAGTAAAGTTCAGATTCAACAAGTTGGGACTCACGTTTAAGTTTCTTAACTTGTTCCAGATTACCACTGCGAAAAGCTCTAACCATTTTGTTGTAGCCTACAACATATACGTCTTTATTTTTAGCGGATACTCTACTATACCATCTGTATAAGAAGATGACTGCTATTGTAGCGATGATAAAGTAAAGCACTAAAGATTGAGATTGAACGTTCGTCATATGATTTCCTTAATATCAAGTTTAGCACAGGTTGTATTAGGACCTGAACAGTCAGAATACGCTTTAATAATACCGCGATCAAAGTCATTGTAATCAGGTGCACTCATAGCTTTATCAAATAAGTCTTGTACTAAAGCTACGTCGCCACTACGATATGCACTGTCCATTAGGTCGTAACCTTCTTGAAACAGAGTGGCATTTTTATTGTTGGCTTTCTTATCTTTGTAGGCTACCCATAGTCTATATGATAATATACCTGCAACATAAGAGACTGCATAAATGACAATCGTATAGAGTGCCGTATGTAAGGCGGTGTATAGTGTTTCCATTATGCGTTTACTCCCCATTCGTCCATAACACCTACTAGCTTAACCACATCAGACATGATTGAAGTAGGCATCAACCAGAAGTATAAGTGTGATGTACCTTTAATGCGTATTGGATCTTGTCCGAAGATACTCATTAGGTTGTAGTTTTCGTTTAAGATCTTTTCAGCTAGGTCATATGCATCTAACTGTCGTTTTTTAGCAACGCCTTTGTTTACTTCATTGAGGTATTCAATGTTGATAGCTAGTACACGTTGGTTCTCAAAGATGAAGTATTCATTAAACTCCCGGATTGTTAAACCAAGTGCCTGTAGTTTACGAGCATTTAGTCTACGATGTACAATCGGGATTGTATCCAGTTGAACAACCTTGAATAGTTCATCAGTTGGTAGATCAGTGATTAACTTCGCTTTCATGCGTTTAACATCGCGAGCTAATTTAGACTTAATCTGTGTGCTAAAGTTTGTGTCTTCAACATCAAGTTGTTGAATTTGTTTGTCGAACTGACTTAATACTTCGTCATAATTCAAATCAGCGTCGTCATCATTTGATGCCTCAAGTTGAGCTAGTGAATCTTCATATTCAACCAAGATCTTTTTAACTTGATCTAACATTGAACGAGTGATACGACCTTCATTGTCAATCACTTGACCTAAAGATGCCATAGCATTAAGTGCTTTCTTAACACTGATTGGTAGAACATCAAACTGATCTCCAAAGTTTTCAAGTGTTTCGATAATGTTGTCAATAACATCTTGATCTACATTATCGTATAAGGTGTCAAATTGTTTTAGTACCTTCATTTAGTACCTCCGATTTAATCCGCTCTAGTGCAGGTAGCGGATGAATATAATTGTGTATCATTACAGAACCGTTTTCTATAACGACTTCGGATCTATAAATACCATATAGTCTTCTGTATTTAATGTGCTTTGGAGAATAACCACGTTTAGTCTTATGTTTAACAATACGAATGTGGTAAACCCAACCTTCTTTACGCATATCTTTAATCGCTTTAAGGTATTCATCAAACAAGGACTGGTCTTGTGTGAAGTTAGACCAGTCTAATTTCCCATCAAGCGTTTTAGCGATTGCTTCTTCTACTTGTTGTTTGAGATCTATCATAAGCTATCCAATGATTTAATGATTGCGTCTGTTGGATCTTTGTGGATTGCTTTAAGTTCTTTAATGCGAGCTTTATATTCCTTGATTTGAGTTTTGATATTTGTCTCTTCAAGTTTTTTAAGCTGTTTCACCTTAAGCTCAAGAATAGCGTTCACTTGTTCTTCTGTGATCTTAAGTTGTTTCATTAAATACTTTTCAGTATCTTCACGATCTAACGCTTTGATAATGATGTCGCGATTTAATACAGCTAACAATAATAATTCGGCACGAGATAGTTTTTGCTCTACCACTGACATCAAGTATTTAACAGATTTACGTTCCAAGTCAATACGGTAAGCCGCCCACTCTTTAAAGAATTGTGGCATAGTCATGATTTGGAATGTTGCATCTGATACAGAAGCACCTTCTTCATCAACAACTTTGCTTCGTGTTGTAGTTGCAAACACCAAGCTTTGACTGGTTTCAAATTCTGCTGAAATATCTTCTAGGTATTCTTCAACGTCTGCTTTAGCAACTGACTTCTTAAGCGTGAAAGTATATTTAAGTTTAGGGTTGCCATGTTCATCAATATCAGAGTCATCTTCGATTGATGCAATATCGTCCCATGTTGCTAGTTTCTTGAGTGTGCTTTCAAGACCCTGTGCAACGATTGGTGGGAAGCCATGTATAGTAATAGACTTCTTGGCGACATCCATTTCATATTCAGGTACCCAATAAACAGAACCCATACCTGTTTCATAGAAGTTCTTGATATTCTCAATATCGTCTTCATCTTCTAACCAAGCACTAGCACCTTCTGATGATGTGGGTACTAAATGTTTTAGACAGTCTTTGATTGTTACTGCTTTACCTTGAATTGCTTTCTTGGTTAGTGTGATAACACCTTCTTTCTCAAAGCAAGGGATAGCACAACGACCACCTGTTGCAATACCAAACGCACCGTTTAATAATAAGTTTGGTAAGAGTGCATTTAAGATAATTGGTTCTTGTTCCGTATTATCAAAGTTACCTGTTGTATCAGTTACGTTAATGTAATCCGGATGGAAGAAAACATCATCTGCATATTGGTCAAGACGTGCTTCCGTATAACGTTGAGCAGCCGCGGGATCCACTAGTGTACCAAAGTTACCTGAACCGAAAATCAATGGATAGTTAAGATGAACCATTGAAACCATAGCCTGATAGCAAGCACTATTGTGAACCAACATTGTTCTTTGATATTTGCCATCTTTACCTGTTTCGATAAATAAGTTTTCATTACCTTTAACAGTGAAGTCATACATCTTACGTTTCTTGTTCAAATGACGAACATTAACAGAAACGACCGTATTCAATTCACTAGGTAATAATGAACTCAACACTTCTGCAACAGTGTTTGCGGAGAAACGTTCTGCAATATCTTTCGGTCTAGCCCAAAGTGGTAAGGTTCTGTTTTCTTTATTCCAAACGAAAACACCATCTTCTTTAATACGTAAATCTACCGCTTGTTTATAATCTGCTAGTGTCGCAGTATTAAGTGGTTTCGTTAAGTATTGTAGAGTGGTTAAGAACCCTTTCGCAAAACCTGCGTTGTTTGAACCACCTGATCTGGATTTAGTTGGTTCTTCTTTTAGATGTTCCGTTAAACCAGTTGCTTCGCTTGTATCATTTTCTACCCCATTGTGATAATAATGTAGTAAGCCTTTAAATGATACACCACGCTCTTTCAGTTTTTCAGGTGTTATTAAGTTGTATAATACTTTATCTTCTACTAACTGTTTGTAGTTAGACGCAGTAAGCTCTATACCATTTTCTTCTAAGTAACGTAAACCGCGAAGCCCATTATAGATATGGTAGTTCTTAGCCATATTTTTAGCCAAGATTTGGTTCTTACGCTTAATCGCTTTTCGATAAGCCTTAGTACCATTGAACATTGTTTCCCGACCATTCTCTAAACCAGTCAAATAGTCTTTGTGGTGTAAAGCATGTTCTGCTCTGTCCATAACAACAAAGTTCGTTGGAACATTATTTTGTGTATTATGGTCTACGTGGTGGAAGATGTTATCAGCTTCGTTAGCACCATAAATGTACTCTGCACTGATGTGATGTAGAGCTTTTTGATATGTTGCATTAGTTCTGAAAGTCGGATAGTCATTAGTGTAAGTAATCTCGCCACCGACTAAATTCATACCAACTTCTAAGTCTTCAGCTTTAACCCAAGATTTAGTTTCATTGTCATAGAAGGGGTGGTTTGATGTTGCTTTAATAACGTCCCCAGAAGACATTGTTATCTCATAAATAACGTCTGTCACTTGACCAACACGGAAAGAGTGAGCCAATGCAGGTTCTATACTGTGAGTCTTCTCATTATAAGACCATACCCAAACTGGAGCTGACCCTACCAAGTGTTTTAATTTCTTGGTTGTGCCGTCACAAAGGATAACTTTAGTATTGCCTGATAAGCAATCGCCATGCGGGTGGTATTTACCTAGTACGTCCCCGACTAAACGTGCTGATTTCTTAACAATACCTTTCTTAGCAGTCAAACCTAATTGGTGTGCCGCCCAAGCAATACGACGGTGTACTGGTTTAAGACCATCACGAAAATCTGGAATAGCACGTTGCTCTAATGTGTATTTACCGTATTCAAGCATTGAACGTTTAGCGAATGGAAGTAAGTTCTCTTCAACGATTTCTGCTTGCACTACTTGTTTTTGTTTCTTAGTCATTGTTCCGTCCCGATGAAATATAAGTACCGAATGTTACGTTGGATTTACGCACCTTGTGTTTAACATAATGATCGTATGCTTGACGCTCTGCTTGCTCAAGATACTGTTTACACTGTTCAAACGATTTACCAACTAATGGCTCTAAGTTAGGCTCTTCTAAATATGTTAGACCGAAAGAGTATGTTGCACCTGTTAGTTCGTTTAGTAGTCTAACCAAGTTTTGTTGGGGTACAGTGTTGTTATAAAATGGCGATGGACGACCTTTTGCAAGGAACTCAACGTTAGTGCATACGTTGTTGTCCATAAATTGTTGGATCTGGTCTGTCATTATGATACCCCTAACATAGCTTTACGGTAATCTGAATTGTCGCCCATTAAGAGTTCAAATTCTTCCATTTGTTTTTTGTTTGGTGCAGTTAAGCGGCGTAGTCTGCGTGTTTCAGGATTGAAAGCAATCTCACGCAAAGCCATAGCTGACGCCTCACCCCAACCTTTTAAATACGATGCTCTATCAGGATTAACACCTTTAGGTAATTGAGCCCGCATCTCTTTCATTGATTGTGCAAAGTATTGTGTACCATTATCATTGAGTACATACTTCGGACCGTCCACCGCATAAATCATACCACGAGTAAATAACTGAGGTAACAACTTATAAAACAGACAGCAAATAAGACTGTTTATATGCGAGTTATGCACGAAACAACCTGTAGTCGTTGCAAAGTTATGATAATCATCTACAGTAATATCCCATACTGGTTTATTCTTCACTTTAACAATTTCAATCTTAGAAACCGTATGATTGAAGTCATCAAAGAATCTAGTTGCTTTTTCATAACCTTTAAGTTTCCACGGATGTTTATCAACAAAAGCCTTCGCTCTAATCAACAGGTTTCGTCTTGTTTTGTCACCCCATTTTTGCAAGATTGTATCATAGTTCGGTACACCTGTTTTAGGTTTTAACATCTGATATGTCTCTTTATCAAATTTGCCATGTTCTAAACAAGCTATGATAACTGATAACACTCGGGAGAATTGCATAGCATAAGCAATATCAAGATCTTTCCACTGTTTAGTACAGGTCTTAGATAATTGTCCTTTGTTTTTATCAGCCCAGTCAGCAAATGCTTTCTTCATGTACTCTTTGTACGTCAAACCACCTTTATACTTTTCAGTAGATGCCCACATATCAATATTTCTTGCTGTGGCAGTTCTTGAATTGTATTCAGATCCATTAAATTCATTCATCAACCAAGAACCTTCAGTTTCATTGTGGTGTCGTGCGTGTTCACTTTGAGTAAGTAGTTCAAAGTTATCCGGATGATTATTTCTAGGGTTATGATCTTTATGATGAACATGTAAGCCAGAACCGTCTATGTTACCAAATACTTGTTTAGCAAAGTATCTGTGTAGCACTTCCCAACGTTCATGTTCAGGATCATAAATCTCCTTGTATTGTCTTGGATAACTATGTTTGCAACTTCTAGTTTTAAAAGGCATTAAACTTTGACCTACTGTAAGTTTGTCTGCTCGAACAAAAGTACCGTCACGTAACATGAAAGGGTGGTTAGGTGTAGCACGGATACTCTTACCATTAGACAATGTGATCTTATAAACTTCGTTCACACGACGTGTAATACGAGCAGAGTGACCTCTAGCAGGTACAATTTTACCTTCTGGTGTACTTGCATATACCCAGAATTCTTTTTCTTTAGCCAAGTCTTTAATCTTAACTTTACGACCGTCCACTAATGGTATTTTAGTATCCCCTGTTAAACAACCATCTGGGTCTGAGTCAGCTAACAAAATAATACGTCCTACACGCAATTTTGAAAGTGGATCTTTAACAGTTGGGTCATAACCAATAGAAGTCAAAATATTCAACACTTCTTCGCTATGAAGTAATGTATCTGTTTTTGTTTTAAGTGCGTTGGTAATCTTTCCTTTAAGACCTAAGATCTCTTGGAAACGTGGGTTATTCATACGAGCACTTTTAGCAGTACCAGCCGCCGAGTCACCTTCCACCACAAAAATTTCACGAACATCGTCAGCAACACCTTCAACTTTAGCAAGTTTAGTTGGCATCTTACTACTGTCTTTTTGTCGCTTCTTCAATTCAGTTAATGCTTTCTTCTGCATTACAAATTGTTCTTTAGCACCACGAAGTGAACTTGCACGTTCGCATAATTGTTTGGCTAGTGATTTATTCTGTTTGAAGAACTTACTAATACAATCAGTTAAGTCGTCTTTGCACAGATCTTCAAAACGTGAGTCTGTTAGTTTCTCTTTTGTCTGAGAACTGAATCGTGGACTGCCGATTTTAAAGTTAATGATACCAACCAAGCCTTCGGACAAGTCATCACGAGTAAATGTTTGACGAGTGTTTGCATAATCTTTAAGTTCAGCATAAAGAATAGACAAAGTAGTATTAAGATGATTTCCGCCATCTGCTTGATATAAGCCGTTACAGTACCCATATAAGTTGTTTCCATCTGCATCGGTGAAAGCTAAAATAAAGTCAGCATTAGCCGATTTTAAACGAATTGGTTTACCAATGGTTTCACAATCAAGTTCGTCTTTTGATGTAACGTTCTCTAACCAGTCTTCAAGACCTTTCTTAAAGTGGAAAGTCTGAGTTTCATCATTAGTAACCAGATTAATTTTATAACCGTCTGATAAGTATGCGGTCGTTTCACACCATTCTTCAACCAGGTCAATATCAAGTTTACTGCCTTTATCAAAAATAGATAAGTCTGGTTTGAAACGAACTAATGTACCTGTTTTGTATGGGTGTTCTTTTGGTTTTTTAACTTTGGTAAGCGGTTTAGTTAATACACCTTTCTCAAAAGCTAAATAATACCATTGACCATCCCGGCAAGTATAACATTCAAAAATTTCAGATAAAGCATTAGTAGCGGTGGAACCTACACCATGAGTACCTACTGATTGAGCATACGCATCGTTCTTTTCTAATTTACCACCCGCATGTAAGGTACTAAATACCAGTTGAACTGTTGGTATCTTTTCAGTTTTATGAATACCGACTGGAATACCCTGACCTGCGTCTGAAACAATACAAGTACCATCTTTTTCTATTGTGATAGTACACTCTTTATTACGACCACCATAGTATTCATCTACAGTGTTGTCCATAATCTCCCGAAGTATGGTAAATAAGCCATAACTGTCCGTCGGCCCAATGTACATGGAGGGTTTTTTACGGACACTTTCAAGACCCTTTAGAACCTTAATTGAACTTTCATCATACTTTGCCATTTTATACCTCTACATCGTATGTTTGTTTAATGTAATCTGTCGCTTGAGCAACGGTATTACAATAATAATTATCTTCATTATCTAGTAAATAAATATCGTTCCCAATTACACTGCAATTCACACCGACAACATAATTATAGTTACCTTTAAATTGAATGGTTCTGTTTGATAACCAAATGTTGTCGCCATATCGTAATCGGATAACACGAATAGTACCTAGACCTGCTTTGAAAACCTGTTTAATTACTTTAGCCATTTGTGTCTCCTATTTTGGATTTTGCTTTTGCTAGATTTAAAATCTTTGTTTTCACTTCCGGATCAACGTTGGTGAGTTCACCTGTAATTACGTTTAATTCGTCTATGTTGTTTGAGGCTAGTGCAGACGCCATACGTTCAACACACGCATTGATGTCTACACCTAAAATTATTTTATAAGTTTTTGCAGGGCAGTTTGTATCTTCCATGCAATTATATTTCTTTTTATTAAGTGAACACAGATGCTTGCAAGTTAAACATTCAGGTTTCTTAATCATCACTAGGTCTTTTAACATATTGGTGCCTATAAATTTACAGATCAATTACAACAAAGGGGACCGAAGTCCCCTATGTTATTGTGAAGTTCCTATGAATTTTGAAGTTTTGATGACTTGATTATTCCCAATCGTCGTCTTCATCTTCTTCTTCGTCATCTTCTTCTACTTTTTTAGCCGCTTTTTTGTTGGCTTTTTTAGTAGGTTTTTCTTCTTCTTCGTCTTCATCTTCTTCGTCTTCATCTTCGTCTTCTTCTACTTTTTTAGCCGCTTTCTTAGCAGGTTTTTCTGCTTTTTTGCTTGCTTTTTTAGCAGGTTTTTCATCTTCTTCATCTTCTTCGAAGATTTCAACATCAGCTTTAGAAGAAATTGTAACAGTGAAGTCTTCACCAGTAACCACGAAGTCGCCTTGTTCATTGATTGCTAATTCACCAGTGAATGTATCTAATTCATAACGTGCACCTGCAACAACAACTTGAGCCGCTTCTTCACCTTCCCAAACTGATACAACTTTTTCACGTGGGAATGTTTCTACCAAGAATTTTGATGAACGAGGTTTTTTGTAACGTACTGTAACTGATTGTTCATCTTGACGTACGATTGTACCATCAATGAAACGTTCGCCGGTTGCAAATACTGATAAAGTAACGGTTGGGTTTGTAGCTTTTTTAGCCATAATGTTTTCCTTTTGTTGATTGTGCGGATAATCCGCGGTTAATTAAATATGTGTTAAGCAATAACGTTAAGTTCGCCATATTTTCAAACTTTTTCATTAAGCGTTGCTTAACGTTATGTGTATATAATAGCAAAACCTGTTACCAGTGTCAAACTCTTTTAACAGATACTTTACTCAAACGTTTTTCTAAACGACTAAGCACGTCTTTTGCATAGTTTTTATTTACACGATCCAAATTGATGAAGTTGGCACCTGTTAGGGTCATCATCAATGGGTGGTGGGTACTAATAATAAATTGAATTTGTTTCTTCTTACTGATTGCCTTGCATAGCTCTTCTACTGCAAAGTAGTCTAGTGCTGTTTCAGGTTCATCAAGAATAACAATACTTGAATTTTCAAGTTTTTCAATTACACTAAGGTATCGGCGAAGTGCTTGTCCATGTGAATCGTGGACACCGAAAGTCGCTGTATCATTTGTACGATCTTTAGTTGCTTGCTCTGCATTATAAGTATGCACAGGAACTGTCGGATCCCAAATAAGGCGACCGTTTTCACTACTGCCAGATGTGATCTCAGTGATTAAGTTAATCAAACTACTTTTACCTGTACCGTTTGAACCAACTACAATGTTGATTCCCGGAGTGAAAGTAATGTTTTGTTGACCGATACGTTGTTGCATATCTGGGCTAATGATTGCTAATGAATGGATCATATTTTCTCCGTTAAGTTAATAACACTATTAGTTTACACTATAGACGTAATAATCGAACGCTAGTTCTGATGTATTCACTAATCCTGAGTATGGTTCTAATAGTTCAGCTTTAACAGGCAAACCTTTAGTAAGGTTGTTGCTTGTATATTTGATTCCAGGTACTCTATCGAAAACTTGAATATCATTACGACCTGATATATCAATCTGCATTATAGGAACACCATTTTTGGTTATCAAGATATCCTGATGATCTTCGTATAGACCTACTACGTCAGTATTGAAAATGCTATCTGATATTTCAAAGATATAAGTATCAGGTTCTAAACCAAGATCTTTTAATACTGGATTATCAGGTAGTACCAACACATCATAATCTATTGCGTTCACATCATTTGCGGCTGATTCCCAATATGAAGGTGTTGCACATTGGTTAATGATAACGTTTCCGGAACGTTTTAAATTAGCGTAAAAGGCATCTAGGTTATGATGTGGTAAGGCACAATTTATAACGTTATGAACCAAGATACTTAAATCATAAGGTGCTATACCTTCCTTGTCCATATAATTGGCTAAGTCAAAGATATCACAGCAGATGTCTGCACCTTCTGTTTGATCTTGTGATGTGTAGTCAATTATCAAGCCTGCTTGGTACGCCGCTTGTATTGCAATATCTTTGAAGTGTCCTGTACCTGCACCAATATCTAACACGGTTATATGTGTTCGGTCAGATTGTTCAGCGTATAAACTAAAGATATTGTAGTAGCTTTGATAAGCATCACCGCGACTGTAACCATTTACAACCTGATATAAGCTATAAATGTCGTACACGGATTGTAGTTTTAACTTCTTCATTTTTATACCTTGTAATACGGTTCTTTAATTTTGTTATGAGATATAGTATAGAAATATACCTCGTTTTCTAAGTTGGAAACAGTCTTTTTATATGTCCCATAATTAGTTGGATTAAAGGATACCCCGGATGTTAAATCTAATATGAAGTCAGGATTTAAATTATAAATAAATTCCGCACAACATAATAAACCCTGTTTAGCCATATCAGGAACTAAAGCTAGATAACCTTGATACGCCCAATAAGTATTGTCTAACTGTTCTAAAGTATAAATACCAGTAAGAACATCATCAATGTAATGACCCAGAGTTACTACATTAGGCTCGTCATATAAAGCAAGAAGAACATCTGCACTGAACGTATCGTTGAATTTATTAAAAGAATTCAAATATAAAGTGTTATATAAATCGTGTAGTGTGTCCTTTTCTAGTATGCGAACTTCACCTCGATTAGCGTAGAGTTCTCTGATTTCCTTTCTTCTTTTGCTTTTGAAAGACGCAACAAAGTTGTCTTCAGTGTCATGCCATTTTAAACAATGGTTAGGTACAGCAAACACTTTATCATAATCAGGTCTTTCAAGAGATCCACCAACTTCTAACAAGTATAGGTCGTCAATAAAATGATCCTTATAAAGGTCAATAACTTTATCCACGTCTGGTAACCGTTTAAGTCTAGATCTAAAGTAGGTAGCCAGGTTATTATATGGTGCATAGTAACTCTTATATGAACTATGACCGTCTAAGTAAGACAAACCTGTTTTAGTATCTACATGGAACGCATTGAATAAACTCTCATTTAATGTTTCGTTATAAGTAAGCTCCGGAACTTGCATTTTTCTATATGTTGCAAGTGGGAATGCTTTCTTAATTAAGTCAGCTAGACCTGAGTTGAGATCATCATAATATTGTCCACCTCTATTATCACAGAAAACAACACCGTAAGCTGTACCTTTACGTTCAGATACATAACAGTAATCACCTTTAAAAATGAGGTTCACGTCAAATAAATAAGTAGAGTCTTTAGCTATTGTTGCCTTTAATTCAGCGTTGTCCGGCATAAATTTCTTCTTATAGAAAGAACCTAAACCAAGATTATATACTGATACTTTACCTACTAACAAGCTAATAAGTTTAGCAATAATGTCTGAAGCCTTATCACCATAGTCATCTGTTTGAAAAAAGATTTCATCATAGTAGTTGTCGTTATGAATGAAACCCAGATTATAACCTATGTGAACGTCACCTTCATAAATTGCATAGAACAAAGTATTCTTATGACCCGCACTTTCTAAGATAGAGCGTATTTCACCCATATCAGGTTTTGACCCTTGTGGATCTCTAATACGGATTAGAGTTAGCAAGTAATCAATAGACATGGAATTATAATCAGTCTCTACAAACGTTAATGACTCTGCATTTCGTAGATGTCGTTTAACGTTACTTCTGTTTTTACGAGAAAGCGAAGCCAAATATTCATCTAATGTATTAGGGAGATTGAATCTATAATTTATATCAGATGGATCTGTTTTATCAGTAATAGGTTCTTCAACCCAGAAGCATTTAAAGTTTACGTCAGGTAAATAAGGCAACCCACCATGACCAACACGATATGTAATGTGAGAAAACTTAGGTAAACCAAAGACTAAGTTTACTGCGTCCCCAACTTTTACTTCACAACAAGAAGCACCTTTTGCAAGTAGTTTCTTCATAACGTAATAAGCAGATGATCTTGGGTCTGTATCATCTACTTCATAATCCGTATATGGAGCATACGTTTTAATTTCTACGCTCATAATTATTCCTTATATGCAAAACCCTTTGCGAATGTTTGTTTGTCTGACCACATTGTTTTGTAGTCGAATGTATCAATACCCATGTTTAATGATGTATAAATGCCAAGATTTAAACTAGAGATCAAGTGCATTAAACAGTTATTCCCGAAGCGTGTATTTTCTGTTTTAACACCACGATAAGTATTTACCCAATGCACCACACCACGAGATACATCATTAGCCACTTCAATAATACCCTGTTCATCAGTATTCTTATCAACAACACCATAGAACTTATGGTTGAACAAGTGTGCATCTTCAATGTATGCGTTTATCATATTAACATCATAGATTGGTTCTTGGTTTCTACGAAGTGCAAAGCGTTCTGTATTAGAAATCATGAAATCACGAATTGTGTCTTTATCAGTTTCGACAGTCATTTCAATGTTTGCTTTCTTATAGTACCGATTAAAACGAGCCAGTCGTTTCATTAAATCAGATGTAGTAAGGTCAATCACACGTTCTGGTGTACCACGTTCGATGATGTGGAGATGATTATTAGTACATTCTGAAAGTAAACAAAATAAATTGTCTCTCCAGATTGGTCTAGCAATATCCATGTACAACATAGGTGCTACACCACGTTCTTTTGTTTTAATATCAACAACAGGTACACTAATTTTGAAACCTACTTTAGTGAAGAATGTTTCAATACGTGGGTTCGTTGCTTTCATATATTCAAGGATCTCAGGTTTGTTTTGCTGAGTATATTCCATAGCTCGGATAATACTATCCGTTTGTTTTAATAAGGTTTCCATTACTGCTCCAACAATTTATCAATGTTGATACCTAACCAACGATAACATTCAAACACTTCGTCAATACGTTCTTTAGAATAATGACTATAATCATTTCGTGCTACTGCGTCTTTGTATTTACGCAAAAAGTCTTTAGCAACATCAGAAGTGAATGGGTAAACGTCATACTCTTGAAGTTCATCAAGTACTTCTTCACCACCTGCCATAAACATAGCGATTGCACGTTTCCAACATAAACCACAGTTACCGCAACGTTTATGTGTGTCGTGATAACAAGATACAGTTTGTGATAAGCCTTCTTTTAGACCGTGTTCTAATGCCCATTCAATCATTTGAGTCTTAGTCCAATTCATGAAAGGACTCTCTACAACAGTTGGTGCCCCGATTGCCTGTGAACAAGCTAGACTTGCTGTGCGGAAGAAAGCCTCGTTTTTATCATACATTAGATAATGATTTTCAAATTTAACCCCGATAATCCATACACGTTCAGCGAAACCTGCGGCAATAGTTGCAAACATTAAGTTACGACCTGGGATAATATAGTTGTCTTTATCAACAGCGTTACCGAATAGTTCTTGATTGATAATAGGTAAATCAAGATCTACGTGTGGAATACCTTGTTTAGCACGAGCATCAATTTCTTTTTGATTGTAATTGTGTCCTAAATTGAAAGTCAAACAAAGGATATCTTCAGGATCATAATCAAGTTCTTTGATTGCATAGTGGTAGGCAATATAACTATCCATACCACCACTATAACAAATAGCTAGTTTCTTACGTTTAACATTAGCACCCGAACTAGGAATAAGTGGGATCATTTTGTCGTCAATGTAGAAATCTGCGTTTGGTTTATCAAAGAATACACCCTTAGAAGTATCAAGACCTACACTGTTTAAGAAAGATACCGTTCTTTCATATTCATGATTTGGTCTGCTAGTATAGAACACCACTTCATGTTCCTTTTGTAGTGCTTTAATATGCTCAATCTGTTGAGTACGAGGTGGTGGATTATCGTGGTTAGTATGACACGTGTTCTCACACAGTACACCGTCGATGTCAATACAATATTTCATTATTCTTCTCCGTAATAAACTTTATAACTGTTTGTTCCGTAGATGCCATCACGCAATCTACAAATAAAACGATTTGGATCTGTCCAGGTAGTGTTTTGTTTTTGATAAGCGTTAGGTCCACTTGCTTCTTCAAAAACATTTTCTACACTAACTTTATCGAAAGCTCTATATGTGTAGGCATTCGTCATACAACTAATGTGTGGTAAACCTGTACCGTGTTTCATGGTATCAGGTAAAATTGCATAGCAACCTAATGAGATAGCCTCAAATGCAGAATAGCACATTGTGTCCCCGAGACTACAACTAAAATAATATTTACTTTCTGCTAGGAACGCAAGGAACTCATTGTGGTCTAACTTTTGGAATTTAAAACCAAGCATTTCCCAACGAGTACGTCCGCCATAATATTCAAACCAATCAAGTTCTTTGTCATGTGCATAGCAGAATACTACTTCTACTTGCTTAACAATATCTTGTAGTAACCACATCGCGAGCATTGGTTGTTTGTCAGGGCTTAATCGTCCACCAATCACAATACGATCTTTACGCTCAGACCACGCTAACTCATATACGTCTTTGTCATGGATCATCAACATATGCTGATAACGTATCTTCGGATTAACCATTGGATAACCTGTTGTGATAATTTTAGCTAACTTCTCTGGGTTATCTTTGTAGAATTTCTCTTCGATAAGTTTGGTAACGTTAGGGTGTGGACTAAGCATGAAGTCAATAGCAAGGAAATCACGATATTCCAAAGTAGGATCTACTTGATAACACCACGGGTGTGCTGAAGTACCTGAAATGCGGAATATGGTTCTTCCGCTAACAACGTCCCAACGATAGGCACCGATGTCAGCATAGTGTGTAATCCAAATAAGGTCTTCTTCAGTTGCTTTTTTCTTGATATATGCGTAGCCTTTGTCATCAGCTTTAACCAATTCAACAGGTGCTATTTGTGGTAGGAACTCTAAGTATGTTTGCAGATAATCATTCTGCCATACTTGTTGAGGCTTGTTTGAAAAGATATAAATCATAAAGTTTCTCCTGTTTTGAACGATTTATATATGTGGCATTACGATGTCTAATGTATCTTTGTATGGATAAGCATTAGGTTCATCTGTGTTGTATGCTGTTATATATTCTGCATACTGTTGTCTTTCTGCGGTTGTTAGTTTACGTTTATGTATGTATGCGATTATGCACAATTTCTCAAAACACTTCCAACAAGCACCGCAGTTGTTGTTATGTTTACAAGCATTGATTTTATCGAAAGATACACCTAGTTCTTGTAACTGTTGGTACACTTCTATCTTGTTCTTATCGAAACAAACACTACCATAGTTAGTCCCGAATGTTCGATTAAAGTTCTCATAGAAATATGGTGTCCACTCATAACAAAATTTGTCTACGTGTTGAACCTTTTCAAGACCTAATACCGCATTACGATAACCCAATGCTAGTGCTAAACCACAATACCAGAGTTCGTCTTTAAGTCGTTTATCTGCTTTATGGTAAACAGCAGGTATGGTAATGATATCGTACTTGATACCTTGTTTATCAAGTAACGTTTTAGCTAGTAGGCTTTCAGCACCACCTGAATAGAATAGTGCTGTCTTTTCTTCTAGTTCAGGTTTAGTGCCATCGGTTAGAATAATATGTGCTTTTGAGTCTGTATGTTTACGATAACGATACCATAAATCATATTGATACTCCGGGACGAGTATACAACAATCCCGGAACAAAGCATTACGACTTTTAACAAGTTGATTAACGATGTTATTCATAGTCACCTTCTGCTTGGAAGACTAAGTTAATGAAACGTGGACCGCAAGGTAGTTTACGCACACCACGACAGTTAATAACAAGCTCATTAGGTCTAATGAATAATGGTAAGTCATCAACAATATACACCGTGAAGTGATCCGCCAATAAGTCTTTAAATTGTGATGTCGGACTATTGCGTGTATCTTTAGTGATTGCACTGAACCCGGAGCCTACTAAATAGATTGTATCTATTTTGTTTGCCGCTTGATAACTTTCGTCTGGCTTAGCTTCTTTATTTTTATTGTATTCTCTGATATAGAACGCAATATGGTGATACCATGCCATTAGTGTCTGGTTATTAGCACCGTAAATTTCATCCATGTAGTCAGCACACTGTAAGGCATTAGCACTGTTTTGTAGATCTTTGTTTAGGCAAGAGCCACCATAACCAATAGACGCATCTAAATAATGTGTGCCAATACGAGGGTCAGCACCTACCTTATTTAACATCTGACAAATGATAGTGTGTGCCTCATGTGGAGATAAACGTAAGTGTGGTAAGCCATCTAACACTACATCTTTCCATACGTTAAGAGCATACGTATTGATTAACTGAAGACGTGTCGCCAATAAGTTATTAGCTAATGTCTTAATATGACAAGCAATATTGATGTCTATTAGTTCAAAACACATCAGCTCTTTAATATATGGCAGATGTTTGTGATGACCGTTTAATGCCAGATATCGTCTTGAAGTATCTTTCATGTTGGCGTAAGCGTTACCTTGAACAAGAAACTCCGGACTAAAACCAATGTGCATGTCTTTATAAATAGCAATAATGTTCTTTAATGCTGACTGCGGTATTGTGCTTTTGATAATAACAAGTGCTTCCGGATCATGTTGTTGAATCTTATTCATACAATCGAAGATATAATCAAGGTTCACACCGTCATCAGTTGAAGGTGTTGGTACGCACACCCAATAAACATCACCTTCACCATAAGTACTAATAGTTGGCATATAGCCTTGTGGTAATGGCTCACCTTTTAATGGGTTGTTCCCCTGACTAATGATACCTAGTTTAATAGGATCAACATCAATAATACCAACGTCTTCACCTAATGTTTTTAAGTATACTGCGAGTGGTAATCCTACATAACCCGCCCCGACAACAATGTGTTTAAGCATTACGTCCTCCATATAAGGAAATTTGTTCTTCAGTTGCGGATGCCCATAACACATCAGGTGTAGCACCATAACAACCTTCATTTAGATAAGTATTCAGTTTAGAAAGTGCGAATTCAATAGCACGTGCTTTATCCATATCTTTTTCTAAGAAAGGATAAATTACTTTAACGGTAGAACCAGTAGTAGCACGACAAAGGCGAGCCAGATTAACGAAATAGTCGTCATCGCCAATAGTAACAATATCATCCGTGCATACTGCCAGAATAAATTCAATTTCTTCATTTTCAAATTGCTCCATAGCTTTATCTATTGCAACTGCTAGCACCCCGAGTAGTTTAGCTTTATCAAGCTCTACGCATTTAAGGATCTGATAGTTTACCAATGGATAAGGCATACTAAGTTTTGCAACCGCCGAAGTCAAGTTGTTATACTGTTCGTTCAGGTTAGGTTGCCCATGATTAACCAAATAAATATAGTCTATGTCTTTAATGTTGGCAATAGTTAATGCCGTGGACAATAGACTGCCATTACTTAACAGGATTCGTTTCATATGCGCCCCCAAAACGTTGTTCGATAATATCAAAGCCAAGTTGTCTGTATTTCTCAATCAGTTCTTTAGCTTGTTGTTCATTTACACCGTTGTTAGCCATATCGCATAACTTTTGCGGACGCATATCCATTCCATATGCCATCCCAATAATAAGTGAACGGGACACTGGTCGTGATAGAGGCGATGATTCTTTTGTCATAGTTTTCTCCTATATTTTAACTATTTGTAAATCCTAGTTTAGCAAAAACAATATAAGATGTCAAGGTATAATATGGGATTATAATATGGAATGGAGTAAAGAACAGAACCTAATATTTGAAAATAAACATAAGAACATGATTATCAATGCGGACGCAGGTAGCGGAAAAACGACAGTGTTGTTCGAGCTTATTAAACGTATTCAACCAAAGAATGCACTAATGCTAAGTTTTAACCGGGATATTGCTAACGCTAATATAGCTCGTGCTAAAAAGATGGGTATTAACGTCAATATCAATACCTTTCATAGTTACGCCTATACAACGTTCCCGAAGAAGAAAAACATCAACACAGCTAAAGTCTGGGGTATTGTGGAAACGTATGCTAAGAAACATGGCTTTGACTATGAAGTTCGTAATAAGCTATTTAGTTTAGCGACTCGACTTCGTGGCATAGGATATGTGCTTAATGCTGACAGTCAGTATGAGAACGTGGATAAAATCGTACGTTTATTTGTGTCTAAGTCTGACTTAAAGAAATATGGATCTCATCTAAAGAAAATTGGGGATTTATGTGATAAGGCGCATAGTATTGACTTCGATGATATGTGTGATTATCCTGTACGTTATGGCTATATCAAGAACAGCAATATCGATCTATTGTTGGTGGACGAACTACAAGACCTAAATGTCCAACAGCTTAACATCGTACGACAGATTGTAGAAGCTAATGACTGTCAGTTTATTGGTGTCGGCGATTCAAAACAAGCTATATTTGGCTTCCGCGGTGCTATTAACGCAATAGAAAGTTTGACCGATTTAGCTGAAGACGTCTATACATTAAGCACCACATATAGATGCCCATCTCGTGTAATGAAGTTCGTTAATACTAATATAACCGCTAGTGAGGGTGTGTCATTTAATGAAGGTGGCGTTGTTAAGAAAATTAAAGGTGTATCACTAGAAGATATACTTAATGGCATTATGACGTACAAGCCAGACGTCATCATATCTCAAAAGAACTCTGTGTTAATAACAGTCTGGGCTACGTTATTCAACCAAGATATACATAGTAGCTTGAAAGGTACGCCAATCATACGGGGATTGTTTAATCTGTTGAGTACCATAAAGACATACAATTTCAACCAGTTTAAGAGAACGCTTAATGCGATAGTAGCTGATAAAGACGCTGAACGCTCTGAATTAGCTAAGGGTTTACTTTCATTGATTAAGATCCTTAAAGTGTATGACCGTCATCATTTAATGGAAATACTAGAAGAAATGAGTGGAATTGAGTCTGATATACAGCTTGAAACAGTACACTCTTTTAAAGGACGAGAAGCACGTACCGTTGCGGTTATTTGTGATTGGTTTACTGATAAGACAGATCAAATAGACAACGTTAAGTATGTTGCTTATACACGCTGTCTGGAGACGTTAATTGTTGCTAAAGTGATATAGGCGTGATTATAATGGTCGTTTAGGCAAAAGAATACCCCGATTCCTTAGTTGGTTTCGGGGTATTTTGTTGGTGCATGCACTCTATTTCTTATCTTTAAGTTCTGGTGGACGAACATTAACAACATCACTAAGTTCATCGCATTTAATATACCAGAACGGTTTACGCCCATCGCTATATTGCATATAAGCAAAATCACTAGGATGCGCCGCCACGTGTGCAATTAAACGGTACATATTAGTCATGTTACTGTTATCCCAGTGTGTATCACGACGTGCTCTGATAAACAATAATAATGGACAACAAATAACACCTAGCACAAAGCTAGATACGTTAAGTGGTAAACCTGAGTTAATAATCCAGGTGTATACTTCTTTAATGAAGATCCAAGCGGGATCAACGTATTGCATAATATCCATAGTTCCTCCTGTAGGTAGTATTTTATGCAATACTAATTACTTGATCTTTTTCAATGTAATCTCCGTTTTATTGTAATTGATATTGTGTAAACAGTATTAGTGTTACACTGGGATTGATGTAGACCCGCGAATCTATATCAATATAGCCATAATCAGAGTTATTGCTGTTTAGGTGAGAGCTTTCACCTCTCTTTACCAACTCCAGGGACTAAACAGTAGTAACTCTACCCAGAATCTGGAGTACATTGTGAAAACCTATCTACAAACAAAATTATATGCACCTAAAAAAGTGATTGAATTCGTAGAGTCACTTGCCACCAATATGGTTAAAACCATAACCTTTCAAACTAATAGAAAAAACATTACCTACACTAAATATCAAAGCAGACAGCTCAAAAAGCAAAGCCGTCATCTTATTAACCACTTTGTTAATAGTGTCTTCTATAAAGGTAATGAATTAGATGTTAGTGAAAGCCCTTACTTTCCATTCCCACTTTCTAGTGAATTTATCCGAAAAAACTTCAATTTATTGATGTCTACGTCCCAAACTAGGGAAGATTTCCTTTTAAATGGACAATCTGGGTTTATTTCTTTCAAGAAAGCTAATGCAAACTTTAATATCTTTGAATATACTGGTTGGGATAGCACAAAAAATGAATGTACTCGTATACGCTTATGCCAAGACGTCTATGAACAGTTATGTACTCTCTTTATAGATGCCCCACCAAATGATTTGTGTTCTTATGATGAAAAGCTAGAAGATATAGTAGAACAAGCTAAAGTACGTGTCTTGCGTAAGAACATAGATATTACTTCTATTCATAGTGCAAGACGCAAAAATCCTATGTCTGCATTATATAAATGCCGGGAAATCAGTCAAGAAACTATTGTTTTCAACTTTAAATCGGGGTTTAAACATATTAAAGAGCTTATTAGACAAAACCCGACCAAAAAACTATATTATACCAATATATTCCGCAAATTCTATATAGACTGCCTTAATACTGGTGTTCTATTAGACGGTAACTCGATTACTAATAGCGTTATAGAGACCTACCTAAACTATTATGTAGATCAATATGGTCGTATGTATGACACAATCAACTTTATAGGACTCCCAGGTTCCCTTAAAGATGCATTAACCCCGGATTATATTAACTTTGATATGCGTTCTTGCTATACTAGCATAATGAGCCACTACGTTGATAGTTCTTACTACAAAATTAAGGATCATAAACGCTATTTCTATAAGAAACTTAATATAGGCTTGCCTTTTAAAGACGCAACGCCTATTTTAAAGGTATTAACGTTACGTGAGCAGTTTTCTAGTGCAGAACTCAACGACAGATCTGAAGTAGTAGAACTATTAAAGGAATACAATTTGAGTGTTAGTATCCTAGATAAATTCAATAATAACGTCCATATTAAGGATCTTCGTGCAAAAACAATACAATTCTGGGATAAACGTATAGTAGAACCAACGTATACGTCCCCACGAGGCTTATCATACGCACTATCTGGGACTAAAAGTAACAAACGTAAAGTAGTAGCAACAGCAACCCTACAAGGACTAGAAGCTAATTTAATTGATAGCTATGTATTTGGATTAACACATCATGATATAGATGTCATCAAGCGTTATAATAGTGAGACTTCATTATCAGTAATAGTATCTTACTTTAAGAACCATAGTTTTATGCCGTGGAGTTCTATTGAGCATGACGGACTAAGAGTACATAAAAAACATCTACATTTAGTATGCACCCAACTTAAATATGGAACACTAGCAGTAGAATTAGTTAATAAGACATACAAGTCAGGGATTTCAACTAAATCCAACAATACCAATTCCAGTGCAAGCACTTTCACTTCCACCACCAGCACATCTTATCACTACCTATTAAATGACGTGGGAAATAAACCCCTAAATGGCGAAGATATGTACCTAGATGTATGCCGTAACGCTAAGGTATATAACAACTCGCAGTTCTACGAAAAATTTATGGTGTCAAAAACCAGTGATAAGCAAGAAATCGGGATGAAAAAACGGTGCTAAAAACACCGTTCATTATATTATCATTTAGGTTCAACATCTTTAGGTATCACAATAGGTTCTTCTACCCATTTTCCTTTACCAGGGTATGGTTTATCAGGTACCCAATCTTTAGGCAATTCTGTAGTTATCATACCATGTTCTAATTCATACTTCTGTTTATACCAATCACGCCATTCTCCATAATCAGCATCTTCTTGAGCCATTAGTTCTTCATCAGTATTATAGGAACCATATTCATACATAACGTAAACATTACGATTAACATAAGCACGGGCGTCTTCCCCTGTTAAAATATGTCGTATAATACGGGCTTCCCAACTGAAACCCATCTTAATCTTCTGTTTAACACTCAATTCTCTACTAATAACCATATTCACCTCTACTAACGTTCACCTTCTATTTACACCTTAAATTACAGAATATATGCCAAATAAGGAATATAAGACATAGGTATAATCAACAGATTTCAACCTAGTACCAATCACTAATCTTCCGCAAGCTCCAACAACCCAACTTCCATTTCTCAATTACCAATGACCTATCACTTCCTATTAAATGATGTGGGATAATAGTATATAAATTGAGGAACTACCCATGTAGGCATGTCTATACATATCAAGGTATGCTCTGGGAGCTTAAAATTCAAAATTTTTATGGTGTCAAAAACCAGTGATAAGCAAGATTTCCGAGTGATAAGCGTATCTTAATACTAGGTCATAGTAGATACAAACCTAATATATGATATTTGATATTCATTTTTCCGATTTTAGAAAAACGCACCCGGGAAATAACACCATTCTAGACGTATAGTTATGGTATGCCGCAAGCTCACGGTGTATCATAACTACCAATCCCCAGACACGATTTTTCCATCCCAGTACATTTACCCACTTTAAACCCCATATTCATAAAATCATAAAATCATAATTTCATACCAAAATTACACCCAAGATAACGTCAAAATACCTCCGGATTTCCATGTAAATAAGCGTAACATAAAACAACACAATAGGAGAAACTATGCTTTATGTTATCGGCAACTATGCCAAATTCGATCACTTCGCTGATTATGTTCAATCTCAACATCCAGAACTTAAACTCATTCGTTCTAACGTACAGTTCGATGAAATGGTTAAAGAACTGCGTGAAACTGGTCAAACCCCATTCTACGCTTGTTTTATCCATAATTTAACTCGCGAACAGTTTGAAACCATTAAAGGTATCGATCCTTGTCCAATTACAATGCCTATCATGCAAGATCAGGACAATGTAGAACCTGAAGATCTATATAACAATACGGTATTCAAACCATACTTAAACCTTTCCCTAGAAGTAGCTCAATTAGATGCATTCGCTATTAAAACAGTGCGTTTAGGATTCAACAGTGGCAACCTTGATATCTTTAAGTTAAAACTACACTTTGCACGGGCAATTAACACGCTTATTTACTTAAACCGTGATCCCGCTGATGTTCGTGCGGCTATTGAACAGATCTTACTTGCTCAAATGCGTTCCGTACACGTTTTAACTGGCGACGTCTATCAACAGGAAGAACCTACTGATATGCCAGAAGATGCACCAAAACCAGAAGAAGGCATTGAATAATGTTATACATTCCGTATGATGATAAACGCACAGTAGATGCACGTGTACGTTTAGGCATATATAAACAAGTAGTAGAAGACCTAAAGACACCAGTTTTTACCGTCTATATGATAGATTTAACGGAAGAACAACGTGCAGAACTGCGGGAACTTGATAAGTTCCCTATATTTGCAGATGACTACCCTAACGACACACTAGAAGACCTAATACGTGTAGCTAGAACAGCAAACTACACCCCGGTTCAGTGGTTAGAGGCATTGCATTTATATGATAAACTAAGCCTGACTGTCATTGATTTCAGACTTATGTATGCAACCGCAATAGTTAAACTAACTAACTCGCGACAACCACATAACTTCATCACCCCTATTATTCAACTCAATATTGACGCCGCATTACGAGGCAGCAAAGTTATTGAACAAACACAGGAGAACGCATGATTATTATCCTAGAAGGTGCAGACGCTGTTGGTAAATCAACGGTCACAAAAGCACTAGAAGAACACTTTATTTCATTAAACAAAGCGGTTCGTATCCTACAAGAACCCGGTTCAAACGTTGTTGGACAAGTAGTTCGTCCAATAGTAAAGAACGGCGCCATTTCAGAACTTACTGCACTGCTTTTATTTAGTGCCTCTAACAGTGAAACACTTCGTACACTGGCTAAAGCAGAAGATGACGATAAATACGTCTATATTGTGGACCGGTCCGTGTTTAGCACGATTGTTTATCAGCATAGTATAGAGCCTAGTTTCTATCGTATTAAAGACGCTATCACCGATGAATTTGTACGTAGAACCCTTAACTTAGATGCACATATCTTCGTATTAAGCGTACCACCTGAAGTAGCACATACCCGTATTGTAGAACGTGCTGAAACAGACCGTTATGAAGTTACTGATATGGACGTAATAACTCGCCGGCATAATGCGTATAAGCAAATTGCTGACCGCCATAACTTAGCAGTAATTGATTCGTCTAATAGCGTAGAAGCAACGTTAGCCGTCATACTAGCACACATTAAACGAACTCAACGCTATGCCAAGTTCAAAGAAGAACTTAAAACTTCAAACGAACTACAAAGCAGACTGGTGTTAGCAGTACACGAAGCCAATAAAGAGATCCAACAACAAACAGGTGAGTTTATTCCTGAGTTAAATGAACACCTAACTAAATCTATTTTAGATGGTGTTTACTATGTACTGGATAACCCTAATTGTACTCCGGAACAGCAACATAACAACTGGTGCTATTTCAAACGACAAGACGGGTGGAAATACGGCCCTAACAAGGACTTTGAACGTAAAGAACACCCTTGTTTAGTGCCATATAATGAGCTGCCTGAAATTCAACAACGTAAAGATAGCGTCTTCCGTCAAACGCTTGATAACTTCATTAGTGAGGTGTTTGATGAATAAAAGAGCAGTAAGAGTGGCAGTTGCACTCGTAATCGCCGTAATCATAGCAAGCTTCTTGGCATCATGTACAGACGCTACCTTTGATGCGGTTACACGTTATAACAGTCCATCGCATATTGAATGTTATCAATACGACGTCAAAACGCTTGATGATACGTCTACTGGTAAAGTAGAGTTCGCAGAGAAAACTAACCAATTCTATTATCGTTCTAAACAAACTAATAAACTCGTGCAAGTTATCAATATGAGTTGCACAATCAAGGAGATCTAATGAAAGTCGTCGTCAATCCAATTAAAACACCTGATGTTAATGCTATGGCACAGGCTTTTTATAGCCGTTCATTTACTTCAATAGAAGATCGAATTAAGGATCTTGATGAAGACGCATTACGTGAATCTCTCAACAAGTATTATATCGGGTATGGTCATGAAAGTATCGGGGATTGTGGTGTTATTACAGTCTATTGTGAAGGCGTTACTATGCTAACTGCTAAAGCACTAGAAGATAACCCATTATTCAGTGGTCAGGAAACAAGTAGCAGATATATTAACTTTGTTAATGAGGCTAACACTTTTACTGGTGGACAATCTACTGGCGACGTCATCAATGACGGCACTGCTCACGCTAAATGGTTAGATATCTATAAACGTGCATTTGACACATTGGTGTCTGATTTCCAACAGAAAGGCTTAGATGTTAAGACCTCTAAACTTAAAGCATTTGATATTGCCCGCGGCTTATTACCAGTAACTTCTCGTACTAATGTAGCGGTTACAATGAGTTTCAGACAGTTTGCTTACCAACTTCATAGTATCGCACAATATCACCCAATCGGTGTAGTCCGTGAAGAAGGCTATCAAATCCTTAAGGCTATTAAACAAGTTTACCCTGACTTAATGGCAGAACCTAAACACTTACGCAAACAATGGTTCTTACATTGGGAAGACCGTAAAGCACTTACACAGGTGCCTAACGTTATTGAGCCACCAGTGTATGAAAACGCTATTACTCGGGATAAGTCTAAATGCAACGTTAAATATGCAGAAGTATGGACAAACATCAACAAAGTACCTGATACATTGTTAGGAACTGAATTGTTCTGCTTTAAACTAGACTATGGTTCATTCCGTGATCTACAACGCCATCGTAGCGTACATATTGAAAGCACTCTACCACTTATTGCACACGGTTTCCACCAATGGTATTGGGCAAACTTACCAGTGTCAATTCGGGAAGAAGTAACGCAACTAATAGGGACGTTAAATCAGAAAGACGTGTTAAACAGTCCACTTATGACCTGTACTTTTGTTGCTATGCAGGCTACATTACCTAAGTTTATTTATATCTTAAACTTGCGTACTAAGCCAACGGTGCACCCTACGTTGCGTAACTTAATGTCGGATTTGGCTTATGTTGTTGATATTAACAACGAAGCAATCGGTATAACGGAATTCGATAATAGTGGTATGACACAAGATTATGATGCCCGTGCTAAACAAGACATCACTTTAAAAGAAGAGAATAAAGTTGATAAGTTTTTACGCAAATAAGTTGTAAATAAAGATTAAAAAAGCCAGTTAAACCTGGCTTTTTCTATTTATACTTACATCCCCTGAATTTGAATTTTGAAATAATCAAGTTCTACTGGTTGCACTTCATAATGCATCTCCTTGATTTGTCCATTATGTATAAGGGTGCGTTTTTTGTCATGCGTGAAATTATAAATTTCCATTATTAGTCTTGCACTGATTTCTTTTGTTGTGCGTAAACGTAATAATTGTCTTTTTGTTACTAGCATAATATCCTCCTATTCATCAATATGCTATTTCATAATATGTGCATATTATAACACAATCTGGTAGTATATGCAACTATTCCTGTTCAGGATAAATCAGTTCTATCCAATAGTCAGGATATTTCTTACGCAAATAAAATATTAACCAGACTAACGTTAATAACTCTAATACAACACACGTTGCAAAGAACAATCTCATCATTGACTTAATGCTTACGTTCGGGACTAGTTCAACAATCAATAAGCACGGCACACATACTAGGATCAACAATATAAGATCATGTAATACGCCATTTAATAATCTTCTCAACATATTATCCGCCTAACTTTTTAATGCTTTTGTGAATACTGCCCATGATGTTCAACACTACATGATCTTGTGTTGTATTATGGATTAACTTCAACGTATTGCGACAGCCTTGCATATTTGTCGGGATTTGTTTAATACGACAACCTAAGTAGAACCGTATTTTATTTGCCGCACTCAATTTTAGCTTATCGATATCAATATTAGTAACCAACACATTATGGTTATCTCGTAAAGGTATAAGCATTTTTGATAACTTCATACCTTGTAGACGACGCATTTCTACTGCGATTTCATTCATAATAGTTTCTTCTTCTTCAGAAAGTGCCGCATCTTTAGCTTTGATATTAAGTTTAGGTGTACCAGTTTTAAATGCCTCTATGTACTTATCAATATTAACTTTCATTAGTTCCCCCAGACTTTAGCTAGTTCATTGATCTTATTGTTGCATACTGACCACCAGTTAGACGCAACTTTATCCATTTTGTTTACCTTATTGCCATTCATAATAGACGCCTTAATGTATGGAATAACAGGCTTGATGTTCTTGTTTAAACGTGTTGCCCATTCTTCAGTGGCACGCCACCCGTCTTTACGAGCCATCATTGTTAATGGTACGATGCTATCGTGGAATGAAAGTTCACAAATATCTTGAATTTCATATTGTGCGTCTATTCTTTTGAAGTCTAATGCACTACATTTGACTCCGCTTACCTCACACGCTAACACACTCGGGGCAATCAATAATAAAATAAACTTTTTCATGCTATCTCCGTATATAAAATTGGGGACCGAAGTCCCCCTATCATTACTCTTCTTCAGTTTCTTCTGATGTTGGCATTACAACTTCACGAATACGTGTTGCCATATCTTCAAGTTGATCCGCTAATTCTAAAAGCTCACCTTCGCTTTCGTCAATAATACGCTGTCTACGTTTATTGCTTTCAGCACGTAATTGGGCAACGCTTTCAATTTCAACAAGATCGTCTTTATCAAGATCATAACAACTGATAGCACCACCGACTACACTTACTTGAGCACCCGCACCATGTAATACCTTGATTGTATCATACCAGGTAATAAAGTTATCGACCTTCGATAAGTCAATATCCATATCCCATTCAGTGATTTCTTCCGCACTAAACACGTTGTTACGAACAGTGAATACTGCTACATTTCCATCTAGTGTTACCACCACGGTCGCATCTTGTACTACTAAACCAACTAAATCTTGTTTGCGAACGTTCAATAAACGGCTAACCAATTTATTTGCGTCTACAAATTCAGTGATAGATGCACGGCTACGACCTTGGATTAGATAAAGCAACATTTGAAGTTCTGCCACGTTGTTAAACTTGAACATTGGGTTACCGTCAATTTCATCACCTTCAGGGTCAATTAGTCGCATGCTCAACACACCATTGATTTCTGCAATATTGTGTTGTTCTGCATGGAAACGAATTGCTTCTAATGCTACATCAGCGTCTAGCTTTTCAGATCCAACTCGTACTGTTCCATTCTTGAATGACTTGATAACACTGTCATCTTTTAAGGTGCCTTCAACTGACTTGATTTCTAACACCGCACTAAACACTGATTGTAATTCCGGACGTGCATAATGACCAACTGGTTGAACATCAGGTACATTTTCTTCGCCTACTGCTTTAGGGGCTTCATCAGTATAATATCCACCAACATGACCGATTTCACCATTACCTGTTAGTCGTTCAGCACCTTTCACCACTAATCCCGGTAATAAATCAGTACCTTTAAGGATTTCAAGCTCGATTAACTTTGTCATCACATCAATGCCTTTAGTGTATTTAACACCGTCGATTTCAATGTTTGCTTTAAAGTTAAGCGGTGCTTTATATTCACCAACACGATCTTTGGTTGGCTCTACCAATTTGTAGCCTTCAACCAATAATGCCTTTAACTGATCCAATGGTTGGTTGTTAGCGTCGAATACTAATTTTTGACCACGTACTTCAATTTCACCTAATAACATAATGTTTTCCTTTTATAAAATGTTGTCTTCTCTTAATGCATCTACTAATGCGATTAAATGTTTACATAAACCTGGTTCATCAATATGTCTGATTCTTCCAGTACCTGCACTTTGAGTGTCTTGCTCAATACGTTTAGTGCAAGCTCCTACTTCATTGATTGCTTTATAGAACGTGTACTTAAAGTCTGCACAATCACAATATACTTTAAAGTTTTTGCCCACCCACATAATCTCGCATTTGTGCGTATTTGAACCACCTTTAACTTTAGCTCTGATTAGGTTTGGGTTATCGACACGTGCATATCGTTCTTTAGGAACACGTTTATACGTTACTTCAAGATCATCTGCACTGCGTAGTTTCTTTCCCACTCTGTATGCTTTCTTGATATTCATTTTTCACCTCTAACGTGCTTTGTATGCCCTGTTCACTTTCGCTTAAGTCATCATTCCCGAATATTTGATTGAATGACAACATAAGTCTTTCCATATCTACTTCTGCTAACATACAACCTCACACTGTTTAATTGCACGACGCACTTGCTTTAATACAGCAGGATCTTTTGGAATACTGATACCTTTTTGTGTTGGTCTCCATTCAGGTCCGTTTTTTGTGCGGTAAAAGCGACGTACATCAACATAAGCTTTGCCTTCAAATTCGGTTTCTGATACTACAATTTTTTGGAAGTCTGTTAATTGAATTTCGATTGTCATTGTGTACCTCCTTAGATACCACACGTTTCATAATGGATCTGTAATGTTTCTAGGTCTGCACCTTTGATAACACTCACTTCGGCTAGCTCATGCAATAAGCCACGAATTGTTTTAAGTTTTTTCGTGAAACCGTTATCTTCATAAATTTCATCTAGTTTAGCAATAATGCTATTGCGTTCTTCTTTATAACCTTTACCAGGTTTAAATCCAACTAGGAAATTATATAAGTCTTCATATACATTGGTCCCTTCTTCAACCATAGACTCATTGAAAATAACTTCTTCGTCTTGAGTTAGTACAAAACCATTTATCTTGCCTAACTCTTTACCACGTTCAACGAGGCTCATAACTTTTGAGTACACCTCGGGTTCAAAACTGATAACGTGGTCGTTTACTACTTCATTTGGAATATCTTTTTTACTTAACATCTTGGCAAGTGTTGATACATCTTTTGGTGTGCCTTGCAAGAAGTACGTTCTGTTGCAATCATATTCGTCTAGTATTTGACGAATCTCTTCTTCGATTGAACGTAGCTTATTTAAGATATGAACTGGTAATTTCATCTGGTTCTCCTATTACCTTTGAGTGTTGTTAATGTTTTGGGTTTATTTAATTGCCTAAGTATTTGAGTGCTTTATTTACATCCCCGCCGAACTTGAGGTCCACACCACGTTGGTAAAGTCTTACTACCATATACGGGTTAGCATTACACGTTTTTAAGAAGTCATAGTAAATTGAATCTCCACTTGTTAGCTCGGGATCCTTTTTCATGACCGCTGTTGCTATCCATCGAAGTTGGTCATTAAATAACTTCATAGATATATCTTCACTGTCTGAAAATTCACCTAGTGGTAAGAAACTAGATCTTTTTACTTTGCAGACTGCGTCGCATATTAGCGTTGTTTGCTCTCGCACTTTGATTAGTTGCGTTAAAAATACTTGATACATTTGGTCGCAACCTGGTTTCACAAACTCTTTCTGCTCTTCAGTATCAAGATCCTTATAAAGTTCATATACGCTCGAATAGTTGGTTGTTGTTGCCTGCGGATCATCTACACAATAACTATTGGTATAGTCTGGTTGTTGATTTTCACCGCACGTTACCGCACTGGCTCCTGTACTGATAGCTGTACCGATGGCTAAGGCTAATAGTAGTTTTTTCATAATTTACTCCGTATGGTTGGGGTTAGTTAAGGATTAGCATATTGCTAGTTTATCAGATTCTGTACGCTCAATTTTTACTTCGCGGTTATTGATCGTTACTACGACACTTTCACCACGTTTTAGGTTATAATATTCAATGATATCTTTATTGAGCCATTTAAGGGAATCCCGAACATCTTGATTTCCAATATCGAGATTTAATAATTTTGATAGGGTAAGCATAGCCTCTACTTTGAGTTCTGCTTCTACTTGATAGGACATAACATTCTCCTCTGGTTCATCATTACGTTTTTGTTTTGACTGTTAAGCAATGCTTAACTTTATGTGTACATTATAGCACAACCCGCAAACTTGTCAAACTCTTTTTATACAATACTTAAAGAAAAATATTGAATACAAAGAATAAAAAAGGGAGGCTTAACCTCCCAATTTATTATTTAACGCAATTTGTTGGATGCCACAATGTTGATCCAACATTCATATTTTTATCAAATAAGATTTTGAATTGGCATTGAGTACCGTTACTATTGAATAAGTAATCCCACTCACGAACCACAAAACCTTCTTTAAAATGTGGACGACCAATCAAATTATAGATCTGATCTTTGTTCATACCCACCTGTACTAACTCAAGGCTTTCTTTTGCTACATGACTACCTTTTTCATCACCGTCATGATTGAAAGTTACGTCCTTGATGTCAGGCCATACTGGATTGTCAGTGCGTCCTTGGTCATCAACTTTTGATAAGTTTGAACACCCTGCTAATAATGCCACACAGGCAACTGCTAATAATTTCTTCATTTTGTACCTCGATTTACACAAATGCTAGGGTTAGCATCATACCTAACCCTAGACTAATTAAAATAACACTTAACATCTGATTACATATCTTACCATTGATAGGTAACGCCGGCACCATAGTTCACTTCGTGTTGAGTAGTAACACCTACAGATCCTGAAATGATCCATTTAGCATTATCACTCATACGAGTATAACGTGCGGCAACAGCGTGTTGTCCTGCGTGTCCACCAACACCCACACCTACTGCACTATGACCTGGTAATGTAACCTGTGGAATATTAGCAACTGCGATTGCACTAGCAATACCTGCACGAGCTTTTTTCTCAACTTTGTGGATCTTACGATCTAAGTTGCCGATAGCTTTCGCATTTGCACGGATACCTTCTGCGTTAGCACGTACACCTTCAGCGTTTGCTTTAATAGCACGAGTGTTAGTTGCAATGTTAGCCGCATTAACTTTTGTAACACCGCGAACATCATTAACTTCAGCTTTAGTTGCTAAATCATCTACATTTGCATCTACTGTATAGATCGCTTCGCCATTATCACCAGTAGTCTGGGTTACAGTAGTATTTTTACCTGATTTAACCACACTATGACGACGTGCTTCTTTTTCAACTTCAACAATCTTAGCAGTGTTAGCTTTGACACCTTCAGCGTTAGACTTAATGCCTGCTTTATTTTCAGCAATGCCTTCTGCATTAGCACGTACACCTTTAGTGTTTTCAGCGATATCAGTTGCATTGCGTTCAATCAATGCTTCTGCACTGCGAATATCTGCGGTGTTAGTTTTGATAGCTTTAGCATTTGCATCAATAGCAGGTTGGAAGTCTTTTGAGCTAACCTTATAAGTTGCTTTACCATTTTCATCTACGGTAACATCAACCGTTGTGTTATCACCTGCGGTTACCGTTGGAATTTTCGCTTCTACTTTAGCAATGTTTTCTGCATTGGTTTCAATTTTGTGTAGATTGTTTTCAATCGCTTCTGCATTGTTAGCAATGTTTTCAGCGTTTTCATCAATCTTAACACCATTTTCATGGATCTTCACAGTGTTAGTTGCAATCTTGTCATTGTGAGACTTGATTGCATCATGCACGGTGTTTTCACCAGTACCGCCGATGTCAGTCATAGTAATATTGCCTTTGTTATCTAGTGCCGCGTTACCACCTAACACGTTAGTAGTTGAGGTTGCAACATTGTTGATAACATCTTGGGTTGCATATAATTGACTTCCGTTGATTGCATCTGTTGAAGTAGCACTAATTTCACCTGCACCAACATTGATAATTTGACGAGTGTGATCACCTTTCTTACCAACACTAACTACTGCTGTTGCGTCTGTACCTGCAAAGCCACCATAAGTTAGTTTACCAACGGTTGCTTCTGTTACTGACACAGCTTGCTCTGTAGTAGTCGCTGTACCTAATGCTACCGCTGAACCATGTGTAGCTGTCGCGGCTTTACCTAATGCCACACCATAACTTGCGTCTGCTGTTGCACCCTGACCGATTGCTGTGGACGCCTTGTTATTAGCAACGCTATCACTACCGATTGCAATAGTACTTAAGCCTGTTGAATTAGCACGTACACCAATCGCGGTTGAGCTTTCACCAGTTGCTTTAGCTTGATAACCACCTGCAAAGCCATGATTATAAGCCATACTTTCTGCACCAATTACAGTACCACGAATATCTGCGGTTGAATGTGTACCAACTACGGTAGCACTTTCATTAGTTGCTGTTGCATTAGCACCAATCGCGATTGAACGAATACCCTCTGAAGTTGAGGCTGAACCAACTGCGATTGACTCGTCAGCTTTAGCTTTTGCGTCTACTGACACGGCGATTGTACGGTTACCAGTTGCGGTAGAACTATCACCTAATGCTGTTGCGAATACACCAGTTGCATTAGTAGATTCACCAACTGCCACAGAACTTTTACCTGTTGCATTACTGTCGTTACCAATAGCAACTGTACTATCTGCTGTTGCATTAGCACCTGTACCTAATGCTAATGCACTTTCACCAGACGCTGTCGCTTTACTACCAAACGCACTTGCATTTAAACCGCTAGCAATAGATTGATGACCTACCACTGTTGTTTCGTTAGCTTGTGCTTTGTTATCATAACCGAACGCACTAGCATTGTGTCCAGTGATTAAGTTATAATGACCAGTCGCTGTGGATTGGTCTCCGGTTACATTGTTACCGCCACCAAACGCATGGGTGTGATTACCATTGATCTGGTTGTTCATACCGAACGCACTGTTTTGTTCGCCGATTAAATGGTTGTTATCACCACCTGCTTGGCTTTGATAACCTGTAATTGATGATCCATCACCAAAGATGTTACCATCTTTAGCTGTATCAGCCACGAAGTTTTGACCACCAATAACAGTAGTAGAACCATCTGTTGCTTTGACAACGTTAGACTGACCAATCACTGTATGACCTGGACCTTCTACTACTGAAGGCACAACCTGGTTTTTGTATGTTGTACGTTCTACTGCTGTACGAGCATCGGCTGTTTCACCGTCATATACAAGTGGATTTTTCAATGCCGGGGCTGCATATACACCTGCACTGGTTAATAATGTTAGCATTAACGTTGAAATCTGATTACGTTTTTTCATTTTAACTCCGTTTGTTAATAAATTGGAAATAAAGGTTAAGTGTGCTTTTTGCAAAACACGCTAATTATACTACACGATATTTTTATTTTGTCAAACTCTTTTTGTTGTGAATAGGGAAATAAAAAGGAGGCATATGCCTCCTTATGGTTTATAGTTTAGGAATGAAATATTCATCGCATATTAGATTATCAGCAATCTTCGAAATAGCACCGTTTAAATCAGCACTTAGGTTTATTGGTTCAACTTCTAAAAAGGTTATTAACCATTTAAACCCGCGATCACTATCTATTTCTAATTTGAATCTATAATGCTTGCAAAACTTACGCATACGAACTAAATCACCTAACTCCAACATTTCATTTGCACGTTCTTGAACAAATTTCAAATAAGTTGATACGTGTTCCGGGCGTATAGTTTTATAATCTTTAAAACTAGGTAGATCAGCAAAATGTATATATCCGCTAACAGTACCAATATCGTCTAGATCTTCTACTTGAATATCCGTAGGACATACTATATGTTCCTCGCCATGTAGTATTGCAAAACGGTTTAAAAAGTCGTCTGCAAATTCAACGATATCATTGACAGTACGCTCATCTACATCAACATTGTCGAAGTACACGTTAATAACATCTGCACCATTATGTAGATATCTCCAACGATCATCATTACAATATGATACATCACCTGGGTTTATGTCAACACCAGTATTCTGATAAATGTAGTCAATCAGTTCTTTAATAAAGTAGTCATGAGCTACATCCCCACCACGCACCAAAGCCGCATAAGGGAAATAATACTTATATGCCGCGATACGCTTTTTCTGTTCTATTTCATTAGATGGTTTTCTAAACAAAGTTTTAAAGAATTCAAACATTATGTCTCCTGTTATTCCATATTGAATTTAATCTTCACTTTACATAATCTACTATTCACCACACCTAGTGTAGAGGTATAGTCCATAATGTTATGAGATTTAGGTTTAACATTATCAATAAGGAATACAGTTGAAATACGGTCATGTGCAACTATCTTAAACATTTGATCTGGCACAGGTAATCCTTTACGTCGGGTCACCTTACAATCATCAAACATTATACCAGATATAACGTATCTAGCATGATAGTTTGACTTGCGTAGATCCTTAGCAAAAGATTCCATGTTTTTCCATGTACCTCTATTTAGCTGTGGATTCTGCGGAACAATGTTAGTCATGTAATAAGTGGCAGACACTGTATCAACATCAGACGTATTAGAACTAGCACTCAAATGACCTTTATCATAACCAGTCTTAGTATAACGCTTAGGACTAATTTGATAGTTGTAATCAATTCGCGGATCTAATCTAAAATCATTAGTGCGTTCTGATACATCTCTAAAGTCTGAGCGTTCAAGTTTTTCAACAACGGCTACTGGCAATTTCCATTCTTTGCTGAAATAGGAAATATACTGGTCGTTGCATACACGAACAATATCGTTTTTATCCATAACTTGAACACTTAAACTATCTTCTATATTAGGGCAAGCCGCATATACATTTACGCTAACAAACAAGCCCATTAGTGTGAAAAACTTCTTCATAATATCCTCCATAGTTAGTTTCTCTAGTTTAATTACAATTCATTATATCACAGAACCCTAAAAACACACGGTATTTATATGCGTATTTTGCGGAACAGTAATTATGCGTGTACGACATCAAATCAACGTACAAATCAGTTAAATCTCAAACGAGGCACATTATGAAACTTACATCTGCCATTTTGGTATCAAAAGGGCCTAATGTAGATCGTAATAAGGAAATGGCATCGTACACTTGCAAATGTTGTGGTAATCGCATGACAGTGCAGGCGTCATTGGAAGTTCCTTATTGTGTTCATTGTGGTGCAGGTAATGAAAACCTCCGCAGTCAAGCGGTTGCTTTCTCTCAAGGTCGTCGCCTTCTTAAAACAAACGACGCTGAATTAGCACACGTTAAATGTCCGGGTTGTTCAATGACCCTTATTATGGACAATAAGACAGTAGCTAACCATAGCGAAGATAACACAGGACACTTACACTGTCCTGTTTGTGCTTCTAGCATTACGTTTGCTTCTCCAGATGATGCAGTAGATCCAACTTCTATTGAACAACCTGAAGATGAAGAAAATGCGTGTAACGACGCTGAAATTCCACCGCGTCAAAAAGTGGAAATCAACGATCCTGAAAATACTACTACCGCAAAAGTTAAGCTCAAAAATGTAACGGAAGGTAAGGTTACTTTCGTTGCTACTGCAAGTTCTGTTTTATGTTTACGCGGTAACGTTTGTATCGCTAGTTTAGAAACAGAAGAACCAACTCAAACCGCCGATGCATTAAATGCTGTATCTGAAACTGAAGATTTCGACTTAGACAAAACATTAGATTCAAATGAATTTGATTTAGCAGAAGTTGAAGTACAAGTAGATGAACAAGTTGCATCAGATGCGGAACAATCAGCTAACGAAAAAGTAGCTGAAGAAACTGCTAAATTGTTAGATCGTGCAAAACAAAGTATTGCCCTCGCATTAGCAGGTATCAATCGCGGTATGTTTGACAGCACTAACCACTTAGTGCAATCAGTAGTCGCGGCATTAGTTAAAGCAGGTATTCCTGAAGAAACTGCTGAAGACTTAGCACAACAAGCGTGTGAAGATTGTGTGGACGATGTAGCTGAAGAAGTTGCTCGTATCACAAATGACTTACTAGCTAAATCAGATGACGTTCGTAACGAACTAGCATCTACTGTTGCTTCTGTTAAACCAACCAAGGTAACTGCGGCAACAAATTCATTTAACTTAAATGCTCCGTTTAAACCAAGCCAATCTACTGTTGCTTCTGTTAAGTCAGAAGGTAATAGCACTGTTGGTAAGATTTTAAATGGTCGTCCACTATTCTAATATAGGAAATCACTATGTTACTTTTAAATCAAACTCGCATTCACGCAAGCACAGAACGCAAGTTAAGTGCAGGCGCTGTATTAAAATCTGAAGGTGCAGCCTTAGTTGCTACTTACGAAGATAACGAACTTCGTGTCAAACCATCTGAAGGTGTTGCTGATGAAGTATTTGTAGGTGTTGCAATTTCTGCAATCGCTTCTGTTACTGTTGCACCAAAAGTTGAAGAATTAGTAATCGATGAAAAAACTTTCACCGTTGAACTAACTCGTTTACCAATCACTGACAAAGACATCGCGGTTAAAGTTGATGGCACTGCAATCACTGTAGGCACTTCTACTGTAGATGCAACTAACGCTAAGTTAGAGAAAAACAAATTAACTTTCGATGCATCATTAAAAGGCAAAACTGCTACCGTTTTATACCGTTTCAGCCCTAACGCTGAAGAACTTTATGTGGTTCAAGGTGAACAACGCCCAGGCGTTCACGTTACTACTGCATTAGGTCAAACTGGTGTTATCACTGCAGGTGAAGTATTAACTTCAGAATTTGATGTAACCGCTGACTGGACACCAAAAGCAAACGGTCAAATCGAAGTTCGCTTAGGTGCAAACGGTTTATTCACTACTAAAGGTACTGGTACTAAATTGAACGCGGTTGTTACCCGTTTACCAGTAGCAGGTAGCCCATACTTAGGCTTACAGTTCCACATTTAATTGTAGAACCTGAATCTTTCACATTATCTCATTTTAAAGGTATTCAAAATGAAAAAGAACTTTAAATTAACCGTTGAGGCATCAAGCTTACGCCGTCCAGGTTCTAGCGAAAAATTAATCGGTGCTAATGGCGAATTCAACGCAAGCAACAAAGCTGACTTATTACAAACCATCGCATCTTTCATTGCACAAGCGGCTGACAAAGAAATCGTTACAGAAGCAAGCAACCAAACTGCTAACGCTGAAACACGTCGTCAAGTAGTTCAAGCGGCTTTCAATGATAAAAATGAATTAGCGGCATTAGGTGATACCATCGCTGATGAAATCACTATGAAAGCTAACCGTGACGGTTTTGCTCGTCGTTTCTTACAATACCAAGACTTAGCTCAAGGTCAAATCCCACAAGTTCGTATGAGCCGCAAAGACATCGTTGTATCTGTTGCTACAGGTCCAACAGAAGTTGCTACTCAATTCGTTCGCGACAACATCATGTACCCACAAGAAGTGTACATTAGCGCTCGTCCATATATCGAACAACGTGAAATCGACCGTGCATCTGGTGATATTCTTGAACAAAAATACACAGAAGCATTAGAAGCAACTATGGTTGCAGAAGACCGTTTATGGAAACGTGCCGCTGACCGTTTAGTAGGTGTCCATAACCCACACATCAACGTATCTGGTTCATTCGATCCTAAAGCGTTTGCGTTAGCAACTTCTTACTTACAAAACTCTGGTGCTACTCCAGGCTTTGCATTATTATCTGCTGACTTATGGCAAGATATCGTGGCTAACCCAGATTGGGCTGAAATCATCGACCCAGTATCTAAACACGAATTGTTATTAACTGGTAAATTAGGTACCATTCACGGTATGGAAATCTTATCAGATCAATTCCGCCACGTTAGCCACAAAGTATTAGAAAAAGGCGAATTCTACATTGTTTCTACTCCAGATCAACATGGTCAATTCACTGACCGTGGTGGTGTAGTATCACAACCAATCGACGGTACTCAAGAACGTGTTCCAGGTCGTGGTTGGTTCATGTCAGAATCAGTGTCATTAGTTATTGCTAACCCGTACTCAGTTGTACGTGGTCGCCGTATCTAATTTAAGTTTTCAATCCGGGGTACTTAGTTACCCCGTAATAAAATAGGATAACATTATGGCAAAGCATAATAAAACAATTAACCACTTAATGATCGCATTAGCGGCATTACAAGACGGTGATGTTGAAGAAGCACAAGAAGCACTAACTGATGCTGTTTCACAAGATGACTTTGACGATGCATTAGAAGTGTTAGACGAAGTTCAAGAAAGCACTTTCGATGAAGAAGCATCTGATGACGAAGATGAAGGCGTTGAACCTGATTTAGCTGAAGAAGAAATTGCAGACGCTTTAGCTGAAGAAGAAGGTGTTGAAGTTGAAACAACTGCTGGTGCATTAACTATCACTATGGCAGGTGTTCGTAACGCTCGCCGTGCGGTTCGTGTAATCAAATCTTTAGCATCAGTTGAAGATGCAGAAGAAGTTGAAGAAGACGAAGTTCCTGAAGAAATCGAAGGTGAATTTGCTCACGTTATTCGTGCATCAATCGAAGGTGAAGACGTTCTTATCGGTGTTAATGATGACGGTTCTGCTGAAGTTATGGCAATCGAAACCGAAGACGAAGAAGCATCTGAAGATGAAGAAAAACCAACTGCTAAAGTAGCACGAGCTCGTGCATCTCGCAAAGTTAAAGCATCTACTGATGAAGACTTCGATTCTTGGGACGAAGAAGAAACTGAAGAAGACGAAGAAGATCTTGCACCAACTGCAAGCATTCGCCGTAGTCGTCAGGCAGCTCGTCGTCGTGCAACCGTTGCAGGCTTAAACTTCGATATTATTGCTCGTAACAAACGTTCTGTGTAATGAACACGTACAGGTGACAGTATGAACACTACCACAGACTTACCGAAGAAAACTATGTTGCAGACAGCTATCATTGCGGCATTAACCAAAATGGTACAAATAGAACTCGGTGTTAATTGTAGTCTGACTACTACTGGCGATTATTCTGATGTGTTTAAGAAACTATCCACAAAGGAACGTAAAGAACCATTCAGTATGATTAAGCTGTCTAGTATTGATATCGCCCAACTCAATGGAGTCGGAATACTGTCATCTGTACGACCTGACACTCTTAGTACCCATAATAATTCAGCCTTTCAAATAGGTGCTCGTCAGGCAATGCTTGCTAATCAACAAGAGTTGAAAGCTAGAGAACCAATTCATAAAGGGCAAGTACCAAACAAAATAGGTACACATGCTCTTGATGTTAAATTCGTTCCGGTCGTATTCACTTTTGACTTTATCTATGCTACTAACGATTTTAGTGATGTATTAGATATGATGTCGAAGTGGGCTTTCTGTTATCAGAAAGAATATATGAATTTCCAATTAGACTTCGCAGGTATTCATTTACCTATCAAAGTTAGATTGGGTTCTAGCTTATCAGCCCCTGAGAAAAGTGAGCGTGGGACACAAGCTCCATATTTCATTTATGAAGGGCAATTTGAAGTAGACGGTGCTATGACCGTAGATAACGATCGTGATTACAACATCGTTCCAGTCATTCACTCAACAGGTACGGAAATACATATTTATGAGTAAAAAACGTAAAAATGTATCTGAAGAAGGTACTGAAGTAAATACAGAAACTGCGGTTTCTGAAACTGAAACTGAAGACACAACAGAAGATACATCCGAAGAAACAACTGCTGAAGAAGCAATAAGTGAAACACTTATCCGAAATGAAGGCATCACAATGGCAACTGAAGAAAACGGTGTAGCAACTGCTAACACCTCTTATGAGCAAGTGGCTATGGCTCGCTTATATAACCGTAACGACTATCCAGTAACTCTGAATACGACTGACGGTAATCAGCTTGTACTCAGCCCTCGCCAAAAAACTGAGCCACTAGAAGCACATCTCTTAATCGAGTCTGAGTTCCCTTCTGGCATTATTAAAATTGATTTTTAGGAGATACTATGGCAAGCCCACAAGTGTTTAGCTCTGAGATTGACTTAACAACCCGTGTTCCATCGTTCCCAGGTGTATACGGATATATCTCAGGAGCTTTCTTAAAAGGCGAAGTTGGTGTTCCTACGTTAGTAACAAGTGAGACGCAATACTTAGCTCGTTATACTGCCAACGATCAAGTTGAAGTAGGCGAAGATATGGCACACTTTAGTGCATTAGCGTTCTTACAAAAATCTAACAAACTCTGGGTTATCCGTGTCGCTAAAGACGCACTACATGGTGGTGTGGTTATCGGCGATACTAAAGGTGATGCAACCAACCTAACATCAGGTATTGCAAATCCTAAACAACATGTATTCGGTCCAAATGATACATTCTTGTTATATGGTAAAGATCCAGGTGCTTGGAATAACAACATCAAAGTTGCTGTTCTACCTTACGAGCAAGAACCAAATGCTTTCCAAATTAGCGTGTTCTACAACAACGTTAAAATTGAAGATTGGGTTTGTTCTCGTACAGAAGGACAAAAAGACGGTTACAATCGTTCTATGTATATTGAACACGTCTTGCAACAATCAAACTACATTCGTGCATTAGACAACCCGCTTAACACTAACCCTGTTAAAACTGGTGCTATTACAGACACCAAACCTTTCACGCTTGGTTCTAACGGTACTGCGGTAACTGACTCTGAACGTGTACGTGCGGTAGATGTAATCACTAATACAAGTGCATATCAATGTACTATCTTGTTAGACGGTGGTAACGCAACTGTATCATATCAGAAATCATTAATCGCGTGTGCGGAAAAACGTAAAGACTGCGTTGCAATTCTTTCAATTCCATACGAAGCACAAGCTAACTCTGATTACTTGAACAAGATCGTTGAATATCGTACAGATACACTCAACGCAAATAGTTCATACGCGGCTATCTATACTCCGCACTTGAAAGTCTACGATAAATTCAACGACCGTAAAGTTTGGGTATCACCAGATGGTTACGTAGGTGCTATCATTAGTTCAACAGCGGACAACTATGAGTTATGGTATCCACCTGCAGGTTTCCGTCGCGGTATGTTAGCAACAATCGAAGACGTGTATCGTCGTTTCACACTAGGTGAAATGGACTTATTGTACGATAAACAAATTAACGTTATTCGTTTCGCTCCAGGTAAAGGTATTCTTGTTTGGGGTCAAAAAACGTTGTTAAGTCGTCCATCACGTTTAGACCGCTTAAACGTACGTCTATTGTTAATCTATATTGAGCCTGCAATCGCGGCTGCGTTAGAAGACTACATCTTCGAAATCAATAACGTGGCTAACCGTCAGTTAATCACTGCAATGATCGGTTCATACTTAGAAAACATCAAAGGTCGTAACGGTGTATACGATTACTATGTTCAATGTAACGATGAAAACAACACAGCGGAAGACATTGACAATAACCGTATGAACGTTTATGTGTTCGTTAAACCTACAGCAAGTGCTGAATTTATCCGATTCAAAACAGTTATTACTCCAACTGGCTTGGACTTCGGTACAGCATCTAGCAGTATTTAGGAGATAGCAAATGGCAACTCGTCCTACTAAAAATAATTTGCGAAGCATTGCTGAGGTAGCACAAACGTTCCGTTGGCACATTAGCTTTGTTCGTAACCCAAGTGCTGTTAAGGTACCACCTAATTTCAACTTACAGATGACTTCAACTGAGGTTCCAAAAACTGATGCAGGTCAAAGTATTGAAATTGGTATTCGCGGCCATACCATTAAACGCCCAGGTATTTATGATGATACTCATAACATTACCTTAAACGCAGTAGAAACTATTGATAACCAATGGTCAGAATTCTTGCGTACTTGGCGTAATGCGGTGTGGAGTCGTGATACTGGTGTTCAACAAAATATCTCTGATTGTACTGGCGACTTATTGCTTACACGCTTAGATAACTTGGATAACCCGATTTGGCAATACACCTTATTTGGTTGTTACTTAGAAGACTATGACCCGACTGGTGGCGAACTTGGTTCAGACTCTGAAGCACTTCGTCCTACATTAACATTGTACTACGATACATTTAATGATGGTCCGGCACGTTAATAATATTTAATTAGGGAGCATCTGCTCCCTTTTTTATTATCTAAAAGGTAACAATATGAATGTATTTTTGAAAGGTCAACGATCTTTAAGAAACGTGCATTGGGGTGCTCAATACTTATGGGATATACGTTTTCCTAATGCACCTTCACCATTTAATGCGTGGTTTCCCGCAGTCGATGTAGATGAAAACTTATTTAGTTTGAACACAAAGGAATATGAACTAGGTCATGGTTCTTACAGCCACCCAATAGGTCATGATAGCTTTGATCTTAAAATAACATTTAATGACGATGTTAAGCTAACGATTCATAACTGGCTTACTAACTGGGTACGTTCTCGCATATTCAATAATGGTCTTGGTGTTGCACCATTAGATCAATGTGTTGAAGTGGTACAGATTGTTAAGACAGACTTCCGTTATCGTGTATTAGCTACTGCCTCTTATTGGGTATTCCCACGAGGTGTAATGTACTTTAATGGTACATCTAGTGCTAGTCCCGCACAAAACCAGATTGAATTTGTAATAGCAGGTGCGGCTGATAATAGATATACAGCTAATGGCGGTGGTGGTAAATCACTATTCGGCGGTGGACTTGGTGCTATTGCTCGTACGTTTGGTATGCCTAACTTAGGTCAAACACTTGACAATATATCTCAATTTGCTAATGACGCTCGGGATGTGTATGACCAAGTACGTTCTGACTATGATACCATTAAGAACACTATTTCTGATGTAAAAGAAGTAGTACAAAGTGTTCGTGATATACGAAATGTAACCGATGCGTTCAATGCTTTCGATAAGGCAAGTAACATTGGTACATCTATCAATGACAGTTATAATGCGGTAAACAGATCATTAAATAGTATAGCGGACATGGGTTCAAAATATCATAAACTTTAACAATAGGATAATATATGCCACATATAGAGCCAATCAATCTTAATGATATTGCTAACAGTATTGTAGGTGAACAAGCACAACCTGCACAACAACTTGCACAGCCAGAGTTTCCACCTGAAAACAAACTCAACGAAGCTCAACAAATTATGGAACAGTTTAAACCAACCCCAGGTATCCAGTTTGGAAATAGCATTGACCGTGCTACAACAGAAGTAACTGATTTACCATCTAAGTTTATTCCATATCCGGATAACGCTAAAATCTATTATCGTCCTTATACTTATAAAGACCTTGATGATTTTAACGATTCAAATGTTGATTTGCTGGCACGTCTTCGTTTTATCCTTGAAGGTATTAAAACACGCGGTATGCTTAAAGAGAATATCACACTAGGTGACTTCCTGTTCATCGCATTATATCGCCGTATTAGTTCACTAGGTACTACACGTTTCCAAATTAAAATTGAACGTCCGGACTTCGTAACATCAGTTAGTTTCTCTTTTGAAAATATTGAATTCGATGACTTACAAGTTCCTATGTTACCAGTTATTGCAGAAGTATCTGGTGTTGAGTGTCATTTCAATCCATTAACCATAGGTCAATTCCTTGAGTTATTGTCAAAAGAAATCATGCCGGGACATAAAGATTATGAACGTGCCTGCTTAGCGGCTCAAATATCTAACATGGACTTTAGTACCGCATACAATCTGGTTAATAACGCAGTAGGTCAAGACTTAGTAATTTTAAATGAAGTGGATAAACTACTCTACCATAGTACGTTACCTCTTAACGTTTCATACAACTACAAAGGTGAAATAGTCCATGAGAAAGTAGCTCTGGACGATCCAATGACATTGATATTTCCCTACTGTGGACCTGACGACCTTAAGAGAAATCCAATTCGCTTTGGCGTATAAAAACGTGTGCGACTCAGGTTCTATATATGACATGGATATAGCACACGTCTTATATCAGAATGAACGGCTTATAGCACAGATCACTGCTGAGAATAAAGCACATGAAGAAGCTGTTGCTAAAGCCAAATCCCGTAGGTAATAATTATGGATAACGAAGTTCAGGTAGGTAGTCGCATAGGTCAGTTAGCTAGACACGCTATGAACTATGCTGACGATAAAATACGAAAAGTTGTTCGGGGTAATGAATATGAAGACTTGCACAATAGCTTGACTTCTATTCTTAGCCGTGCAACTAATACAATGGCATCGCTTGAAGTAAACATCGAAACACTACAAAAAGCTCAACAAGAGTATTATAAAAGTCTTGGTGATTCAGATGAGAAACAACAAGATGCCAATAAGAAGATTGTTCAAACATTAGAACAATTATTAGAACTTCAGGACAATAAAGATCGTAAAGACTTGTTTGATAAAGTGTTTAAACGCCGCAAAGTTACTAGAGAAGAGGCACGCCGTGTTATCGAATATAGTAAACAGATGGCTAAACTAACTACTGACTTATCAGATAGTAAACACATTAGTCCGGAAGTGATTATTAAACAAATGCAAGAGACCTTAAAAGATACTCGCTTAGACGGTAAGTATCGTCATGAAGTATTGTCTGACTTGCAAGAATTCCTACAAGAAGAGAAACTTGGTAATAAGGAACTCTTAGACCGCATTGACAACATTCTTAAACGTGATGATCGTGTGGATTATAGTGAGATCAAACCATTGACTGATGTATTAGATGAAGTTTTAGCTCAAATTAAAACAGAATCAAATATCAATGATATAGTTGAATCTTTAGAAGATGCTGACTTATCAGACAGTGGCACTCACCAACGATTAGAAAACTTAGTATCTTTAATGACAGGTATTAAATCATTAGAGGCTGAGCAAGCGTGGTTATCAGAGAAACTCGTTAAGGGTATCGGTGATAACGAAGAAGAAATGAGTGCTATGCGACAAGTACTTCGCCGTGTAGCAGATGAAACTGTTGAGACCAAAACATTACATACCTTAAACACATTAAGTCATCAATTTGATAGAGCTATCTTAAACACAGAACAGCTTGAAGATGCCTTAAAAGAAAAACAACTAGGTAAGAAATTTGAGATGAACCCTGAACTTGTATCAAAAGGTAAAGGTTTATTTTCAAACATATTATCTGGCTTAATGCAAATGTTAGGTCTTGGCGACTTTGACTCTCTACTTGGTGTATCAGATTTTATTGCTGATAATCTTGGTGTGGCTATGGCATCTATTGGTGCGGCACTAATGGGTGCTAAGAAACTAATTGGTAAAGCTGTTAGTTCTACTGCTAAAGTTGCTAAGTCAGCGGCTAAGGCTGCTAAATCAGCCGCAGGTTTTGGTGCAGGTGGTGTTGGTAACAATAGTCCGGGTGCTAAAAGTAAAACAATGGCAACTGGCGACATACCTGAGAAAGGTAAGGTCAAAGCTACTGAAACTAAAACCACAGCTAAACCTGTCGATGGTAAATTAACTACTAAAACAGTACAGCCTACAGATTTAAAACCAGTAGAAACTAAAGCACCTACTGTTGAAACTAAAGCTCCTGTTAAAACAACGAAACCAGTAGATTTAAAACCTGGTTCAATCGTAGATCAAAGTATCAAAGCCGAAAAGATCGGTATGCACAAAACCAAAACACCTCATATGAAAGGCATTAAAGGTGGTGGCAAAGTTGGTAAACTACTTGGTTTTGTTGCAGGTGCTGTTGGTATCGGTATGGCAGGCACTGCATTAGCAGATGAACTTAGTGATCGCCGTCAAGCACGTATAGAAGCTGTTCAAAATGGTGAAGACCTTTCACAAGAAGATTTGCCTGCAACAATGCTCGACCTTGCTAATAGCATAGACCAACTCAATGAAACACTAGCTAAAGGTGTGAACTTTAATGGCGGTGTTGAACAACAAGGTTTATCTACTGAACAGAAAGTTGCGATGGCAACTGGTGGTGTAGCCGCTATTGGTGCAACTGCTTTAGGTGCTAAAGTTATGATGGACAAAGCTAAGGTACCTGTTGCAGATGTTGCAACTCAACCTGCTAAACTAGCATTAGAGAACGCAAGTAGTGTTGCACCTAATACTGCTAAATTAGGTACTAATGCAAGTCATATGGTAGCCGCTGAGAAAGGCACACTTAAAGCAGGTGTTAAATCAATAGCGAAGGGTGCAGGTCGTGCTGTACCAGTATTAGGTAATATTGCCGCCTGGGGTTTAGATGCTTATGATTTCATAACCGCTGAAAGCACTGCTGAACGTAAAGAAGCAGGTACTAACATAGCTACTTCTGCTGTTGGTGCATGGGCAGGTGCTAAAGCCGGGGCTGCTACTGGCGCCGCTATTGGTAGTATTATTCCAGGTGCGGGTACTGCTGTCGGTGGTATCATTGGTGGTATTGGTGGTTCTATTGCAGGTGCATTGGGTGGGTCTTGGATAGGTGAAAAGATATCTGGTTTATTCATGAACCCAGAAGACTATATTCCTGACGAGGCTAAGAAAGGTGGCCCACTACTTGAATACTTTGCAGGTATGGAATTGCTTAACCGTACTGATAGTCCAATAACTGATGATGAAGATAAAGCAAAACTTCAAACTTATCTCAATGGTTTAATTACACCTACTGCTATTAAACCAACACTTGAAAAAGCGATGGCCGATCCAGCCTTTAAAGCTATACCTGCTGATATGAAAGCAGAAGCATTTGTCGTCTCATACTTAGACGGGTTACAATCAGTCGTTAAAGGTTTCGGTTTACCAGATGATGTTGTGGCTAAATTCTCTGATGTTGTTCATCAACTTGTTGATCCTAAGAAAACAACTGTATCAGAAACAGAACACAAAGCTCGAATGGACGCCGCAAACAAGGTTGTTGAACAAAGTAAACAACCTACATATTGGGGTTATCAAACAACTGGTTTCCCTAATAGACAGTATAAAGCTGAAGACATTGCACTTGTTGCCGCTTATGATGAAACAACTAAGAACGTTAAGTTTAGTAATCTAATTGCAGAACAAGGTGCTAAGGGTCTTGAAGTCTTGAAGAAAAATGGTGCTAGTGCGGCTGATATACGTGCGGCTCAAACACAACTTGATAATCAACGTGGATTATCCTTATCAGACTTCCTTGCACTTAATCAAGGTAATGCTATTTCAACACTCGACATTAAAGATACAAAAGAGAAAGTCTTTAATGAAGATGGCACTGTTAAAGCCACAGCCGCAGATGTGAATACAATTAAAGGTATTGACAAAATTGCCACCGTCCAACAAACTGACCTTGCAAAACAAGATATTGACCAACTTGAGAAAATGGCAGACACTGCTAACAAGAAATCAATCGGGGCTCAAGCACTAGCTTTAAGTAGTAAGATTGGTACATGGTTAGGTAATCAGTTACCACAAGCAGTTATCCCACTAATAGGTTTAAATGCAACTGTTAATGTAGATAACTCTCGTGAAAATGACAGTGGTATCTCATTTGAAGACATGGTTGCCAATGACCCTAATGGTTCTAAAGGTGTTAATGCACCTCCAGGTCTTGGTGCTACAATGGGCTTTGCCTCTACTGCACTTGGTGGTGGGGCTACTGGTTGGGGTGGTATTGGTGGTAGCCCTACTGCTAGTATGCAAGGTGGTGGTTCTGCTATTGGCGATGGTGATATTGACAAATCTAACATGAGAGCTTTAGGTCGTTTCGGTGATGTTAAGGCACTTATTGAATATGGTATGCAATTCATCGGTAAAGTTGAATATAGCCAAACAGGACCTCGTGATCCTAAGAAAGGGTCAGCAGACTGTAGTTCATTTGTTAAAGTATGTCTTGAAGATGCTTGGGGTGTTAATGGTGTACCTGGAAACTCAGAAGCTCAATTTACTTGGAAGAAAGGACGGATAGTCAAGTATGATGAATTGAAACCTGGCGACTTGATGTTCTTCAATCACCCGGCTGCTTTCGCTAAGAATAGACCAATAGGTATTTCACACGTTGGGTTCTATATTGGTAATGATGAAATCTTACATTGTAGCGGTCGTAAAGGTGTTAATAGAATGAAGTTGGGTGGTTCATACAAACGCTTCTTCTATGCAGGTAAACGACTAACTGAATCTGGTAGTACATCGACAGCGGTTGCGTCTGTTACATCAGCTCCCGGTGGTTATGGTACAGCAGATCTTAACAGTAGTGCAGGTATGGGTTCAAGTCCAGGCTTTGCATTTAATAGTTCAGGTGGTGTGCCAGTAGCTCCGCAAGCACAAGGTGAACAAGCCGTTGCTCAATCAGTAGGTCAATCAGTTTATAGTGGTGCTCTTGACAAATACATACGTCAAGGTAACGGTGATTTCGGTGGTAACATCAATGGTCTTAACCAACAAGAGATGTCTAGCTTAGCCTCTACACTTGCTCAACGTGAATCTGGTGGTAATCAGTTCATTGAGAACAAATGGGGATACTTAGGACTTTATCAGTTTGGTGCCGCGGCATTAACTGAAGTTGGCTTAATTGACCGTAATAAATTTGACGCCGCAGTTAAACAAAACCCAGGCATTGCTAATGGTTCAGATGCGAAAGCACATAAAGCGTTCTTAGCTAATCCGTCTAACTGGACAATCCCAGGTGGTAAAGATACATTCTTAATGGACAAGTCAATGCAAGATCGTGCATTAGCTACCATGATGAATAAGAACAAAGCTACTATGGAACGTAAAGGTATTCAGTTCAGTTCTTCTGCTGACTTATCTGGTATGTTGCTAGGGGCTCACCTAAAAGGTGTTGGTAACGCAATCAAGTATAAGACTACTGGTGCAGACTCGAAAGATGGTCTTGGTACAAGTATATCTCAATACTATGCGTTGGGTAGTAAAGCAGTTGTATCTGGTTCAGGTGTTCCATTGAAGGCAGCAACAACAATGCCAGATGGACAAGCACCATTAACTGATACAGCCTCTGCAACAATGTTAGTTGCACCTCAACCTTTACCTAGTCCTAAATATGCTCTTGAAACGCAGTCAAAACTTAAAGGTGAATCGCAAGGTGCTAATATTGCTAACGCTAATAACACGGCTATGCCAATAGTTATTCCACCTAGCAAGCCTGCTGACATTGGACAACAGCAACCGAAAACTTCGATTGATGATCCTCAATTATTAATCGCATCTACTCAATTATTTAACTAGGAGATTGTATGCCTAATCTATCGTTAGATGCTTTAATGGCAAATAGAACGTATATGATTAAGCTGACACACCCCGATTCAGGACAATCTTGGTCGGGGCCTATTTCAGCCGATTTCAGTGTTCAAGCATCATCTCAATATAGTAGTCCTTTTGCTGATAATAAACAAGGATTACATGACAAGTTAATGGGAGCTCAACAAGTATGGCAGAACCTAACATCACGTTTAGGTATTGAGGCTGGTTCTATTCCAGTAGCCTCAATGAAAACATTGTTAGACTCTGTATCAGTTTGGTCTGGTACTGAAAAGCCTGTGTTTAGTATTCCGATTACCTTTGTTGCTACATCATATAAAGACAACGTTCAAGCTAAGGCTGTTAAACTTGTTTCAATGGTATATCCGTCTAACCAAATGGGTCTACTACAAGGTATCACTGACAGTGCCGCTAATGCTATTGGTGGTGCAATCGAATCTGTTAGTAACGTATTCGGTGGGTCTATTAAACAAAACAATGGACTATCAAAAGAAGCGTCCTTTATGCGACAAGAATTAGTAGCTCCAGGTGGTTTCGCTCCAATGGGTGCAACTGCTAAAGGTACTTATATGCTAGAAATAGGTACATGGTTTAGAGCTACTGGTCTTATACTACAAGACGCATCTATTGAGCTTTCTAAAGAACGTATGCCAAACGGTCATGCTCTATGGGCAGTAGTAACAGTAACATTAACACCTTGGCGACTATGTACGCAAGCAGAATTCCAACAATACTTCATAACAGGTGGTGGACTATCTGGCTTATTAGGTGCAGTACAAAATGCTGTTACAGGTGCAGTAAACAATGCAAGTGGTGGTCTATTAGATAAAGCAACCAACTACATTTCTAGTACAGATCTTGGTAAGAGTGCTATCAACGCTGTTAAAGGTGCTCGCGATTACGTTGACCAAGGTGCTAAAGCTCTTAATGATTACTTTGGAGGTTAGCCATGTTTTATATAGACGTGAAAGTTGAATCCTCTAATAGATATAACATTCGTAAGTTCTGTAAGTTTGACGAAGGTCTATATGATGATATGACCTCTTATTTCTTAGAAGAACTAAGCAAGTTACCATCTGCAGGTTCATATGAAATAACTGATATAGAGGCACGACCTGATGTATATAGTCGGGACATATATGGTACAGACAAATATTGGCAACTACTATTACGATACAATAATATCGCTAGCTTGCACCAATTAAGTTTAGGTACTATACTTTATTATCCGTCTATCACTGCATTAGAGACACTCTATTTTAGCTTAAAAAGTAAGGCAGGTAATCAATGATCATTGTAAAAGATTATTACAAACTTCTTCTGACTATTGCAGGTCAAGAGTTTGCCGATGCTAATGACATTAAGATTATTGACTTATCCATAATTGAAGAGGCGGGTATCCGCCTCCCTACTATGGAATTGATATTTGATTGTGTTAAACAAGATATTATTGCTCTTCTACATGAAGGCAGTGAACTTAAGGTATCACTAGAAACCGATGGTGAATATAATTCTGGTTACACACTAGAAGAAACATTCTTCTTATTAAACCCGTCCATTTCATACAACGGACACAATATGTGGCGGGTACGTTTAGTTGGTATTCATAGATGCCACCCTCAATGGATTAAACCTCAACATGGTATTCAAATACCTCCACTTAACAGTAAGAAAATGCTTATTAGTAAAGTAGGTGTTTTTGGCGGGGTTGATTTAATGTGGCCTGGGGATCCACCTGATACTATGCACTGGATTGCTAATGGTCAAACACTTTGTCAATACATTCAAGACATCTGGCTACACGCAGACTTAATGCCTTCAGCTTTATTATGTGCGGCTACTCACGCAGGTTTCCGTATGTATGATATGGACATACTTGTTAAAAGTGGACCTCGTTGGGAGGCTAACTATCAAGGTGTACCTAATCCGAGTAAAATTATTTATGAACCTTTATACGAAGTTGAAACCCGCACAGCGATGGTTAATACACTTGGTGCAAAAGGTATGGATAGAAATATCTATCACACGGATAAAGGTAAACTAGCAAAAGAAACACATGACAGATCCTTAAAACTGGTACAAACACCTCGGGATAATGTTAGCGGTCAGCAACCTAAAAACTATAATCCTACTGTATTCCAATCCCGTAATGTTCATAGCAACTGGGGTAAATGTTATGACCACAATACACTGTTTCTAAAATACCTGAGTACAATGAAAACAACGATAATATTTTCAGACTGTATTAAAGCCATACACCCACTTGATACTGTTATGTTCTTTGAACGTGTATTAGATGACCACAATCAAATTTTGCAATCGACAGAACAGAATAGTGGACTTTATATCGTTACTAAAGTGTCAAGACGTTTAGTCAATAATACTATTCGTACATTAGTAGAAATGTGTCGCGAGTCAAGCGTATTAAAAGGATAACTTATGAGTTTTGTATCATTCGCAACAACAGAAAAACCACAGAAACGTTTTGCAGGTACGCATATAGCTATCGTAGTAAACAACAAAGATCCTAAGAAAGTAGGGTGTGTTCAAGTTCGTATCCCGGGTCTTATTGACGGTCCTAATCCTGTATTGCCTTGGGCTACACCAATTATGCCAATCAGTTTAGGTGGTAACGCAAACGCTCAACAAATGAGTGTGCCTAATATTGGTGCTCGTATTACTGTTAAAGTAATAGACCAATATACTATTCAATATAGTGGTTGGATGCCATCTGAAATAACTAAGAATGACAAAATGAACGAAGACTACCCTGACACTTATGGGGCAGTTGATGAACAAGGTACTGGTTGGCGGATTAACAAGAAACAACAGTACATTGAAGTAACCCATAGTAGTGGATCTAAAGTTATTCTCAATAAAGAAGGCGATATTCTAATGACTGCTGCCCGTGATATTACGTTAAAGGCTGGTCGTCATATCAATCTTAAAGCACCTAACAATATTACCATTGAGGCAACATCAGCATTAGCACTCAAAGGTGATTCTTCTACTTATGACTCTAAGTCTGGTACAACAATTAAATCTGGCGGTGCCCTAACAATTAAAGGTAGCCCAACAGCTATTAACTAAGAGGTGTGTATGAACTTTTTAGAAGAGTTTGTAACTATTATACCTGCATTACGCAGACACCGTCCAACATACATAGGGTCAGATAACATGAAACGGTTAGATGACCTTATTGTGTATTTGCAAGATATAGTTGAAGACGCTAGTAACGTTGTAGATCAATATACACATAGCCTTCAATTAGCTTATGCTGACACATTGGACAACAAAATACTTCCAGGATTAAAGTCAGTTCCACGTTATCAATATGATGTTATTGAACTCATATCTAATGGACAACTATTCACTTCTAGAGAGTATATTAAGACTATTGATGATGAACTTAATGGTCGTGAAGTTGGGACTGATATTAGTGATATCGTAATTCAACTTGAGAACACTATTAAACAAAACGTGCAAAAACTACGCCGTATTTGTAGTCTTATAAACGAGATACGTGCGATAGATGCAGATCATAATATCTTGTTTAGTAAAGCGTTCGAGTTAATTAACAACGGATCAATGTTGAAATATTATCGTAGTCTAGCAGAACATAACCCGACTGTCTTAATAAGCTCCGGGTTATTTGTATTAGACAACATCAACCCTGATGACCCGAATTTAATTGCTAATCTACATAAGCGTATATTTGAGAAAACCAATTATACATCAGAATCAATTCGTTTACGCAAGGAGTTAGACGATGCCATTCGTAGTACGCAAGGGTGATAAAACCCAAGGTCATTCTGGACATGGACCTCTAACACTTACAATATGTGCAGGTGATGTTAAAGGCAACGGATTACCAATCGGACTTAAAGGTGATGTAGCTACTGGCTCTGACCATGACGGCACAATAGTAGATTGTAGTTCAGATGTTACTGTTAATGGTAAAGGAGTTGCTAGGGTAGGTGATAAAGTTAGATGCGGTGATGCTTTCGCAAGTGGATCTAGTGATATAAAGGTGAACTAGATGGGAATAATCAGAACTGAAACAGTTAATAAATCCGTTTATTCAGATATCAACCCAGATAATCCGTTCGATAAGTCATTAGTAGAAAATGCAGAAGCTGTACTTTATGCACTTACTAACATCTTTAGTACAGATCAAGATGAACGACTGTTTAACCTTGATGTTACTGCTAACTTAAACGACTTATTATTCGAACCAATATCAGACGAAATAACAAGTTTGATTTATGCTCGGGTAGTAAACGCTATTCAACGATTTGAACCTCGAGTACAATTAAACAACCAAAATTCTTGGGTTATACCGAATTATGATGCAAACGAATACATCGCTTACTTTGAATTTACGATTATTGGTTTGCAAGGTACTTATAATCAAGGTTTCCGCTTACCTAAAGTGGGAGGGTAAATGTATATCATAAATACAAAGAGCTTATCAGAAGATGAAATCAAAGCGGATCTACTAAACTTTATTGCAGGTCAACCTGATAGTAAACGTTGGTTAGACTACTTTGACGGATCTCATGGTCAGACCATTATAGAATTATGTAGTGGTATCGGGGCACTCTTATCATATCAAGCTAGTGCAAACCGCCGTGAAACAAATCTTCTAACAGCCAAACTTAAATCTAGCTTATATGCTATGGCATACACTTTAGGTTATCCAGTTAATCGCAAGTTATGTAGTAAAGTAAAGCTGACGGTGACTAACCAAAGTAGTGCTGAGATATATTGGCAAAGACATATTCCAGTAGGTTACTTTAAAGGTAGTCCTATTGTATTATTAAAAGACCAAGCTATTCCGCCAGGTCAATCGGTTATTGACTGTGTGGTCGGTGAATGGGAACAGCAACGTTTTCGTATTACAGAATATGAAGACTATCTACAAATTGCTATTCCACTAGACACAGACATTGAATACATTGATAACGAACTTGTTGAAGTATCACTAAATGATGTTCGTACTAAACTAACACGTTATCCTGAAGATATGGAAAGTGATAATCTTGTTATTAAAACACTCATTAACCATATCGTTATAATGTTTGGTAGTCAGGTTATGGGTAGACCTGCTAAAATCAACGATGTGCTGACAGTATCTTACTTAAAGATTAAACCACGTTCAGACGTTGAAAGTGCGGTATCATATACATTACGTGATCTACAGATTGACCAAAAACTTGAATGTAGTAACGTAGAACTTGTTCGCCGTGAACAACCTGAAGATGACCTACTTAAACTTAGTCGTGTCATTCCAGGTTACTTTGCATCAAAACGCCGTATGGTAACACCTGCTGACCATGAGGCTATTGTAATGTCTTATCCGGGTGTGCGTGATGCTAAGTTCGCATATGGTATTTGTAGTGTCGATCCACTTAACAAACACAATCAAACATTATGCACGGCAGCTTCTGGTACATGGAATAAAATTTCCACAGGTTGTTGTACTCAAGGTATGGCATATCTTCAATACAATGAACAAGCATGGTTGAATTCTGAAGAAGACTTGGTCTACAAATATTTAGAAGACTTCCAAATTGCAGGTGAGCATATTATCTTCCGTAAAGGTGAACCAGTGTTGGTAAACCTTAAAGCAACAGTAGTATTAAAACCTAACGTTAATTCAGACGACATTAAGAATAAAATTGTTAAAGCAGTTGAGGCTCAATGTTATAAATTAGGTGGAATATTTAATATTGCTCAAGCAACTCGGGAAATAAATGAAATACCGGGTGTCTATCAATGTTACGTTCAACGACCATTTAAAGATAGACAACTAGCTTTCTATGGGTACTTCAAACCAGGCAACATTGAAATTTCGTTCACTTCAGAAATCAACCTAAGTAGCGACTTTAAAGATATCACTGGTGGTTATACACCTGATATTAGTTAGGAGGCTGTATGGCTAAGAAACCAATACCAACGCTTACACCTCCTAGTCATCACTTCACCCCGCAGAACTTAAAGTATAAGGTACTCTACCAAGAAATCAATATGTTGCTAGACTACCTTATTCAAAAGTGCTATGAACCTCATGTCATAAATATGCGGGATAAACTTAATCCATTAGGTGAAGGCTTTGACCCTGAAGAGTTCTTACAATTAGTAGATGGTTACAAGTATAAAGACTTAATCTTTAAAAACGTAAACCCTCGTACAGTGGCAGTTATGTTGCCTCGTATTTATACTCTTAAAGGTACTAAGAAAGGTCTTAAATTGTTGCTTAACCTTCTTGGTATTAAAGCGGACATATACATTTGGTGGGAGATAGTTAGAAACCTACAACGTAACAATAAAGAGGCTCAAGAGTTTCGTTCTAAATTTGGTGATATTCAAATTCGGGATATTGAAAATTGTAGTATCTATCTAAACTATGTAGATAAGCTAGGTGGTGGCGGTTTTGCATCTTTATTACAAGGTGATATAGATATAAAATTAAAAGAGTTAGTAACAGCTTTCCTTTGGGTGTGTGCGTTCATTAACGTTATCAACATACTCCGTGAGTTCAGAGAACAATTTAATTTGTTAGACGAATTCAAGCATACTGGTTCTTACCACAACCTTAGTGTAACATACGATAGTTATACATGGCGATCTGGTAACATAAAAAGAGAAACAGACGTAATTTATGATGCAAAGCATAAGTATAATGAGACTGACTTAGAGTATCGTAAACCAATAGACAACAGTTTAATTCCCGGGTATATTTATACTGAAAGAGAACAACGTTGGATATCTGTTGGTAGTGATTTAAATCACTTTGAAGACTATTCTTTCTCAGGACGTATTACGTTAAATTCTGCTATATCAACTGACAGTCAGGAACAAACTCATTATATTCGCGATGTTGTTTCATCTAATGACCTATTAGTAGGTAGTACACTTACAACAGCAGATATGTCTACAAGTAACAATGTTAGAGATAATGTGCTAGTAATAGATGAAGTACCTGTTAGAGATAGTTCAGATGCATCTAAGTTATTGTACGATCCTAAATATCTATATAACTCAAAAGCACCTGAAGGCATTTCATCTAAAACACCAGATGGTGATTTAGCTTATGACAAACCAATGTCTGAAAGAATTAATTTACAATCAACCCTTAATTTCACAATAGAAGAGGATTAACCTATGCAAGTTACAGAACAAGGCATCGCATTACGTGGTCGTGTTAAAGTTGTTGTTGAAGAGAATGGTGTAGAAACCGTACATCATATCAAAGACAACATTATCGTTAATATCGCTCGCGAATGTTTGTGCCATCTTATTACTGCACCACAAACAAACCGTCATATTACAAAAGCGTATTTCGGTACTCAAGGTCATACTGGTCAAGATATTCTTAACCCTAAAGCACCTTTAATCACTGACAGTAAACTAACAGATACTGCTCCGTTCATTAAGAACATCAGTGGTTTCAACTTAATGCCTGAAACAGGTACTAAAACAAGTGTAGACTTCAACATCACATTAGAGAAAACTGAAGGTAATACCACAGGTGCTAATGGTAAAGCATATACTGAGGCAGCACTATACACAGCAGGTGGTCATATCTTTGCTCGTGAAACATTCCCGGCAATCGTTAAAACTGATAGCCGTCGTATTACATTCGTGTGGTCAATCCTATTCTAAGATAGAGGTGTCATATGGCAAACAAGACTTTTAATTTGCTAGATGAACTAAACTGGATTACTTCAGGTGAACCTGTTAGTGGCGACTTCCGTACTGGTAACAGTATAATTCCGGGTGTTGCTAACCGTGTGCCTAGACAGTTGCAAGGTTTAATTCAAGCTATTGCACCTATGTTATCTACTGACTTAGGTGACTTTCGTTCTCAGTATATTGAAGAACAAGAAAAACTAGATTTACGTTATAACAGTATTGTTATCCTACCGAAGAAAGGTGGTGGTGAATATGCTATCTTCCAAGTAGAGCGTACATTGGCAAACTATCGTGATAAGGGTTATTGTTATGTTACTAACCAAACTAAGACTAATATTGTTATTGACGATATTCGTGATATTAACGACGCCAAAAGCCAAGTTACGTTAGCTCCGGGTCGTAGTGTTAAACTGGTGCCTTTCCTTTATACTTCTCGCGATACTAATTTAAGCGTAAAAGCAGAAAGTATTGAAGGTTTCGATGGAGCAAGTTTAACATCTAATATTGAAACATTACCTGCTCCAATGTCTTTACCTAAAGGTATTACAATCTGGAATACAAGCACTCGAGCTCGTCTAATTAAGAAAGGTAATCCGGATGTTAATGGTAACAACAGCGGTATCATAATTGGTCTTAGCACTGGTGTAGATGTAGCCGCAACAAATGGTTTCTCTGCATTATTGATTGGTATCAATAAACTAGGTGTAATCACATTACGCTCTAGCTTTAATGGAGCATACATCAATGCTTACACTGAAGGTGATGCTGAGGATGGCATTATTACTGATGATCGCCAAGTAACAGCAGACGGTCGGGACGCTAATATCCAATCAGGTCAAAGTAAATGGCTACCTCGTTATGAAATCAAACCTACTTACAATGCCAATACAACTAAAGATGGTATTGTTAATATCTTTGATGAACGTATAACACCTAAAGCTAACACTGTTATAGGTGCTCAAACTTATTTAGCACTTCTTGATAAACTTAATCGTTTAACATCAACGGTAGAAGATGGTCGTTACTCAAGAAACACGTCAGATTCACAATCTAAAGCAACTACTGAAGACCCAAACACTACTCGGGATAGTTTAATACTAACTAACCATCGTAATTGTCCAACTGAAGGTCGTGCTTACTGGGTTCAAACATATTTCAACAAAAACACACGCTTACGTTGGCAGACAGCTACATGGGCAGATCCTAATGTTCGTAATGGGGTTACTTTAGTCTATTCTCGTACTGCTATGGGTGAAGATGGATCTACTAACCAATGGACACCTTGGACACAGATCAATACACCTAATCAAATTGACGCCGCGACTGACAACACATTTACTGGTTCTAATACTTTCAATAAAGGTATTAACGTAAAAGGTTTGCGTGAAAATGGCGGTTCTCATATCAACGAAGACGCGACAAATAAAAATGCTCCCTTATACGTAGATTATGAGAATAACCAATTAGTAAGCAATGACAGTTCTGTTGCTTACCCACTTGCTCGTGTGAAGGTTAATGACAGTGCCTTCACTACAGGTGTGGTTGGTAACACTAGAGCTAATAATGTTACTAGAGGTTATCATAGCTTAGTAACCCCAGATGGTGCAAAAGTCTGGTCATATATGCGTAATGGGGACTTCGTTGCTAATCATGGTGATATTATCACAAGTACAGGTGAAAAACTAAGCGAAGCACTTGTATATCGTGGTAATACGAGAACGACTGACCGAACTGAATTGAAATCAGGTCATTACACTGTGGGTATTCAAAGCGATGATAAGTTACAAGCACAATTTATCGCAGAAGCCGAAGCTCAGGGTCTTACAATACCTTCTTCCTTAGACCACCAATTATTACAAGTCAATTCTCCAGTACAGGACTTTGGTATTTTAATTGGGGGTGCTAACTATGTTTACTTACGAGTCAATGACACAGGTAACAATGGTGGTGAACAAACGTATCCTAACGTTGTTTGGTCTCAACTTATAACCAGTAAAAATGTTGCGTCTACTGACAACGTCGGTGCAGTCAAACTTGCTTCTACGTGGAAAGAACAAACGCAAAATGTTGTTCCAGTGTCAATGTTCAGAGAACTAGTTGAAAAATCTGTGTTAGTAGGTGACGGTGTATATGATGAAAATACAAGAGGTGTATCTAATCTTTCTAACTTAGAGCCTTGGGGTTCATCTGCTATCGGTTACGTTAGTAGTAATAGTACACAAATTGATTCTCAAATACGACCAGATGTTCACCCATATGGAATTGTGTTAAAATTAGGTCAAGGTAATGCTACTAACGCCAAGATTTATATTCCACATTCCGTTTCAAGACTAAACCAAGACGTAACAAGACGATTATCTTGTTTTTACTTAATATCATCACACCAGAAAACTGCTAATGACCGCGGTGAATCAGATTATAAATCAAACTGGTTTAAATTCTTATCTACTGACTATTTTGCAGGTATTCCATTACCATGGCCTATGCAAGAAGTTCCAGATGGTTTCTTAGCTATGAACGGTGCGGCTTTCGATAAAAGACGATATCCACGTTTGTCTATGTTATACCCTAGTGGTAGACTACCAGACTTACGTGGTGAATTTATTCGTGGTTGGGACGCTAACCGTGGTATCGACCCAGGTCGTGCTTTATTAAGTTGGCAGGTCGATGATGATAAAAAACGTAGAGTAGATTTCTCATCTGTGGACGTTGGTGGATATGAAGGTGTGTTCTACGATAAAAACGTAGACAGCAGTCAAACTCGTGTTTATGTTCCAAATCAAACACAAGCAGTCTTTGGTAGTGATATTAAGAATATGAATGACTCTTGGGTTCATACTTATAAAGTTGGTACACCGTCGCAACGTGGTAAATTGATACCTGGTGAAAACTCTTGGTATGACTACTATGTATCGTTACAATGGGGTTCTGGAGACCAAACTCGTCCACGAAACGTTGCCTTCCAATATATTTGTTACGCCGCATAAGGAGACACTATGGCTATTGAATTTAATAACGGCTTTGCTACCGAGAGCGGTCTAGTTACTGTTTATAACGTTAATAGTAATGGCGAATATATCGGTACAACCGAAGAATGGGTATCAGCAGGCACAGGGTTGCCTGCTAACTGTTACATTGAAAAAGCGTTAAATCCTCGCAAAGGATACGCTATTATCAGAAATTCATCTGATAAATGGGAATACGTTGAAGACCATCGTGGTGAAAAAGTGTATTCTAAAGAAGATGGCACTGAAACCACTATACAAACTTTAGGTCCAATTCCTGATACACATACTACTTTACCACGACCGTCAGAAGCCTACACATTCGACAACAAAAAGAATGAATGGGCATTAAATGAAAAACTTGCTAAAGATCACTTAACTAAACAGCAAGAAGCAGTATGGGAACAAATCAAGGCTTACCGTGCTGACCGTGCTAAACTAGGTGTACACATTAAGTCGGTCGACAAATGGTTTGAAACAGGTGAAGAAGAGAAAATCAAAATCCTTGGTTTACTAGCACTTGTTGATAAAATGGGTCTACCATCTGATGCAACAGTTCCGGGCTTTGATTGGGCTACAATGGATAACACCACGGTACCAGTATCTAAAGACCTATTACTTGAGATCATCACTGAGATGGCTAAAGCAGAAAATGCTGACCACTTAGTTAGTTGGGAACACCACCAAGAAATGCTTAAAGTAGAAGATCCAACAACTTATGACTATAAGACAAATTGGGTACCTCGCTTTAATGAATCTGGTATCACTATCAAACCTAAAGTGCGTCCACCAGAACCAACACCTGCATCTGCTACAACCATTAAACCAGGAGCACGTTAATGATATATGTCGCCTTTTATAAGGGCGACTCTACTAAGAAAGGAGTCGCCGGTCTTCGTGAACGTATAGAAGACAAAGTCATTCGTTGCGTTACTAAAGGTCCTTACTCTCATTGTGAAATTGCTATCCCCGATAATGCAGGTTATTATTCATTATTTAGTAGCAGTCCACGAGATAAAGGTGTGCGTACCAAGACACATAAACTAAACACCGATAAATGGGATATCCTACCAATCAATGTAGAGCCAAAACAAATTATTGACTTCTACAATAAAACACAGGGTCTTCCATACGACTTATTAGGTGCTATTGGTATTGTATTACCATTCCGGGATGGTCGTAATAAATACTTCTGTTCAGAATGGTGTTATAACGCTATTTTCAATTCAACAGACGGTTTCCGTGTAGACCCTAATCGTCTTTACTCAATTATAAAGGACGTATATGGCACTGACAAGACACATTAAGGCAAAGTGTTTCACCACTATACCTATTCGTCTTGAGCTATTCAATAAAGACAATGAACCATTAGACTTATCTAATTGCGAATTTGTTTTCACGGCTCGAGAAAATGTTGAATCTGAAGTAGTTATTGAATGTAGCAGTACAGCAGGTGATGTTGTTGAATTAGCCCCAGGCATTGTTGAAATAACAATAGCGGCGTCAAAAGTAACTAAACCTAAAATACTGTTATATGATATCTTCATATTCCAACCTAACTTTCAACGTTGTTTGGTGGAAGGTACATTAACACTAGAACCTAGTTTAACCCAAAAGGTAAAATAAACTATGCAAGTAGATCTATATTCATACAAGACAGGAATAGATCTACCACAACCTAATCTTAACGTTAATCCTAAACCGAATAACACTAAGACAGGTGTTAATTCTAATCCTGTTGAAAAGAAAAGTGGGTGTGGTTGTTCATCGACTGACGTAAAAGTTAAAGTAGGTGACGACTCCGTTAATATCCACTTAAATTTAGCACAAGGTCTTCGAGGTCCAACAGGGGATCAAGGTAAAACAGGCTTATCATTCTATGAAGAAGCTGTTGCCAAAGGTTTATTCACTGGGACTTATGAAGAGTTTTTAACAAAATATATTCCAAAGCTAGTTGCTGAAAATGTAGATCCATCTACAATCCCAGCATCTATGACTTGGGCTAACTCAAACTGGTAAAAATTATGAGCGATCAAATTTTCTTCTTTAAAGAAACAAGTGTTCCATCACAACCAAAACCAAACTCTGTGTATGCTATTAAGCGTCCGGAGTCTAATTACGTTGAGCTATATGTAACCACTAAAACAGGTGAAATGCAACGCTTAATCAACGAATCAGATGTTAATAACATTATCAATTCTAAATTCGCGGCTGCCGGTTCAACTACTGTTGTAGATGATATCACTGCCCGTAACGCATTACAAAACGTGGTATCAGGCGCACAAGTATATGTAGTAAACGCAGCCGGTGATACTAGCGTTAAATCAGGTGGTGCGATGTACATTTATAACGGTACTACTTGGATTAAAACAAGTGAAACCGAGAGTATGGACCTCGTATTACAATATACCAATATTGTTGGTCGTCCAAATAGCACAGCTACCGAAATCGACAATGCGGTTCAAGCGTCCCACACTCACGCTAACAAATCTACATTAGATAAGTTTGGTGAGGCTGACGGTCGCCTAACGTTTGACGGTAAATCACTTTCTACTGATTGGAATAAAGTAGGTTGGTAATATAAATGAAAAAGACAGGACTTTTGCTAGATTGCGCTCGTCGGTTCTATTCACTAGATGAATTAAAGCAAGTAGTGCAGAAGGTTGCTGACTTAGGTGGTCATTACGTTCAACTACATTTCTGCGATGCGGAAAACTACTGTATTGAAAGTAATGTTCTCGGTAATAGACCTAGTGCAACTGTTCTGTCTTTTGCTGACATCAGAGCTTTATCTGACTTTGCCAACGATCATGGTATTGAGTTAATTCCCGAACTAGAGTTGCCTGCACATAGTAACAAAATGCTTGACCTTTTGTTTAATCATAATTGGGACTTATGGAATGGTGCTCGTACACATGAAGGTGGTTATCAGCTACACTTAGGTTCACCTGAAACATATCAGCTTGTTAAAGATCTGCTCAATGAATTGTTGTCGTGCTTTACTAATGCTAAGACAGTCCATTTAGGTGGGGACGAGTTTGAATATGGAACAGAAAACACTAAGACAAACGTATGTAACTTCTTCAACAACCTTTCACTATGGTTAATTGAGAAAGATATTCGTACTAGAGTCTGGAATGACTTTATCACTAAAGACATCATCACTGGTGGACTTCTTAATAAGCGTATTCAAATAGTTTACTGGAGTCAAACTGGTGAGGCTACACCTAAATCAGAAGTAGAAACTACTCGGTTACGAGAACGTGCTACTATGACCGAGTTACTAAACGATGGGTTTTCTTGTTGGAACTCTACTGCTTGGTTTGCGTATGCTGTTCCCAATGTTAATGAATGGAACTCACACAATGGCGATTATGCCGCACGTGATATTTATAGACGATGGGACTTATCTATTTCAGGTTACCAAAACACGTTTACTAGATCTCCAGTCGGTAATGTATTAGGGAGTATGTTTTGTATATGGTCTGAACATGCGGTACGTGCTTCTCTTACTCAAATATTAACATTCCGGGCATATCACATCAAAGCGTTGTTCGATATAACTAATTCCTATAATACAGATGATGTAGTAACAGCTTCCCAATTATTGGAAACTTCATACGATGCTTATCTAATACCTTCAATGGTAACTGGTACAGGATCGTTTGAACTAATGGGTAACTCTGTATTGAACTTATTAGACGACGCAGAACGTACAATCAACTTAGTACCTTGGGAAGAAGTTAAACGATATTCAATACGAACTGATGGCAGTGTACCTAGTATAACAGGAAATACTCTCCAATATAAAGGTGTTACGTTTAATCACGCAGAACTTTATGCCCCATTAACTGAAATGCAAGAAAGAGATAAAATGATAATCAGATTTGAAAAAATAGTGTCAAGATTGCCATCTGAGTTAGAACCTAATACTATCTATTTCGTTCGTGTGGGTACAGGTTTTGACTTATATGTAACAGATATGACAGGTAGAATAGCTAATACGCTTAACTTACCAAAAGGTGTTTCCCCTGAAACACCAACACCAGAACAACCACGCACCAAATCTTGGATTGAGTACATTACAGAATACCAATATCAACCTAATGTAGTTAATTCAAACGGTGCTATGCAATATAGTAATCCATCGTTAGAACCTAGCACCGTTTGGCGCCTTATTACAAAACACGTAGATTACATTTTAGATAGACCTTCATTAGAAGGTGCCACAATATATGCTAAGAGAGGTATATAATGACTATTCTATTTTCAGGGTCATCAGATAACAGCAATTTCAGTTATATAACTGAACAGAGAACACCTAACTATCGAGTGATTTCACCACCACCAACAGGTGGACCTTACCTTAAAACAAAAGAAAATCAAAAGGTGGAATTTATTGATGAAGTTATCGTAACAACACCAGAAGGTAATGGTACTAACAGCCCAGGTATTGATACTAGATTTGGGAAAAACAGTGAGATAATTTTCGATAGTTGCAACATCCTTATTAACCATGCTTTCAAACAAAGACGTGTTACAGAAGGAAACGTCAAGTTTATTAACTCTAATGTTCTTGTACTACCAGATGGTGGTCGTATAAACTTTACTGCTGATAAAGTAGAAGGTATGAATTTAAAAGTTAGACGGAGATCGCCTCGTGAACAAGTGTTTTTATATATGAACCCAAACTCTGTCTTTAAAGGGTTGCCTGGAAAACCTAACATGTTCGAAGGCTTATGGTGTATTGAATTGTCACCTGGTGTACAAATTAAAGACACAACTTTTAAAAACACTGGACCTAATCTGTTGAACTGGAGTGCAGGTAAAGTTGCAGTGCGTGGACTAACCCTAAATGACGGTACACCAAAAGAGAACTCAGTAGACTGCGACTCATGGATAAATGACAATAGAACAGATGCTAACATTATTCTATTCTACTCATGCAAATTAAGATTACACCATGTAACAGGTGGAGCTGACGGTAGAGCCTCAAGATTCGTTTGTATCAACGAGAAGTTTACTCAGAAGAACTTGAAAATCAAATACCAAATGAAAGATGAAATACCTGCAAGCTCACAAGCTACCTTTAATAAATCAATATCTGGGGGTCATGTTACTGCTGAAAGCGTATTTGCGTCTGGTTTTTTAACATTAGAAGATGGCAAACTGAAGAAAAACGGAAAGATCATTCCTTATGTTGATTTACTAACAGAAGTAACAACCAATGTACGTTTAAATCAACCAACAGGTATGTTTGACCCGACCGCTGTTGTATTACCAAACACTCATAAGGTGAATTGGACTCGTACTATGCGACACCCAACTATCAAGACATACACTGATGAAATCGTAGATCAAATTGATGATATTGGTGCAACACTAGGTACACCTACAGTAGCGGCTGAAATTAAATTAACAGTTGATGAAGAATATCGACCTATTGAGAATACTGGTACCTGTACCTTCGCTATGGCAGGTGAAAAAATCAATATCACTGTTCAAGGTATTATGTCTACTCAAGACATATACAACAAGTGGAAAGAATTCTTATATACAGATGAAGGTTTCACTTTTAATGAAGATCTGATTACTGCTAAGAATGGTATCTTAAATATCAAAGGCGATGCTACTATTCGTGCCTCAATCACCGCACCTAGAAATGCAGATCACCTACAACAGATTATCGCTACAGGTACAATCAATGTTAGTTCAGATGTAACTATTGCAGTTCCTTATGCCGATATCAACAGCTTAGGTTCAATCGAAATTATAGGTATTAAAGGACACACTGTTCGTATTAAGAAAGTTAGTGATCGTAGTGTGATATTAGAAACACCAGTTCAGAAGAAAAACAATGTTATCATTGGTATCACCCGTGATATGATCGCTGAACCAATCTATATTACTAAGGTTGCAACTGACGGTTTAACGCAAGCAGGTACAAGTGCTATCCAATTAGTTAAAGGTGTTAATGATCCTGTTCAACTATACTCTGGGGAACAAGTACAGATCACTAACATTGACGACTTATCTAAAATCAAGAAAGGTCTAACCCAAATAAATGGCGGTGTTAAGAAAGCCTCTATGCTTATCCCATACACTGATGACCTAAATATGAATTCTTAATAGGAGAATAACATGAACATAGATGTAGCAAAATTTAGAAAGTTTGCTCCTAGTCTAACATCAGAACAAGCAAAAATAATGGTAGACGCCCTAAACAAAGAACTACCACGTTGGAATATCACTACACCACGCCGTATTCGATACTTCCTAACACACTGTTTTGCAGAAACATTAGGGTTCACAAAACTACAAGAAAGCTTATTCTACACTACTGCGGCACGTATTGTCGCAGTATGGCCTTCACGCTTTAACTTATCTGGAACATCAGGTAAACTAAATGCTAACAACTATCTTCGTAATTCAGTGAAATTAGCAAACGAAGTGTATGCTAATAGATATGGAAATGGTAACGCAAGTTCTGGAGATGGTGCTAAATATTTAGGACGTGGTTTCATGCACTTAACTTTTAAAGACAATTACAACCGTGCCTCACAAGCAATATATGGGGACGATCGTTTAGTGCAACATCCAGAGTTGGTTTCAAATGATTTATCAGTAGCGGTTGCAACAGCTTGTTGGTTCTGGAAAACAAACGGACTTAACGAGTTAGCAGACGCGGATGAATTTACTGCAACAACTAAGAAAGTAAATGGAAGTACCAGACCAGTTCAGGAGCGTGTACCTATTCTTCGTAATAGTAAAATGTTAGTAGAGTAGAATTATGAATTTTGATTTCTTAGTCAAATTCATAGAACAAATAAAAGACCTTAGTTGCAAACGTGCAGCCGGCTTGGTATTATCAATGGTCATAATGTTATCCGTCTATAAGATTGATACCATTATGCCGTATGTAGATCAATACATTACACCTAAAGAACCACCAAAAGCAACTAAGGGTATTTTATATTCATCTGTGGATTTGGATATAAAAGACGAACACATAGATATGGTTACTTCCTACTTGGAGCAATATGCCACACCCTATGTTAAAGACTTCGCTTTTATATCAATATACAAATATATTCCAGAAGGACCTGATTATTCTTATCAAGGAAGAATTTTAGTGCAGTCGAAGTTTCACCCTACTTTAGCGGACACTCGCACTTTGAAAGAACTCAACTTAGGTTGGGTTCCGCTATGGTCAGGTCGCACTGTAACAGAACACTTGTTCGACAATCAAACAGTGCTTGTATCTTACGATGCAACAGTGAAAGGTTTTGTTATAACAAAGCCACCACAAGACAAGATTACACCGCACCAATTACATAGCGTTAATACAGATATCTTATTTGATTTAGGTGTACGATATATCATATATCAACCTATCAAATATGGTGATCGTATAGTGGGATACGTGGCTATCTATTTAACTACTCTAGAAGATAGTAAATATGATAGCTTAGTTGAAATGGCTCGTAGTTTGGGTTCACGGGTTGGTCGTTACTTAGTGGAGGACTAATATGAGATATATGGCTTTTATATTCTTATTAGGTTGCATAATAGGGACGTCAGTCGGTACAACACATAAACAACGGTTAGACCTCGATAGCAAGCAAGTTGTCGAGGTTTACAAATTCAATGTAACCTATATCAATGGTGTGCCCTTAATTAGTAATCCGAGACTCACTTATGGTGAAACGGAAAAGGCACTTATAAGTTTAAATGGATCACATGGTCAGCAAACATTACAACAACTATACTTAGGTACTATTCAAACCTTAGTTATAGAAGGTGATATTTACTGGCTAATTCCAATTAAAGATATAGAACGCAGACACCTTAGTGGATTTATGCTTGTCAGATATACGGATTATAGACAACAAGATTCACTCGCTGTGTTAAGCGATAAGGTTGGACAGTATTTAAAACAAGGCTCGTTATGAAAAACAATCAGAAACGTTGGTGGTCATTAAGACCCTTATTTACTTCCCGACGTGGTAATGAACTTAGTTTATCTAAGATCACTATGATAATCGGGATAGGGTTTTCATGTTACATCATGCACAAACTTACTAATGACGGTCGCATGACAGCAGAATATTTTATGATATTCGTTGGTGCAACCTTTGGTGCTAATAGTCTTAATAAAGCTATTAGTGTGTTTGGCGAACAACGCCGTTATACTGATGACTATCAATATCAGGATAGACAACCTGAAGAAAGAGATGACATCGTGGAGAAGATTAAATGATTTCAATATTAAGCACGTTAGGTTTAGCAACCAGTACGTTCTTTAAAGGTCGTACTCTGACTATTATTCTAGCAGTATTAGCTGTAATTGGTATCGTTACAGGTGCAGTTTTGCACACTCAGAAAACTCGTTTAGAGACCCAACTCAGTATCGCTAACGAAACTATTTCTCGTCAGAATAGTAAGCTGACAGAATTAACTTCACAATTAGCAATCCATGATAAAGCTGTGCAAGAAGCAGAAGCTAATTATCGTATTACTAAGAACTTGCTTGAACAAGAACGATTGGAATTTAATCGTACTAAGAAAGGGCTTGAACAAAAAATCAAACGTTGGGATGCGCCTGAATACAAGTTTAATAACTGTTCAGACACTATGAACATTCTTCGTCAGTCAGCAAAGGACAAACAATATGTTTACTAAGCTCATTTCTATCTTAAGTTTGGGTTTACTTGTAGGTTGTACTACATCACAATTTAAAGAAGTGAAAGTTCGTGATTACTACTGCCCTGCACCACACATTCCACCTGCACCAGAACTTGCTATCAATGCTATTACAAGCTCTAGTACAGATAATGAAGTGGGTATTGCATACGGTAAAACAGTAGATCAGTTGATTGCATACAACAAAGAACTGTTACACGAACTTCATGCTTATGAAAAGATGGGTAAAGCTGTTCAGCTAGCTGAACCTGCTAAAGAAACTACACCAGTATCAAATCAAAATCCAATGACTGATACATCATCTAAGTACGACACTGCGAATTAACTCTAATGTTTTATTATCAAGCGAAGCGGGATCTAGTTCTTCTAGTCCCGCTTTTTTAGCGATTTTTTCTAAGTTAATCTTCTTAGTTTTGATGTCTTTCTTTAATGCCTTATAGATTTCACGTTGAGCTTTCTGCCCAGGCTTAACACCATTAGCTTTAACTTTATCAGCGTCCATACATACTATTGGCATACATTCATACTTATTAAGTAATCGTACTACACGGCGTTGTTTTTGGATGCCCCACATATTAGTACCTAGTATAGCTAATGCAGGTATTCCATGATCTATTAGGAATAAAGCATCACGTGGACCTTCCACCAACAACACACCTTTATACTCACCTGTTTTCAGCATATCCCGAACTTTATTATATGGAAACAAACCAACGTCTCTAACACTAGATGCATCTGCTACTATGTATGAAATAGCACCTTTCTTTTTCTTCCAACGAGCCTTAATATAAGTAACTAGATTTCTACCTACATAAATAGGTATAACAACATAACTAGCTTTCTCTCTAGGGTCAAACGATACCTTACAACCAATCTCTTCCATTAGAGATCCTGATATAGTACGCCAATCCCCCATAGATTTCTTATACTCAATACCAAAAGGTAATTCCACACCAGAACCACGACCTAACAAACGTTGTTCTTGTTTTTGTAATTCTTTAATATTGGAAGATGTAGTGCGTTGCTTATAATCACCCTCTGATACTTGGGTCATATTAAGCTCTTTGGCTAATTTATTCCAACCGCCAGATGCACCACAACCAAAACAGTGGAAGGTGCCATACGGATATTTACCACCTTCCACTAAATAGATACCTAATGACGGTGTACGTTCTCCGTGAAATGGGCAACAGATATATAGGTTTGTTTCTGATATTTTCTTTCTACCAGTATATCTATTAAGATTGTCATTGATAATTTTAACTGCTTCTAACATTGATGTGCTCCGTTGTAAAATATATTGCATGTTTACAAAATGAGGAACTTATGCTAAATCCAGATAAGATCATAAAACATTGTCATCAGAAAACAACTGATTTTACTTTAATGTATTCTAGCTTACAGAATAAAGTTAGAGATGAATTACCACGCGAAGTCTATTTACGACCTTCCATGTTACCGACCTGTAGCTTGAAATTATTAGATGCACTTATAGCTGAAGAACTAAATGAATGTAGTGATTGGGGATTTCCCGGTGATTATTTTACCAGTGTAGGAACAACAATTCACGAACTTATTGAACGTTGGTGTGGACACACAAACTTTAAAATCTGGGGTCATTGGGTTTGTCCTAACTGTGGACACAAACATGAATACACCCATGAGAATGATTGTTCTAAGTGTGGTACTAAAATGGGATACCACGAGATTGAAGTTGAATATATGGGGTTTAAAGGACACATCGACTGTATCATCGTTACTAAGAAAGGCGTCCAAGTATGCGACTATAAAACATCAACTAAAGATAAAGTTGATTATAGAAACTATAAGAAACATAATATGGGATATCCTCTGCAAATCAATGCGTATGCTTATATTTTAGAAAAGCTATGGGGCGCCCATTTCCAGAAAACATACGGAAAATCTGTTTGTGGTGCATCTCTATTATTTATATCACGAGATAACCCATTTAAGTTTAAAGAATTCCATTGGACATCAGACGTTGGTTTTAAGATTGGTCGTGCAATACTACTACGTTCTCTAGTACAATTTAGAACAGCACTATCTGACTATAAGAATAGAGAAGTACGCCGTACCATTTGCCATAAGTCCTGTGTTAATAGAGATGACTATGAAACTCGGGAGAAGAAATTCCACACTTATGGAGATTGTTATTTAATGGATATCTGCTTTAATAAGAAAAAGCTAGAAACATATTTCAATGAGAGGTTCAAACTATTAAAAGGCATACCAGTTAAGCACCTTGACAAATAGTCAGGTTGTGCTAAACTAAATACATTTATAAACAACAAACAGGAGAAAAACCAGTATGGGTTATCAAATTTGTAGCAACCGCTATTACGTTGAAAATAGTGCAGACTTTTATGAACAGTTAGATGACTTTCTAAAAGATAACACTAATGTTGGGGAACGCTTAACATCAGCACCATCCCATTATCCGTGTGAGGTTTACTTTGAAGAAACCGCCACTAAGATTAACATTGTTTGTAACTATGATAGACAAACCTGGGCTCATTCTAACTTATTGAATGACATCTTAGGTTTCTTTATCAACTACCGAGGTTACGATATTCAGTTCATCACCACTAACAATGGCGTCCGCCACGGTTGTATTATGACTACATCGTCTAACTACTGGACACTAATTAAGTTCCGCTTATTAAACTTGTTCAAACGTGCAACTGTAAACGAACACACATTAGCACAACTAGCACCTTGCTTTGAGAACGTTGATATTCATGTTCTTAAAAACTATGCAGGTGCAGAAATCTTAATCACTGAAGAACTTATCTTAGGAGAACGTTTATGTTAGACGACATTATTTTTGCATTATCAGGTGCAACAGCATTAGACATCCTTGTATTCAAGTTTGCTAATAAACCAGTTAGAACTATTGGCGGTAACCGTGCCAAAGTATTTACCTTTAACGGTGATACAATGAAGGTTGTGTTCTTACACAAAGGTAACAAGTATTACACAATGGATATCGTTGCACACAAACTTGGCGATCCTGTATCTGTTCAGAATATGAGTGTCATCCACTTACATAGTGATCCTAACTATATTTGTGAAGACGACATCATCTTTGGTGAAGAAATCTATATCCAACGTAGAGATGGGTTCGACATCAATTTAGTACGGGAGACAGCACTTCGTTCACGTTGGTTAATGACTCGCGATGGACACTTAGCTAAAATCGTATCAGTTAAGAACGTACCTATCCTACAAGTGTATGGCAGACCAAACGGATATTTAGAAGAACTCATCGATCAAGTTAATATCGACCTTAACACGTTGAAAATTAACCCATCAGATATCTTCCCACACAAGTATGATGTCGTTGGTTTAGCACATAAGACAATGATGTATAACAGAAAGGAAATAGCATGAAGTTAGTAGAACACTTTGTTTCAATTCAAGGAGAGGGTAAATATACAGGTTACCCTAGCCTTTTTGTCCGATTGTTTGGTTGCAACTTTACTTGTAGTGGCTTTAGTTCTACTGTCGGTGATATTCCAGTCATTGATATGACGAATGTACATTCAGTACAAGACCTAGATGGTAATGCGTTCACAGTAGGTTGTGATAGCCGATACGCTTGGTCACCTGAGTTTGCACACTTATACAAAGACTATTCAGTAGATGAATTAAGTACATTCATTAAAGTGATCTTGGCTGATAGCGGTATCAATCATTTAGTTATCACAGGTGGCGAACCTATGATGCACCAAAATGATCTGTGTGATTTAATCTGGACATTCATTGATATTGACTATCCATTAGTCATCACAATAGAAACCAATGCAAGTATTCATCTTAAAGAAGAAAACATTGCCAAGCTATATAAGGTACTTGAGAACCCTAATCTTAAGATCCTGTTTAGTAATAGTCCTAAACTAGCACATAGTGGAGAGGTGTTAAAACAACGTATCCGTGGCAGACACTTATTCAGCCAATTATACTTAGCCTCAATTCGACCTCAAGCAGTTGAGATCCAATACAAATTTGTTTGTGGGAATGAGCAACACATCTTAGAAGTATTCGATTATCTTAAATCGTATGATGATGAATTAGCAGACGGTATTAAAGGCGCTAAAAAGTATGCACTCTCTAAATATGGATTAGCAACTCAGGTGATACACCCAATCACTAAAAAGCCAGTACCTGCTGATGACTTTGTTTGGGATAATTTCTTACTATATGTAGAGCGACACGTTGATGAAGTCTATCGTAACGTTATGATTATGCCACTCGCGGCAACTATTGAACAATACAGAGAGACAGCACCTCATATTGCAGAACTTTGTATTAAACATAACTTGCCATTCTGCGGTAGATTACATTTAGAATTATTCGGCAATAAGGTAGGAACATAATGGTACAGGTTCACGTTCAAACAGCGATATTAACCTCACGTGGTTATTATCCTGTTGCACTATTAAAACAAGGTACACCTATTATCATATATGAAGATGGTGAATTTCGTTCAATACCATTAGAGTTCAGTTTAGGTAAACACGGTTTTCATCGTACACGCTTAAACCAAGAAGATGAAGTTAAGTGGAATGGCAACTGGATCCCAGGTGGTGGCTTTAGCCAATGGGTTACATTACCTGTAGGTTGTGCAATATACACCAAACAAGGTCCTGTTCCATTAACTGACAAGCCGAAACATATGCCAATCTTTGATATTCGTATGTTAGGCATACAGCAAACGCACAATCTTGATTATTTAAACGAAGAACATTCTAAAGAACGTATTCGGGAAAATGTTAAGCAGTCTGTTAAAGGCAAATATACAACGTTCACTATTCAGAAACTTAGTCGTATCTATGAATCTGACAAGTACAAATACAGACGTGGTCGTATCAGAGTAATGGACGTAAACGAACCAACAATTTTACCTTGTGTAAAAATCAAGGCACCAAACGTTATTATTTCAAACTTAATCATAATCGGAGAATCAAATGAAGATTAAACTAAAATCAAAGCCAATTCGTGACGGTCTAAACATCGTGCAACGTGTAACAGGTGCAGACCACGCAGTCCTACAAGTTGAAGACCAAAACATTTATGTTACCGCAACTGGTAACGCAAAGACCATTAAGTGGTTAGTTGAAGGTGATGTTATTGAACCACCTAAGAAAGATCCGGGCTTTGGTTTTAATATCTATACAATGACTAGCTTATGTAGTGGTCGTGAAGATATTGAAGTAGAAGTGGTTAAGAACACAGTTCAATTCCGCTCAAATACTAAGAACTCAAAACTTAAAGGTGACTTCCAACCTTTACCATTTGAAGACATTAAAGTATTACATGAAAAAACAGAACCTGTTAAGTTAGGTGCAACGCTTATGGCAAGCCTACTCAAGGCAATTAAACTGGTATCTATTCAGAACCAATTTGGTACAGAAGCACTTAACTTGTTTGTGAAGATCAACAAAGAAGGTCTATTCTGTACAGTGTATGATGTTCATCACTTAGCTTTCACGCATGACCCAACTGTAAACACAAAACAGGAAATTCAGTTCGCGATTCCTTTACCACTATTCGATCAGCTTTCAGGTATCGTTGGTGAAAATGACTATGACCTAATCATTGGTAATAGTACGGTGTCAGCAATCAGTCTTGGCTTTGAGCTTAATATCCCTACAATGCAAGGTATGGATAAACAAAGCTTTGAACAAGCACACGGGTTAATCTCTAACCTGCCACCAACTAAAGAATACATTGTATTACCGGTCTCAGATTTAACTCAATCCATTGAAAATCTTAGTGGTATCAGTGATGGTTCAGCTTCTGTAATCATTGGTGAAAGTAAAGGTAAAGTCAAACTTAGCTTAACATCAAGCTATGGATCAGCGTCTGAAATTCTTAAACACGAAGCACACTTAAAAGAAGAACATAGCATTAGTCCAATCTTGCTTAGTGATATCTTACGTGTGTATCCTGATGAAGAAATCAAATTGCAGTTCACATCAAATCAGATGATTGTAGATCTTGAACAGCGTAAATCCAAAGTTTATTATGTATGCGTCCTCAAATAAAACCTTTGCAGTTTAAACGATTAGACGGTTCGATACTATATATGTTAGAACCGTTTTCGGATAATCTGGTAATATCTAATTTAGATTTAAGTGTGCCTTTTGTGAAAATGAAAGGCATATATCTAGGGTATGACGGTGTATTAGTTGGTTACGATATTAAACCACCTAAGAACCATGTCCTATACCCAAATTGCCTAATAGTTGGAAGTGATTTTGATAACGCTAGTCCCTATGCAGGCTTACCCGGCTTACAAATATATGAGACCAATAATGGTATCTGTATTGTATCAACTAAGATTACAAATTTCTATGACAGGATAAATAAACCGCTATGAGTATGAAACCTTACCAAAAGATCATTAAGTATTGTCGTGATAATGGCATTGACTACAAAGCTAACGATAACATTTCGGTAGCACTAGAAGCACTAAACATTAAGAAAGAAAAACTGATTAGTGAAGTCGAACGTTCTTTCCAACGTGTATTGACTAATCTGGTTATTGATACTGAAAATGACCACAATAGTAAAGAAACAGCACATCGCTATGCTAAGATGTTAATCAACGAAACATTTGCAGGTCGATATGATGCTCAACCTAAGATTACTGTATTCCCGAATGTTAAACGTATTTCACAGTTAATCGTAGTTGATAACATCCGTATTGAAAGTGTTTGCGCCCACCATCACCAAAACATTCGCGGTGTATGCCATATTGCTATTCTACCTGATGAAGAAGGTAGTGTAATGGGTCTATCTAAGTATAGTCGTATTGCTAGTTGGATTGCTCGTCGACCACAAATTCAAGAAGAACTAACTGTCGAAATTGCAAATACGTTAGAACATATCTTACAACCACGAGGTGTAGCAGTAGTGGTAAATGCTGACCACCAGTGTATGCAGTGCAGAGGGGTAATGGAGCCTAATGCTAAGACAACTACATCACACTTGATAGGTGAGTTTCTTAACAATCCAACATTACGACAAGAATTTTATAATATTCTTCAGTTGAGATCATAATATGAAAGACGCTTTTAACGTAGTTAATACCAAACTGTTTCAGAACGTTTTAAAAAGCCTTAACCACGTTACAATCGATCCCGATGAATATAGCCGACACATTATGGACTTACATAAGCGCCGGCTTATTACTAAAATGAACACTAAAGGTCGTTTAAGCAATAAGACACTACAAAAAGCATTAGTACAAGAGCAAGCATATCGTAGTAAAATACTGACTCTTAAGCTAGAGTGTAAATATCTTGTAGAACTTATTGAGCGTTTAGTAGAGGCAAGTGTTTTGCAAATCTTAAACAGATATGACAAAGACCTTCCTTATAAAACTAAATCCGAAAAACGACAATATGTTTGGGACGAGTTTGTGGAACAAATTCCAATATGGATTAAGTTAGAAAATTGTGTTGAAACAGCGGATACAATTATTGAAGATATTGATAAGGCGGCTTGGACCTCTAAACATCTAATATCTTTATTTGAATTATCAACACGACCGGAGTTAAATTATGGCTAGACAGCCGAAATGTTGGGTATCAAATTTATATTGGTGCCCTAAGTCCTACCTAAATATGCGTGAGGTTAAAAAACACTTCACGCTCACTCTCTATGAAGATGCAGAAACCGTTGATGAACTTCACTGTTATAAAGAAGACGTCATTCGCGGTGTCAAATATATCGGCTTACCAAAAGGCCAACCTAATCTAGTCTTACAATGCCTGACTAAAGGTGATCTTAAACAATTTGTAGATAAACAAACATATACTAAAGCGAAAATCCCACTTAAATTTAACGGTGAATACCGCGATTATCAAATCAGTGCGATTAGTGCTATGAGCAAGGCAAAAAATGGTGTGCTTAACGCTATGCCTCGTACAGGTAAATGTGTTGTTGGTAGTACCATCGTCCCTACATCAGTTGGGTTTTTCCGTATTCAAGATATACCTGTCCGTGATGTCTTACAAACAGATGGAATTGAAAGTTACTGTGAACCTGCTTTCCCAATGTTTGTACCTACCATTAGTGGTGTGGCACCTGTTCAAGCAATTTATACACGACCATACGTACAGACGTACACGTTAAAAACTGAGTCCGGGCATATTATCACCTGTACTGATGATGAACGTTTTTACGATGGTAAACAGTGGACAAAACTAAAAGATCTTGTTGTAGGTCAAAAGGTTAAACTTCAAACTAAAGTGTTTACGCCATCTTATGATTTCCACCAAGACCCACCTGACTTTGTGTGGAATAAAGATATGCTTACACTACTTGCGTATCTTAGCTTATCAGAATGTGTGGGACACAACACATACAAGATCTTCTGTAATAAGAATATCCGTGTGTACTTAGATATATTGTTAAGACGGAACAACATTATGTATGCGGAACAGAATGGCATATACCAATTCTATTCAGACGTCATTCATACGCTTAGAGGTTTCTTAAATAAATCTCGTAACATACCTGCTTTCATACTTTCTAATAAGAAATACTTAATGATATATCTTAAAGGATTATTTGAGAAGCAATTTTACGTTAAGAGAGATGTTGATATCTTTGAATTATCAGGTACTACACTAGCAGTAGAAGTACAATCTATCTTAATGAGTTTAGGTCATATGACTATACGTCGGGGTTCTCGTCTTATATTTGAGAATGTTCGTCCGTTTATTCATCAGATAGGTTGGAGAGGTTCAAACTATTTAGTAGGATATACACCTAAGAAATTTGACAAATATGTTAAGATCGTTGAAATAGCACCTGCCTCTGTAACAACAGTATATGACCTTAGTGTAGGTACATTTGAAGACCAACATAACTTTGTTGCAAACGGTTTTAACGTGCATAACACGGTTATGGGTACCGCAGTGCTTATCGAAAAACAAATGAAGGCACTTATACTTGCCCACCAAACTGACTTATGCCAACAGTTCTGTAATGAAACTATTAACGATCCAACAGAAAGATTGTTTAATGGTGCGACACTGAAGAAGCCAGTAGCGAAGATCTGTAAGAAATTTGAAGATTTCCGAGATACACCTATTGCTATTGCAACGTATCAGACCTTCTTATCTAAGGGTGGTCAAAAGCTACTTAATAAGATTAAAGATATGTTCGGTGTCATCTTAATTGATGAAGTACACCGTACACCTGCTGAACGTTATGCTCAGGTTATTTCACACTTTAGTGCGGCACATATCTATGGCTTAACAGCAACGTATGATCGTAAAGACGGTAAGATACTTATGTCTAAACTGATGATCGGCGATGTAGCTTATAAAGCTAAAGCTAGTTCATTAAGTCCGTCAATAGCAGGTACCATATACCGTAAAGTACTTCCCCCGTCTAAGAGTGTACCTAAAACATGGAATGGTATGATGAGTCTTCTGTTTAACGATCAAAAACGTAATGCACTTATTGCTCGTAAAGCAGTACACTATGTTAAGCGAGGTCATACCGTGTTGATCCCGATTACTCAACATAAGCATGCCGAAAACATAGCACTTGAGATACGTAAATTAACAGGTGATCCGGATATTGTGTTTCAATTCACAGGTCGCATACCTGCTAATAAACGACAATGGGCTCGTGATGAAATGAATAACAATAAGAAGATTCGTATTGTTATTGCACAACGATCTATGCTGACTGGCGTTAATATCCCACGTTGGTCGGTGATCTTCACTTGTGTCCCTATTTCTAATGAACCTAACTATACTCAAGAAGTGTTTCGTGTTTGTACACCTATGGACGGTAAGCCACACCCTGAGATTCATTACATATTGGATCCAGTGCTTGGTGCATCGTTTGGTTGCTTGCGTACCTGTTGTAAAACTTTATTAAACAAAGAAAACAACTTTAAGGTTAAGAAGTCTTTTCAACGTGTGTTAGATTATAGACCGAACTCTGATGTACATCGTAATGTTAATGAAGATGAGCTAGTGTATCGATCTGAACATGGTATGAAAAACATCAAACATAGAATGAGATTTTAACATGAACTTCACGGAACAAGAAACAAAGCTAATGCGTTTAAAGGGACTTCCCGGATACATACTATCTGAAAAGGAATTCCGCTTAGAAGATTATTTAACAAATTATACTTCAACATTAGAAGGTCTTAAACCACTGCCTGTAAAGAAAGACGTACAGCTAGATCATTTTAGAGAAATGATGTTAGATCCAGTACACGCACCATACATCGCTTGCATTAGTAGCAGTCCTAATGACCTACGAGCTAAGGTATTGGCTTCGTCTATTATGCAACAATGTATTAAGCAAGGTATAGAACCATACTGGCATACAGTAATCGGTGGTTATAAAGATGAACTCCGTGATAACATTTCACATTGGCGTCGGAAATTAGGGCTACTGATTATAACCAATTTCACACCTGATAGTACAGACGCCAAGTATGAAAAGGTTCGTGATTTAATTGAGATCTATAATGATATACCTCGTATCATTGTAACGGCACAGGCTGAACCATTTTCTTTCTTTAATGCGATGGGTATTCCACTACATTATGGGATTAACGTAAAATCAAAAAGATGTAATCGTACACTATGAAACTATATAGTATAGAACTAGAGATGGGTGCTTTACGGACGGCACTCAAATCTAAAGATAAAATTAACAGAGCCAAGTTTTGGGCTAAATTAAATGAAGATTTCTTCCACGATGAAGTTACATCAAGTATCTATAAGCGTATTAAGAAGCTTAACAGCAAAGGCGATTTCCCAACATATGAAGATCTTATTGTAGATCCGTTATTGAGTGAAGAAACTCGGGAAGAGCTTTCATCATCAGAAGCTAAGATCCGTAATGATGAAAACAGTATTAAGAAACTATATCATAAGTTAGATGAATATCGTAAAGTACGCCTGATTTACTTCAATGCACAGAACACACTTAAAGAACTAGACAAGGAAACAGTAGATGTTGATCGTCTTGTTCAACGTACTTTAGACACCACTACAAAGGTAGCAATAGCTAACGTGGCAGAAGATGACCAGTTAGTTATGGGTCATCAATCGAACTCTAGTAAATTCCTTAAAAACATTCTAAATAAAACTAAACAGGAATATGTTCCAACAGGTTTCTATACGTTTGATGAACGTAATATGGGTTTAATCCCAGGGTCATTGGTAACAGTAGCGGCTACATCTGGTGGTGGTAAATCTTTAATGGCTGTTCAATTAGGTATCAATATTGCACGTGCAGGTAAACGTGTACGTCTAGTACCACTAGAGATGACTAAAGAAGAATGTTATGCTCGTGTGGTTGCCAATATCAGTGGTATCTCAATGCGTAAGATCATGAATGGTAAACTGACTGATCGTGAGAAATCTAAGGTCAAAAAGAAATGGAAGGCATTTGAGAAAGAATGTAAACGTCTGGGTGGCCGATTTACTATTTGGGATCCTGAAGAAGATCTATCAATGGAAGATGTGCTTAATATTGCTAAACCATATAATGACGATGTAATCATGATTGACTATATCGGACTTCTATCTGGTGTGGACGGAGATGATGCTTGGCAAGCACTTGGTCGTGTAGCACGTTATGCTAAAATCTGGGCTAAGAATAATAAGAAAGTAGTAATACTTGCGGCTCAGCTTTCTGACGATGGTCAAATTCGTTATTCTCGTGCAATCAAGGAACATAGTAACCTAATGTGGACATGGACATACGGTGATGAAAACAGAGAGAGCGGTGTTATTGATATTGTTCAACAAAAAGCTCGTAACCAAGATCCGTTTGATTTCCAATTAGGTGTTGATATGGCAGGTATGAGAATGTATGACCTTGACGGAGACGTGGAAACACATAGACCTAAGAAAGGTCAGCTTTCTACTAAGTCTAAGAAAGGTGAAAAAGCACACGCTAAATTAAAAGATTCATCTGATGATGTTAATGCTTATTTGTAGGTGAACATAGGATATCAATATGAACATTGAAGACAGACTAAGTAAACCTATTGCTGTCAAACAACTTGATCCGTTAGTACGACCAATGATTTATCTCAACGGTGGTACTAACCCTAATATCATTGTTGTTGAACAACCTAAGGTTGATAAAGAAGTAGCAACACAAGAAGCAATCACTTATAATGAACCACCACCTAAAGAGTTGGTGAACAAACTGTTAAGTGATGTTTATACATCTTCTGAAGAAATAAAAGAATGGGCATATAATGAAGTTATACCTTTAATGCTTGGCTTTGAAGATGCTCGTAATAAATTAAGTGAAGAACTCGTTCATATATTTGGGGATCAACAAATATCTTTAGATATTATGCAACGTGTTCTTAGTAAATCATTAGTAGTTAAATCTGCTTTATTTGCAGGTGAACGACTTGGCTTAACCCCAGGTCAAATTAAAACAGTAGTTGAGGTTCATTTCAATGAAACGCTTGAACGTATCAGATCTAATAGATCAAACACCAATAAAGCATAGTATTCGGGAAACTGATACTGAATATGTTGAAGAAGTGGCAGAAGGTGAGTATGCACTTGATATGGAACGCATAGTAGCTGATGTATTGAATTCGGGAGCCCGTGTTGCTCCCGATTTGCGTATTGATGACCGTGATTTGAAAGAGTTTCCCAATTTTTATGAATGGTGTTTCTCTAAAGACGGTGGTAATCAAGCACCTTTCGCTAAACAGTTAGCATTAGCAACTCATTTAATGGCCGAGTATTGTCCTCGGTGTAGTCATAAAGCATTCCGCAACATACATAAGATCCCTGTTAATTTCCCCGCTAAAGATTTCCCTGATAAAGTACAATTCTTATATCATGGTGTCTGTCCTAAATGTGGTGCTCGTAAGTCAGAACTTGTTAAGAGTGGTGAGTTAAACGCATACGTAGAGCTTGATGTTTGTGCCGGTCAGCGTTGCATTACAGGAGGTAGTTTAGTCTTAACAGCTACAGGTTATAAACGTATTAAAGATCTGTTACCTAATGCAGATTATGGTTATACAGAGAAATTGTCTTTAGTACATAATGGTAAAGAACTAACATATATGACTAAGTTCTTCCGTGCTAAAGCTGAACCTCTTTATAAGATAACACTACGTTCTGGTTTAACCATTATCGGTACTAAGGATCACCCTGTTAAGACAAGTGAAGGTTTCATTAAACTACCTGACTTATTAGGGAAGTCCGTTGAAACACCTATAGGTACAAATGTATATGGATCTAATGTATTGACTAACGAACAGCTAGTAGAATATTTAGATTATGAGTACATTCCGGATTGTATATTACAAGCCACTAAAGAAGTACAGCTAACGTTCCTACGCATGATTGGTGTAGAGTTCGGCAAGGTATTTCGTATTCGTAATCCTAAGATGTTGAATGATGTAGCTCTATTACTGCGTAACATGGGTTATGAAACAACAGTTCGATCTACAACTATGAAAGTCTCGGAAACTGTTTATAAACAAACGTATAAGTATGATCGTTGCGTTTTTGTAGATCCTTATGATGAAGAAGAAACATTTGATATTCGAGTTCCTAATGGATCTACTTTTATTGCTAATGGTATTCTTAATCATAACAGTGGTAAGAGTGCTTTCTTTAACTTGCTTGTACCATATCTAACACATAAATGGGTTAAGGTTGAAAAGCCAGTAGAAACATTAGGCTTAATGAGTAGTTCTATTTTAATCGGGACGTGTACTGCATTAACATGGGCTAAAGCACAAGAACTACTTTATGATCCAATATCTAATGCGATTGAAAATAGTAAATGGTTCCAACAATATTTCCAACTATTAGATGACTATGAAGAACGTACTGGTATAGAGCTATACAAATTTAAAGATACGTTCCTCAGCTTTAACCATAAAAACTTGATCCTTAATACATCAGGTCCTAATAAACGTACACTTCGTGGTTCTACGAGATGGCTAAGTATCATAGATGAAATTGGTTGGTTCCCACATGGCGATGACAGTGATGAACGTGAACGTGCAAGTGCAAACGAGGTATATGTATCTCTCGACCGTAGTTTAAAAACAGTTCGTAAATCTACTATGAAACTTCTTAAAGAAGGTTATGACAATATACCACTAGCCTATGGTTGCGGTATTTCAAGTCCTAGTTCATATAATGATAAGATCATGGAGCTAGTTCGTAACTTTAAAGGCTCTAAAGAAGTATTAGTACATCAAGCACCAACATGGGAAATGAACCCACTGTTCACTAAAGATGACTTTGCTAAGGAATATCAAGATGACCCTATTAAAGCAGAGCGGGACTTTGGTGCTAATCCACCTATGGCTGAAAATGCTTGGATATCTGATGTGAAGTCATTAGATCACTTACTGGTAAACCGTTGGGTAATTGATTATCAGTACGATCACTTCACTAACAGAAGTGGTGTTGATATGGTGTTCGGTAAATTGCGTTCAACTAAAGCTCCGCCAACTTGTCCACCAACGGTATTAACAATAGACGCCGGCTACTCTAACAATAGCTTTGCACTCGCTATTACAGCCAACGATGGTCGTGGAGCTAATGTGCTTGCTGTTGCAGAAATAGCTCCGAAAAAAGGTATTACAGTAATTAACTATACAAGAACAGTAAAACAGTTATTGTATCCTCTAATCAAAGCATTTAACGTACAGGCAGTTGGTGCTGACCGTTGGAATAGCCTAAAACTACTACAAGATATTGAAGAAGATTGTCATGTGCAAACTTTCCAATATAGCTTGAAACCTACAGACTTCGATTTAGTGTATGACTATTTAATGGAAGACTTACCTGCTATTAAGTTGCCTCGTCCTGAAATGGATCTAGGGCAGATATTTGTAACATCAGATTACCCACACGGTTTTAAATATAAACCTAATAGCCACCTATATCATCAGTTTAGTACCGTAAACGTTGATGGTCGAGGTAGTGTTGAGAAAGGTAATGGATATACAGATGATATACTTCGTGCTGTTGCATTAGGTATTCGTACTTGCGTATTAGAAGATACGATTAAGAAATTCAATTTAAGAGGTGCTACTAAACAAACCAAATATGCTATTGGTGCAAGAAGCGGATCTGCTCAAGCAACAAGTAGTTCTACTATTGGATCTAAAACAGGATCATCAGGTAGTGGTTCATTTGGTAGCCGTGGCTAATGAACATGAGGTGCGTATGATTAACGTATTTGACAAAATCAAAGAAAATAAAGAAAAGACGACAGCAAACCTAGACAAGACTAAAGAGTGTCCTGTTTGTGGAGAACCAATGGCGCCGTCTTACAGTAAAGGAATTAAGGTATTCACCTGCGTTAAACATAACGTATGTGTGCCTGAAGTAGAATGAGGTCACCATGAGTTTCAAAGTTATTGCATCTAAAGGGCGGCACAAAGTTGTCGCCTTCAATGCTATCCAACAAGGTATAGGTCCATCTGGTGCTAGTATGAGTACGGCAGCACTTTTGGGTACTAATCTTAAAAGTGGTTTATTAGAAGGTATTATTGAAGAATCTTCTAATCAGGAAATACAGGCTATATATCGTGATATTTATTTCCACGATCCAATAGCAGGTGCAGCCGTTGATTTAAAAGCAAACTTACCTTGGTCAGACTTCAACTTAATTGGTGCAACAGAAGAACAACTAAAAGTGTTTATGGATACAATCGAAAGATTGAACCTTAAAACATTACACGTTGAAATGAGTACAGACCAAATGGTATCTGGTGCTTTCTTAGGTTCATTAGTATATAAGAATGGTGGTTTCAGTGATGTAATCCCTTTTGATTATGCTTATGCTAACGTTACACCTAACCCATTGTATAGTGAAGATCCAGTCATTCAAGTAGAAGTTAGTCCGGAGCTTAAAGCATTTGTTAATAGCAATATCCCGGCAGTTAAAGAAATTCATAGTCGCTTACCACAAGATATTATGAATGCCTTACGCACTGCTAAAGAAATTGACTTAGATCCACTTAGTACAATTTACTTACCACGAACTTCATTAAGTACAATCCAAACAGGTGTGTCATATTTCCGCCGTATTTTACCACTGTATTTAATAGAGCGTGTACTTTATCGTGGTACTTTATCTGAAGTTACTCGCCGTCAAAGAAGTACACTTCACATTACAGCAGGTGATGAAGACTGGATCCCTACTTCAGAAGAACTTAGTGAAATCGTTGGTTTATTCCAATCAACAGAGATGGACCCTATTTCTAGTGTGGTTGCCACCCGTAATAGTATTCAAACTAATGAAATTCGTAGTGCGGGAGACTTCTTTAAGTGGACTGATGTAGCAGACCAACTTAGCTTTATGAAGATGCGTGCATTAGGTATCAACGAAAGTTTCTTATCTGGTGATGCCTCTTATAATACGCTAGAAATGGCGATGAGTACATTCATTGAAGATCTTCGTACATATCGTGAACGTGAAACACGCCGTCTATATTATGACAAGTTATTCCCACTAATTGCGGTAGCCAACAACTTCTATAAAGAAGAAAACAAAACAATGGCCGCACGATTACAAACAACTGGTTTAATGAAGACACTAAATGATACAAACAATTTAGTAATTCCTGAAGTACATTGGCATAAACCACTTCAACCAGAAGCTGACCAATCTTATATGGAAATCTTAAATACACTAGAAGAGAAAGGTTTACCTGTTCCATTAAGAATGTGGGCGGCTGCGGGTGGTTATAACCTAGATAAGATTTTAGCTGACCAAGAAGCTGATGCAGAAGTTAGTAAGAAAGTAGAAGAATATAAGAAAGCAGTAAATTCTAATACTGAAGAAGCTAGTCTTCGTGCTATGGCAGGTTTACGACCTCAACATTTCTTAAACCGTGATTATGGTGAGGCTCAAGAAATCGTTGGTTATACTGTTACTGGTAAGAAGAAATATATTCATAACCAGAAACTAGCTAATGAGAAAATGAATACTGCCGCGGCTAAAGCATTAAACAATCTAGCAGATCCTAACGTATTTCAAGCTGCTCTTAAACGAGGTAAAAAATGAAAAATTTGACAAAGCAACAAAGACAATGGGTAATTTCCCGATATAATAAAGTACAAGGTGGTGTGTTCGAGGCACCATCTATGTTAGCATATAAAGCACATTGTTCTAAACACGAACTTAATGATGACAGTTCTTCATTAAAGTGTTGGGCATATTCATATTGTGGTAACAAACCTTATGCAACACTTACTGACAGTCAGAAGACAAGAGTGTGTGCTAAGTTAGAACAGGAGATTAACCAATGGAAGTCGTAAACCTAACAGCACATGGTCTATTAAATCCTTTAGACCTTCATAAAGCGGCTAAACAAAAGAAAGTGATTGCGTCTACTGATAGCATTGATCTTGATACTTCATCAACAGGTATTGGTAATGGCTTACAATTAGATTTATCATTTTTACCGTTCGCGGCTAAACAATATAACATTAGTGCAAACATTATGGACTACATCTTAGTACCAGTGTTTGTAATCCCGGCATCTATTCCTAATCGTAATACTGTTGGGTTCTTATTAGAAGACTTAGCACGTTTCAACGTAGAACTAGGTATGCAACACTATAAAACATGGCGAGGCAAACCAACATTCTATGAACATAAGAATGACAATCCATTAGAGGCTAATGGTATCATTTTAGATACTGTGTTAAATAAATCTCAGAAAGGTAACTATTGGAAGGTTATCAACTACATGGCTTTTGACCGTACTAAATATTCTGATCTTGTTCAACGTGTTATTCGCCGTGAAGTATCTACATATAGTATGGGTGCAACTGTTACTCATTACGAGTGTAGTATTTGTGGTCGTAAGATTGGTAACTGTAATCACTTCACTAAACGTGATCGCCATCTTAAGTTAATCGACACAGGTTTAGATAGACCAGAAGTAGCTTTCATGGTTGGTCGTAATCCAGTAGGTTTTGAAACAAGTATTGTGGAAGATCCGGCTTGGGTTGTTGCACAGAATGATTACGTGCAAGAAATGAAATAATAGATCACTTGTTACAGTGATGAAAAAATGGATCGATTAAGTTGCAGATCGTATCTAGCGGTGTATTGTGTTTTCCTTAGTGTGTAAGGTTTTGAATACCCTATCCAATTCCCATCAAAAGATACACATCAAAACACTTTTCACGTTTAACCAATTCAAAAATTAAGCGTATATTCGCTTTATCCTTGCATTTTAAACTTTCATTTTACCATTTATTCAAACAATGCACAAAATGCGCGCCTGTGCGTTTTATTAGCGTTAATTGCTATGCGTATTTATACAGTGTTTCAGTATTTTTATGTTATTTTGAGATGAAAAAACCCAATGCACCTAAGAGTTTATCACAGAGTATACAAAAGGATTTGGTGCATCGGGTGGGGTGGTACAACAACATACCAAGGCTAAGGTACTTAGAACTTTATTCCAGTCCTAGATGCTGTTTCCAGACATCCATATATTCAGGATCAATGTAATGACCTAATTCAAATAGTAATGCTCGCTCAAATGTACCGAACTTTTCAATTTGACGTCTCACGTTTTTCCAGAAACCATTATGTACTGTTATAGCACGATTGGTCTTTCTTAACGTTTCAAGATTGACACCTTTAATATCGTCAATGCTTGGAGCGGTAGCACCTAATGCTTTCGCTAATGGATTAAGAGCTAGCTTAGAACTAGACTCTGTTGCCATTACAAAGTTTAATGCCGCAAACTTTTCAACGATTATGTCTTCTTCATCTTTATTGTGTGCAAGCCCAATAGTATAAACATCAGGGTTACGGAGCTTTTCCATATCTACACTATGACAATCATAGATATAAAATGGGGGTAAATTAACTGGTAGCTTTTTCATACTTAGCAAGTTCCTCAAGTGATAAATTCAATAGATCATTCAATGTTGGTTCGGCCGAACGTTCAATCATATCGTCAGCGGCATCATTAGTAGGTGCTGACTTACGAAGTTCTTGTCGTTTAGCATATTCTTCAACTGAGGTACTATCTAATTTGTTTAGTGTACCTAGTGATCTAACGTGTTTAAGAAGATACTTAACATCAAATGGTTCAACTGATGTTCCTTTACACAATGCATCGTAGTTGATTGCTTTACCTTCAACTTGTTTATCTTTAATGGTTACAAAGATCTTACGAGCTTGTTGTCCATCTTCCGTATTAAACCATTCTACTAATTTAGCTATTGCTTCGTCGTCAAGACCTAAACGTTCCATACGGTTCTGTAATGATTGAAGTGATTCCCCACTTAATAACCATACGATATAACTAAACGTAATTGCACGGCGTTTTTCAGGTACTCGGGACTTCATAGTAAGGTTTAACAACATTGAAGTCAATGATCCTTTAACACGTTGTAGTAAATTAGGAATAAGTTTCGCACTCATATCCGGATTTACTTTATATTCACCACGAAGTAACTTCACAAACTCAACCCGGAAGTGTTCATAATCTAAATGGTTTAAGAACCAACGCACACCATCTTTAGATATTGCATCTACTACTGGGATAAGTGCGGTTTCTAATAACATAGGGCTGTCGAATACGACCACACATTGTTTACCGATGTTGTCTATATTCTGTTTGAATACATCAACACTAGGACAAAGTAGTACGGTACTGTTTTCCTTAATTTCTTCATTAAACCCTAAGAATTGAAAGCGAAGTTTCTTCTGTCTTTCAGGTGGTTGTTCTTCTTTGAACTGTTCCATGTACGCTTTAATATCGTATGGGCTTGTAGCAGTAATGCCTATAACTTTCATTTGAAAATCCCCAAGAGTTTTCTATATGTTCTAATAAGTACGTTTTGCTTTACAACATTAGGTGGCGGAGCATATTTCTTATAAGTGTTATACGCAGTCAGATATCCAATCAAGTGAACTCTGAACTGGTAGGCATCTTGACCATAGTTTGCTTTCTTAGCATAGAGGTCTCGCCAGTCAAGACGCACACCGTTTAATGCGTGTTGTTTACCTGTAGTGTATGCGATGTTATATATGAGAACACACAGATCTCTAGTATGCGGTCCCATGCCCCGAATGTAATCATCAAATACCATTATTGCTCCTCAATATATGTAGTATCTTTACTTTTAACAACTGTTAATGTAGTTCTATTTACAGACTTGTCAGCACCTATATCATTAGGGGTAATGAATATAATATGCGGAACAATCTTATTAAGTGCAGGTAGGAATTTATCCACCAGTAGTTCTCTAGTTGGTTTATCTAGTCCGGCTTCAAATTCATCTAACACTATTAGATTAGATCTACGGTTGCGTGGGATCAACGGTAAACAGGCTATCATAAATAATAAGCTAAATGAACGGCTTTCAGCACCAGATAAGAAACGGATATCTGATGTTCGTTTAGAACGTGTTGCCATAATATCAAACTTATTAAGATCTATATCAAGACTGAACTTAAACTTCTCGGGGAATAATAAGTGTGCGTATTCATTCATGTTAGCCTCTATACGAGCGGCCAACTGTTTCATAACACTTAACTTAATACCTTTGTTAGAATAAGCAACAAGTAATGCCTCGTATAATGGCAGATCTTCAAGCTCTTTATCTAATGCGGATATCTTCTGTTCAAGATCTTTAGTGCGGGCAACATTATGTTCATAGTCATTAACTTGTTTCCCATACTTTTCTACTACCTTTTTAGCAGACTTGACTTTAGGTTTAGCACCAATATCTTTAATGCTGTCTTTAGCTTTTAGATAGTCAGCTTTAACTGAGATCCACGTTTTAATGTCTTCTGATTTAGAAGTGTCGATCTCAGGTTTGATCTTCATTAGCTTTTCAGGTTTATCAATCACATCATATTTGTAGATGTCAATCTTACTTGGCTTAGACACTTTCTTAATTTTCTTCAAGGACTTTAATGATTTCGCTTTATGCTCATTCCAAAGGTTTTCTTTCTCACGTTTTAAACGAGCTGTTTCTCTAGCAACATCACGAGATGCTTGCAGTGATTTAATTTGTTGTTCTAATTCAGAGACGTGTTTCTTAAAGTGTTTGGTATCAATTTTAGAACCACAATAAGAACACACTGACTTACCTTTATTTAATTTAAGGTCGTCCAGTTTAGAGATAGCTTCTTCTAATTGAGCGGTTACTACATTGATGTCGATATCATTTTTAATGACTATCTTATCAGCACGTTTCTTATCTTTTAAGAGATCAGCGTACTGTTCAGTTGCCTCGATGTAGTTGTCATAGGCATCTTCTGCTTTACGCTGTACTTCCGCACAATGTTTTTGAAGTGCCTTACCTTTTAACTTGGTATCAAATAGAGATTGTAATTTCTTCTCATGTGCTTGCCATTGTTCATATTTAGATGTATTCTTCTTAACATTGGCATTGTGTTGTTTAGCACGATCATTGTGTCGCTTAACATTAAATGCATCGGCCAGTATTTGAACATGAGTGTCTTCATGTCCGTTATAATGTTCCAAGTGTTTATACTTAGAAACCGTATTCTTATAAAAACTTTGACGAGTCTTTTCTAATTGCCACTTCTCGTATTTCTTGATTGTTTTCTTAGCGGCAAATATTTTGGATTTGATGTCGTCTATATCAATATCGGCTAACTGTATTTCACTTAACTGCGAAGCATACACCGATCTTTCAGATGTCTTATGTGATAGTTCCTTAATACGTTCAGAAATCTTAGTGCGTACTATATCGAAGTCTTCTAGTCTAAATATATTAGAGAAGAAATTTAGACGAGCAGTCGGAGTACCAAACTGTAGGTCATTAGGACGGCGACTATCTAAATAAGTGAACGCATAAAACTCTTCTTCCGTTTGGGGAAGAATATCATGAATAAGGTTTTCAGCAATACTCGAAGTTCGTGCCTCTACATTAGTGCCGTCTTTTATGATGTCGTACTTAACACTTGACTTCGGCATTGACTTAATAAAGCTGTAATCGTGTCCATCGACTTCAACATCAAGACGTATAGAAGAACCAGTAGTGAACAATGACTTCTGTTTAGTATTGTATTTGAAATGTTGGATCGGGCTAACTAATAATGTTTTACCTGCACCATTAGCTCGACCCGATAGACTGGCATTTAGATTGCGACCCTTAACGATAGTAGTACCTACTTTATCTAGCGGTACTACCACGTTACTGTATCCCATACAATCTAAAGTCATAGACTTGTATTTAAACATATTTGTAACCTAAAGCAAATAAGGACAACAAAATGATTAGACCTGCAACTAAGAGTGTGGGTTTACTTTCAATATGGATACCTTTACCATAGCTTTCAAAACCTGCTTTATAACCTTGAGCATAGTAATCTAGTAGTTCAGGAGAAGCAACAACACAATCAGGTTTGTCATCATATTCTAGTTTGTTTCGTGCATCGGCCGAACCACTTACGTATCCCCATTGATAACTATCTTCGATTGCTTGCATACGTTCTGCATAGCTTAATTGAGCTAGTCTAGTCTTTTGACTTTCGCGTCTTGTTTTTGCTTTTAGCTTTTTTTGTCTTTTGTTCATTACAATATCCCATTAAATGAGCGGTTAATAGATGTTCTCCGTTTACCACGTAAGAAGCCATTTCGGATTTTAGTTGAGTTAAACTCTTATGCACTAATGCAACTAATTCTGGTGAAGGCATACCATTGTCAGACAAGTAATTGAATAATGCTCTATTGACTTTGGTCTCCCAAATCTTCTCATGTTTACCTATTAAGAGTTTATTGAGAAGATAATAGTTGAGCATTAACACTTTATTGATAATCTGTGTATAATCTTCCGCATCTAGGATTGCACGTTGCAAACGTTTAGGATCGTTAGAATAAATACCGATTAAAATATTAAGTGTTGTCTTTTCAGTATCAAGATCAACTGTCTTGACGCTGAGGTCAGAAACCATTTGTTTGATTTCTTTCTTACTTGGTTTACCATCGTGTCCACGAATTGCTGTATTAACAGCCTGCAATATTTGCACTGCATCTCTAACGTGTCCACCAGAAGCTTCTGCAATATCAAGTGCGTATTTCTCTTTCACCCATTTAAGTTTAGCATCTTTCGCAATAGAAATCAAGCGTTCTGCTATTTCTTCACGGGTTGGTTTATTAAGAATAAGTTGAGTACAACGACCACATACTGCTTTACTATTTGGAATTTTATCCGGATCAGTAGTTGCTAAAATCCATAGCGTATGCTCTGGTGGTTCTTCTAAAGGTTTCAGCAAGGCATTAGCCGCTTGCATTGTCAAGCGATGGCAATTTGAACTAAGCAGGTAATTATCACTATTTGGTTCTCTGACCCAAAAGTTGTGATTGTTAGCAACCGTAAAATCATGCACTAACTGTTCACGATTTACGATTTCAATCTTAGATATTTTCATAATATCTCCATTGGTTTTAAAAATAACGTAATTACTTTCATCAAATAACTACAACTTAATAGAGGTTTACATTATGGCAAAAGGCATTGACATAAACGAAGCATATAGAAGAATCAAACCAATCAACCCAGATTTAAAAATCCTTGAATACAATGGTTGGACGCTCAAATCAAAAGTAACAGATGGTGAATATACTTATGACTGTAGACTTGAAACAATATTTTCAGGTAAAAAACCTTGGGCTAATCACCCCGTTAAAGGGAAAGATTCTAAATATACAAAAGGTATTACAAAAGAAGAAGCACTCGAAAGACTAAAAGAAGTTCTACCAACCGTTAAAATAAAGGATTATAAAAGTTGGACAAAAGAATGCTCCTTCTATTGTACTGAAACAAAACTAAAATGGAAGAATAGACCGCATATAGCGTGTATGACCATTCTGTGTGGCAGACCTAGACAGAAGACTGATTGGTTTAAGCATTACACAAAAGAATTTAAAATTAAATTCAAGTCAAAGTATAAATTGATAGAATACAAAGCGAGTAAGAGTATTATAAAATGCAAAAAGCACGGAGAATTTGTTCATCAACCTTGGTCGAGTTTAAATCAAAGATTCTGTGGTTGCAAACAGTGTTTAGAAGAACATCTAGTTAAAAGACAAGAAATGTCTCTAAATGAACAACGAAAAACAGAATACCCTAATGGGGTTAAGTTCCTCGATAAAACTCGTTTTGGTCGATTATATAATTGTCCAATACACGGAAACTTTTATTCAACAGAATCAAAAGTATTGAAAGGTTGTGGTTGCTTACGTTGTATTGCAGATCAATATGCTCATACAGAATTAGCTTTGAAAATACCTAAAGGAATAAAACGATTACCATTTAAAGATCACCTAAGAAAACTACGCCTACACTTTACTTGGCTAAAAATTAAGAAGTCAAAAACTAAAGGAAACGTTAAGTGTACTTGCCTAGTGTGTGGTCATAAATGGGAAACCAACTATCAAAATTTGAGAAGTTCCCGAATGGGTTGCGTTAAATGCGGTACACAATTAACGAAAACTAAAACTTCTAATGAACCTAAAGTTCATACTAGCAAGTCGGGTAATAACTCCGTTAAAGGAAACCAGTGGCTATTATTCTTAGAAAAGAAACTCGGTTTAACATTACAAGGTGCACATCATATTGGCGAGAAGATGATACAATTATCAAAACAAAAAGCCTTTGTTGATGGATATTGTGAAGACACCAATGAAGTGTTTGAGTTTCTCGGTGACTATTGGCATGGAAACGCCTTGTCTAAATTCAAAGACAAAGATAAATATGCCAATACCATTAAACGGTTACAAGAAATAGCAAGCCTCGGATATACAGTCCACTACGTTTGGGAATCTGATTTCGATAAAGGTCTTGCTATTTCAGGTACTTTTTATTCTACAAAGGTTTAAGTAAGAAATCTTCACCTTCCGTTAAGTATTGTGCTTCTACGTATTGCTGACGATCTACACTCCACATCTTATGTGTAGGTGTACATTCAAAAATAGAACCGTCTTCTAACGTAAAGCGACATAATTGTTGTGTCATTCGACTGAATACGTTTGACACAACATTAGGTTGGTGTTCCCCTGATTGAACATCACAAGACATAACAATGTCCCCATCGACAATATCTTCAATGTTCTTTTCAGTGCCATCGCCCATTAACACTTTATAACCTGTTGGTAAACACTCGTCTAGCAGTATAACACGAAATCTACCACGAGGTCTAAAACTAGACGACTCAATTAACTTACGGATTGTTTCAATGTTACCACTTTCAGAAGCATTGACTTCTACATAGTCCATACTAGATAGATCGTCCATAGCCTTACAGCTATCGCATTTACCACACGCATCCATAGTTTCACAGTTAAGGTATCGTGCAATCATACGGCTGATTGTAGTTTTGCCCGTCCCTGATGGTCCCACCAACATGAAGGCGTTAGGAACATCTTTCGCTTTTAGCATACCGCGAATACCACTAATGATTTGCTTATGACCTGCTAGTTCTTCTAATTTCTTAGGACGATACTTTAAGGCAAATGTTTCATTGGTTTTGATATCGCTCATTAGTGTTCCCCACGTTTACCTGCATAAATACAATGCACTACATAGATAGTATCATATGCTGTTTCTTTAGTTTGTTCTACTTTCAGTTGAATGTATCTTGATGTCTTTGCACCATGTAATGTTTCATCAACTGTAACAAGATCATTTACTTTAAGACCTGATACACCATCTTCGTTATCGGTCAAAATGGTGTCTTTGCCGATACCCAATGCTAAGAATTCGTTTCGTTCTTTTTGTATAATAACCATATGTGCCTCTATAATGATTTTACGAGTTTAATTGCTTTCTTGATTTGCTTTTTATCAAACCCATTAGCGGCTAAGAAATCTGATAGCCCATCTGTTATAGACCATTCAATGTTCTCCGTTTCTAAGAGTGCAGTCAATATTGCACTGTCTGAATATGATTTACACTCTACAACATTTTCATGTTCAGACAGCCAATCGTCAGGTAGTTCAAACCCTTTATAGAAAACACGATAGTGTGTATCTTTATTGTTGGATATCTCCGCTAATTCCTTAATGGACTCTGCTTTGATTGTCTTTAAGGTGAATGGCTTATCAGCAACAATAGATTTAAACTTAACATCTACTTTCTTTCCAACCTGATTAACACGGAAATGGCAGAAACGTTTGTCAGGTAGTTCCCCGAATGTTGTTTGAAAGAGAGTACCCGGATATATAGTACGTTCAAGTTCCTGTGGTGTATGTAGGTGTCCCATTATCCAAAAGTTTTTACCTTTAGGTGTTGGTTCACCATGTCCACCATTAGGCATACCATTATCACGCAATGCTCCAGGTCTTTCTAAATGTGCAAAGCATAGACTATGTTTTTTGAGTGGCTCTTTGTATGGAAAGCTAAGGAACTCAACATCAACACCGTCTATGACTACACTATGATGACCTGAATACAGATGAACATTAGGCATAACATTTCTTGAAGTAAACAATTCTAAGAATGTTAAACTGTTTACGTCTTTCTGTTCAACATCGTGGTTGCCTAATATGATATGATGTTCAAACTCTGTTTCATCTAATACAGTAGAACCAAATAATTGTTTTGAGTAATCGCTTAGATAAGGCTGATCTGCTATATCACCAAGATATACGATATGGCGAATACCATGTTTTCTAGCATAGTCATATACCTGTTTCATGGCGACTACTTTAAGTTGCTCTGCACGTTCAATACCCAAGATTGATTGTAGTCTTGGTTTATCAAAGTGTAAGTCTGGCATTGTTACAAACTCAAACATTTCTCTAGCACCATATCACGGATTTGTTCTTCTGAATACCCTTGTTTACGCAGAGTACCACTATAATCAAACTTATCAATGTCCGGAATCAAGTTTAGTTCATTCACTTGATCTACTACGATACCTGACTTTTCAAGAAGTTCGATACTCTCATAGTCATTTTTATAACCGTTGTAATATACCACCCGTTTAATAAAACCAGACATAATAATATGTTTCGCACAATCAACACATGGAGCAGTGGTAACGTATAGCGTACAGTTATCAGAACATGGAACATCATTCAACTTATAGATTGCATTATGCTCCGCATGCACCACACTTAACTTTGTAGCACCTGCATGAAAGCCAGATTCTATTTCACAACAATTAGAGAAACCTGGGAGTGTCCCATTAACACCGTCTGCAATAACACGAGGTACGCTCTTAGAATAATCAACAATAAGACAACCTACTTTCTTGCGAACCGCATAGCTTTGTTCCGCTAGTGCATATGCCATCTTGATATAAGATCTATCTCGTTTAAACTGGCATGAATGTTTCTTCTGTGGTTTAGGTGGTATATCTAACATAGTGCGTCCTTAGATAAGAGCGTGGATAATGTTACGAACACTAGGATCATTTAATACTACATCACTCCAAGGTTCTAATGTGTATGGACAGTGGGCGATGAGATTATCAGACTTCTCACCTTTAGTGAATTTAATAAAGTCAGTTTCTTCAGCACCATCTGTAATCATGATGTCGTGGCTAGTGTATTTAGTACGAAGTAAGAACACAACACCTGTGTGAAGTTTATCTACATCAGTATTTACTAGATTAAGTTCACCTAATAAGTATAGGTCGTTAGCAATCCAGAAGTCATCTTCAAAACACGTCAAGTTCTTAGGCTTGTCGCTAGGTGTATGTTTAATACCAACTTCTTCATATAGCTCTTGTTTAAGAGTAGTGAAGATAGTGTGTCGAGGTGCAACAGTTGAATAGCCATTAGCCTTACGTTGAGTACGAATAGTATCAATGCTAACGTGTCCACCTAAACCGATAGACCATTTACTATTTAAACGATCTTCATTTCCTTTACGGCGATATACAACCAACTTGTTATCTCGTGTTAAGATTAAACAATATGGGATTAGATGTCGTGTGCCATTAGCTGTACGATTGTCATCTAAGTTGTAGCGTGTTGAAATGATCCACATGTGGTCGTTGAAGTTTGGACTAGGTACATTACCTTCACGCAAGCATAATGGGAGCGTTGCTGTTTCCATTTCCTGAGATGCTAAACAAGGTGGGCATTGTGTGAATTGGAAACCGATTGTTGGTTTATAATTAGTGATACCTAATACTAATTCAAAGCTAGACGCTTTCATATTTTCTCCTAATGTATTGTCGTATGGAATGTTGTATGGAATTGTGGGTAAGCAGATAGATCTAAACTGGTTGTTATTTTGAGTGTACCTAAACTACGATAGTAAGTTAGATAAGGTACTTCATTCCAACTCAGGAGAACAAAGTCATTTATTAACTCTGGTATATTAACTAGATCTAATACTGCATTGGTAGGTTTTATTTTAAAACGTTTAACCAACCAATCCGGAATAATTTTAACTGGTACGTCTGCAATATAAAGTGTTCGCCAACCTGCTGTAACTTGTGGCACGTCAGACATAACACCTAGTGTTACACGTTGTTCACTAGGATCATAAAGTGTTGTTATATCAACTTCATTATACCCGTAGTCTTCAGCAATATCTCTAAGGTAATGAAGAAGAGCAGTCAGCTTTGGGCGAGCATTTTCTACCTTCTTAATCATTTTATCATATCGTTTCGGACTACAAGTAAGATAATAATCTTTCAAGTTGTTCATCAGTAAGTCCCTGGGTATCAATATCATTTAAATTTTGTAGTATCATCTGTTTACAATCAACCAAGTAATATTTACCTGCAGATCTAATCAATACTTTAATGTCTTCGTCTTTAAGAAGTGATAAAACGTAAGATGTTACTAAAGGTAAGTTTTTGTGTAAGCTAGACCATGCTTGTAACTTGTATAATTCTGTAATAGACGGATCTAACTTGAAGTCTTTTGGTAGCAGTTCTTTAACAGGGTTTTCAATATAGATTAGAGTAGCGATGTCGTCATCATATGACTCTAAGTCTATTGGATATTGTGTTGGTTCTAAATAAGGTAAGTAGTTAATGCCTTTAATATCTTGCATTAAACATTGTTTCGTATAGTTAAGAATAAAGTGTGCAATACTGTAAGGGGTATAAACAATGCTACACTTCTTGTATTTATCTAAATCCCGAATATCAGTCAAGTCTTTTTCAATGCTCTTGATTAGAGCAATATCAGTAGATACAACCAATAGTTGTTGTTCTACTTTAACTGGTGGCTTAACATCTAAACACACTACGAGGTTAGCACTTGATTTAACAGTTTCTTGTCTGGTATATCCAGTCAGATAAATACTAAAAATGCTTAGGTCGCACATACCAGACCAAATTCGGTATAGTAAGTTAGCAGTAACAACAGAATCTGGGTTGTCTTTATTATAGCAGATTTCTACTGTTTTATAATCTTCAATGTTATATTGATGTTGGTTGTCGTTTGTCATGTCGCTCATAATACTTTATACCGTTTTGTTATCCGTTTACTGATACCACCTCGCCAAGCCATTCTTAGCACGATAGCTTTTTTGTTAGCACCACTAATATCACGTATCTTAGATTTTCGGGCTGTATATACAAGACCAGTCTTTTCGCTTAATACCAAGATACCAATATCTTTTTCTAATGATGTCCGGATTTCCTGTTCATGTTTGGTGTATATATCTTCAGGAAAAGCGAAGTACATTTTATTACAGTAAGGTAAATAATCTGTGTACTTTTTATCGCCACGAAAGTCAGCTATAGATTGTTTAATTTCAACACCAACAATATCTTGTTTAGGGTGTAAGCATATTAAGTCCATGCGGCGTTTACCCCAACGCTCAACACCAAGTTCGGGATAACAACTATACATATAGTGGCTAAAGTAATAAATGCAGGCGAGAAGTACCTTGTTAGTACGAGCTCGCCCACCTTCATCATTAGCTAGACTTCGTATCTTGGCTAATGTTGTTTGCATATGCGTCCTTAATTTTTGTTAGTAGGAAACCAAAGTCAAAACAAATGTTGTCTTTAGGCACTAGACCTGCAGATAACGGTAAGTCGTCAAGACTACTAAAGTCGCATAAGATAAATACTGGCTTATTACGAGCAACAGCGTATGCTACTTCAGAAGCTGTACCTGCACCCCACGGATATTGCATGACTAAAAAGTCTGATCTGTCAATATCGGAGAAATCAATCTCAGCACGTTCCTTAACATAGTAATGGAAGTCTTGATTACGCTCATACTTATCTTTAATGATTTCCATATCAGCGTCTGGCATTGGCATTGTATATGCCCAAGTAGAAGTAACATCTACATTATGTTGAGCCAACAGAAATGCCAGTAGTTTAACATTTGTTCTGTTATACGAACTAGAGGCAATATACGCTTTCAATTTACGTTGGTTTCTTGAAAGCGGTACTGTTATTCTAGTTTGATCTTTAGGTGGGGACACAAAGTCCCCGAATGGTTTACTCGTCATCTTCATCATCAGCACCTTCATCTTCTTCGTTCAAGTCATCAGCCTCTAACAACTTGATTAGGTCTTTGATTTTAGATTTCTTAGCGTTTTTCTTGTCCATAAGACCACGCTCTACCACTTCATCAATGATTTCATCGTCAGCCCATTCATCGTATGGTACTTCATCTTCTTCATTAAGACCACTAATGGTTTGATAGTACAAGTCAAGACCTTCACCTGAACGGATTTGTTTAAAACAGGTTTCACGGATTTTAGGGTTCTTATCAATACCTAAACGCTGACACTCTTCTTTTAATGCTTTGCCTTCTAATAAGATCAATGCTTTGAAGTCTAACCATTTAAGTTTAGGGCTTGTCCAGTTACCAAGAGTAATGGTGAAACCACGACCCATAGTACCTTCAAGTTGTCCAGTAGCGACTAAGTACTGGAAAGAATCCCAAACGGGGCAGAAACCGTGAGCTTTACCTATTGGGTCGCTTAACCAAAGTCTATGCCAAGCCTCAACGTTAGGTGTGCCATATTTATTTTTAATAGCACGGAGATGGATATAACGATATGTATCAACCCCAGATTTAAATTGAACTGAATCTTCTTCTTCGGTTGAACCTTTTCCATGTGGTACACTTCGTGCTGTGTGTTTAATACGCACATCAGAAGCAAACTTCGGAGCTTGTCCACCAGGTTCATATTCAGGATTACCCATCATAGCACCTGGATTTAAACGGATTTGGTTTACTACCAAGATAGTACAATGTTTACGTTTTAGACGACCCTTAACTTTAGGAATGTGTTTAGCATGACCACGAGCAGAGATCGCCATAGCATTTGTGCCTTCATCTTCATCATCAGCCTCCGCTACTAAAGCAGGTAGAGAGTCCACAATGAACAATGCTTGCATACTACCACCGTCTAATGACTTGATAGCAATTTTGTTGTATTGGTCGCCAATTTTCTTATTGCCTTGACCTTTAAATTTACTAATGTTTTCTTTAGTACGGTCAAACAATAACCACCAGTCGCCGTCAATATACGCTTTGTCAGGTAAACGTTTTAAGATAGCACTGATTGATTTCCATGTGCCTTCTAAACTGTTATCTGATGTGTAACGAATACGAGGTGGGATTACCCATTTACCAGTTTTAGGATCTGATACACCGAATGCTTTCTTAACATCAAACTCACGAGCAACACCAGAGCTACGTGCCATTGTTTCAATGTAGTCTGCTGATGTAGAACCTTCTGCATCTCGCATATCAATTAGTGGTACGTTAGAACCATAGACCGAGCTTAGTATGTTCATCATTGTGCTCGACTTAGCACTACCCTCGCCACCAAAGAACGTATACCAACCTGCGGGATAAATACCACCATTAAGAACAATATCAGTCATTAGTAGACCAGTTGATACTGTGGTACTGCGACGTGCTTCTACGTCAGTTGTTGAGGCTGCTAAACGGAATTTACGTTGGATTTCATCAACGATTTCAGTTGCACCTATAAGTTTGATTACATCATATACCGAAGATTGTTCGGTAGTTTCTTCTTTCTTTTTAGCCATAGTGTGTCCCTAATAATAAACGACAATGCGAGTTCTATAAAAGCCGTCATCACTTGCACTAATAGTTTGAGCGGTAATAAATTTAGGTGTAATATTGTTTTTAGCACACCATAAACATAGTTCGCTTTCGCTACTGAACGATTTAAATTTTAATTCCATAGTTTGTTCCCATAAAATAAAAGGGAGGTCAGTGCCTCCCTTATTAACCGCCGTTAAAACGGAAGTTGCTTAATCCAGTCTTCAACAGCTTTTTCTAAAGAACTATTCGTCGTCTTCTTCAAGCAATTCAATAAGTTCTTCTTCGTCCATTTTAGTAGCTTTAGCTTTCTTAGCAAGACCACGTTTAACTACTAATGCAACAAGCTCTTTGTGTGTCATATCTTCATAGTCAGGCTCATCATCTTCGTCTTCGTCATCTTCGTCATCTTCGTCATCTTCGTCTTCAGCTAATTCAGCAATAGCGTCTTCCAATTCTTCAGGATCAGCTTTTGCTAATGCTTTTTCAAGATCTTTACGTTTAGCTTTCTTAGCCGCTTTTTCTTTCATAAGCTCAAGCTCTACGACTAATTGACGAAGTTCATCATCAGATAAATCTTCTAACAAGTCAGCTACAGATGGCTTTTTACCTTTCTTAGCTTTGCCTGCTTTTAACTGATTTGCCGCATCTTTAATATCTTCTGCAGAGATACCGTTTGCGATAAGTGCTTCTAAAATTGATAATACTTTGGACATATATGTTACCTTTTGTTTAATTAAACCTTGATATATTAGGTGGAATACACCACCTACACGTTATAATGTTTTCTTAGATTTCTTTTTCTTCTTGTCTTTCTTAGACTTTTTGTCTTTCTTGTCAGACTTAGAAGATTTATCTTTTTTGGATTTTTTGTCTTTCTTAGACTTTTTCTTTTTGCGATCAGACAAATCAAGGTCATCTTCGTCTTCTTCATCTTCATCATCTGATAAATCGCCTGCTTTAGCTAACAATGCTTTTGCTTCTTGTCTAGCTTTTTCAAGGCTTTCTTTTTTCATCGCTGTTTCAGTAAAGTCTAAGTTCCATAACAAGTATGATTGCTCATCTTTAGTTAATGGACTGTGGTCGCCTTTTTGCACTGACCATTTAGTAGCACCAGGTGCATCTGGGTCAAACGCAATAAAAATATCGCAACCATATTCAGGATCAGACAATTCACAATTCACAACCTTACCTTTAATTTTGTGTTTGTTCATTGTAATGATCTTTTGAAGTTGTTTAGCAACACCGGAAGGTACGCTTAACACACGAACTGGTGTCCACGTTTTCGACGCCTTACCGTCCATTAAACCAGTTTTGCGTTCTGACTTAGACGGTTTTTCTTTCTTGCGTGGTTCAGAATCTTGAATATCACGCACGATAGCATTAACAAAGTAACGCTTAGAAGTCGTTTCACGATTAGGTAAATCTTGATACGGATCTTCAATGGTTTCATCAAAGCTATCTGTGTATGGGTCAAAGTTTAGTGGAACCTTTGGAATTTTAAATTCACCCTTACTGGTTTGAATTTGAATCCAGTGCGTAGCGTAACTAAACACATCACCTACTAAACGAATTTGTAAGAAATCTGAAGTGGGTTTCAGAAGTTCTACAAGCTCATCTATACGTGGTGGCTTAGTATCGCTATTAACATTGGCATCCCCAAATCCACGACCTTTTGCACTTCGTTTCATTAAGTTTTCTCCTGTTTAACGAATATAAACTGAATAGCCTTTACTACTCAGTCTTTTGATTAGTTTCTGCAACTTGACGTCTTTGTCATTAGCAACATTGTTTAATAGTATTGCACAGGCTTTGCCATTTGTCAAGCTAAAAATAAGCTCCGCTAAATCCTGTGGATTGCCTCGGTGAAGTAATCCTTCAACAATTTCACCGTTGATTACAACATCTGGTGTATCACTAAAACTCATCTAAGTTTTCCCCTAGTTCTAAGTATTTGATTGCATATTCATTGGGATCAACCAGTTTCGCTAATTCATAAATTAAGCGTCTTTGTTGTTGTTCATTTACAATATCTATACTGGTACTACAACACATATCTTCCGATTCCATTATTTCATCATTGAGCTCTACACTCATTGAATGAATCTCACTACCAGATGGTACAATGTATGCTGTCCCATAATAGTTAGTATGGTGGTTCCGATATTTAGTTATCCATATATCAAGATATGATTTAAAAGCACCTTTCGATAAATTGAAATGATCCACTGCTTTGTTAAAAGCCAAAAAGTAGTTCTGCCGAATTTCTTCAGGGTCAGTAACAAACTTTGAATTACGGCTATCATAGTTAGCCATCTTCTCAATATACAGAACATAGTGTGATAACAATATATTCTTTAATTCTAAGAATTGACTAACACAGAACTTAACGTGTTGATATACACCGTATAGATCTGCTGTTGTAGCGGATACGCTTTTATGATAGTTACGTAAATCTATGTGGTAACTCTTTTTAAACCCCGACACAATAACATCATCATATTGAGTAAGATTAGAAACAAAACCTTGCAATATTTGCATAGTAAGATTTCTATCTAATTGTAGGCTCTCAAAGTTTTCAATGGTTGGATTAGCAATAAAGTTTATATACAGAGATATTGACTCTCGCCAATTCAATCCATTAGATACCGCTCTCTTTTTATGAATGTGCTGATAGTTGATTAACTGTGCGACATGTTCTTGTACGAACGTTGTTGTCTGCAATAAATGGTTAATCCCACTATATAAGATACTGTCTAATACTGAGAACCATTGAGCGGAACTGTACTGATCTTTATCAAACAAGTCCTTATTATTGTTTAAAAGTTCTGAGTATGTTTTCATATCTATTTCATCTTAAGAAGTTTTTCGATTACAACTAGCCCGTGTTTGCAAAGAATTGGTACAAAGCGAGGATTTGTGGTAAAAGATGGTTCACCGTTCGATCTGCGGATCACCGCACTACCATACAGGCTTAACGCATATTCACAATAGTACATAAAGAATTCACAGTCGCAATCTAGTTTAATTCTTGCATTACGATCTTTTATATCAGTGCCTGATAATAATGTGATCTCTTGTTTGTGAATACGAGGTTGTTGTCCTAGTTCATTTGTGCGGGTTTCACACAAATACATATTCTTCTTAGGATCAAATTTGATCTTTGTTGGTGTTACAAAACCTCCGTTATACTTTACATAGGGAGGTGTGTTAGCAACAAGCTGACGGGCAGTTAAACCGTCAAGTTGTTTACGGCGAGTATTATTAGCAACACGCCGTTTTTGTTGTCTGCGTAACTGTTCCGCGGCTAGTCGTTCAGCCACAGAAGGTCGTGGGAGTTTCATTATGCCTCCTGAACTAAGTCTTTAAGGGTTTTGCGTGTTTCTTTCTTAATTTTTACTTTGACTTCAACCTTCTTAGCTTTCTTACGCTTATGCTTGCCTGGGAGTGCAACGAAACCTGAGCTTTCACGCAAGTGTCCTTGTACACCGGTTACTTGTTTTTTCTTATCAATCTTAACGTGTTTCTTTTCAGAATCTGATTGGTTAATAAAACTATCTAGTACACGTTCCATACGAACTCGTATTGGGTCATCACTATCCAGACTGTTGTTAAACACTTCAGGTTCTTCTTCGTCAACATCAGGAGTTGTTCCAAATAATGACGGTAATTCAGATTCACCATTTGCGTCTGTTAAGAAGTATGCACAGGTTCGAGCCGCATAATCAGCACCACCTTCAGCAAACGCATCCACGTAATCAATACAAGCCAACGTTTCATCTTGTCCATTACGGCGTGTTTGGAATTGAGAACGAAGTAACGCTTTAAGATCATCTTTAGTGGCTGTGTCGATAATATCATACATAGCCTGAGTATGTTGAGTAAAGCGGAACAAGTTATGATACATCAATAAGAACGCCAATATATTCCCGGTGAATGAATTAAGTACATCCATATATTTGATTGCACTACACACCGCACAACTACAAGGCAACGTTTGACCTGCGTTTGGTTTATTAGTCATATCCCCAATTACATAATGACGAGGTGGTTGCTCAATACTTGGACATAAGAAGTAACCTTTGTTCATAGCCTCTTGTAGGAATGTACTAGCGTCTGATGTAATGTAAGGTGCAATACCCTTAGATGCCATACGCATTAACGGATATATTTGTCGAATGTTACCTACACCTAATGCGTGGTAATGTTTATACTGACGACCAGTCGTCATAATGCGACAAATAATATCAATAGAGTTCATTAACGTTTGGTAATAAGCACCGCCGATTGACACACGATCAATTTCATCTACTTCAACAATACTTCTAAATTTATTGACGGCGTCCAAACTATCACCATGAAAGATATTCATTAAGTGTAGGTCAGGTCGTTTATGGGCAAGCATAATATCAATGTTTGATCGCTGTGCTTTTGCCATCTTCTCTAGTAAGCCTTCCCAATAATAACCTGAGCTAGGAATATCGAGAACCATACCAATATCAACGTTCTCATTATACCACTTGGTTAATGAACGTGGATTGATATAATCATACTTGCCAGATTTAAGTTGGAAACCACCTGAGTCTGCATAAATCATCTGATTATGGTGTGGCTGTCTGCCATGCAATCTTAATTTCGGACTACGTTCTTCTTTACCCATCATCTGTGAGTAGTTCATCATATAGTTCGTAATACCAAGATTAGCACCAATGGTAGGCCAAAATGGACTAACATTAACAACCTCGTCATAATCAAAAGGCACTTGATATGGGTGTGCTGTATGTTTATCATTAACAAGATAAAGCTCACGATCAGGACAGCGGATATAAACGTGTCGTGAACTTTGTTCTACTAATCGTACTTCATTAGGTCCGCTTTTATACTTGATATAGATAGCGAGACCCATATGGTTGATGGGGTATAAACCCGCACCAACGAATTCGTATTTACGTTGTTCCATTTATTTACCTTTAAAATAACGTCTGATGTTATTGCCATATTTACATAAGATATAACGACCTAAGTTTAGGCTAAAGGCTACCAGTAAGGATAGAATTACCGCAAGTAGGTATGCCTTACTATACAGGAAGTTTCTGTCCATACAGAAAATCGCTAATGTGAATATTAGGATTACGCATAAGCTATCTATTGCATATTTCATATTATGACTCCGGAGCGTCTTGATCTTTTGCCCAACTGTATGGTTTTATTTCTACGGTATGTACATCTGTAACGTGGAAATCTTTAACATTGGTTTTAACGAAATTCCCGATTAGTTTATCGTCAAGACCTATTGCAGCCTTGTTATATGCCGCAATAACTGTATAGCTAAAGATTGATACTGGTGCAATACGATAGCGTATTGGGTCATCAGCGTATAATACATAACAAGGTGTTTCTGTATTCATTAAATGAACCAGATGTTCTAACAGTGCATAAGGAAATACACTTCGACTAGGGATTTTGAAAATGATCTTATCATAAACATCTAAGTTCGCTAGTTTATGGCGAAGGTCTTCCGATAACTTAACCATAGGTGTTAAACCATGTGTTATGTTCAGCAACAGTTCGTCGCTATAACGAACTGTTAATTCACCTTCTAACCCAAGAATATAAATTGCTTGCACAGCCATAGTGCCTCCTAATCAATATTAAGTGGGAAACGTTCCCGTAGTTTTAACTGTTTACACTGTTCGTGGTAACAATCTACCATATAAGCATAAGTCTTATCCGGATCAATAGCTTGAACTTTAGCGTTATCCGGATATAATGCTTTATGGTCTAACAATGTTTGTTTGATTGCTTTCTCCATGTGATTAGCACTGAAGTCCCAATCATCTTTATGCGACCAGTCTGCACCAACACTAAACTCAATATCAAATGGAACACCTGTAATAACACCGTGCGTTTCACGTAGATACTGAGTAACACCATGTGTCATTGACCATTCAAGAATGTGCATACCTAGTAGGTAATATTCTATTGGCATCTCCGCTTTAATACTATCGTGTACCATTACATTAGGACCTGTTGGTAAATATGTAATGTCTGTTTTATTTGTACCTACTTTAGACGATTTGTGTTTGATACCTAATTCAGTAAACAGTTCGTGTATAGTGCGAGCATAAATATCAGCCGCCATAAAACAAATATCAGAAGCGAAACCTTGAATTGGACTGTTTTGAGCTCTTCGTTGAACAGCAGCCCGCATAGCATTGTGTCCGGATAAGTTACCAAACAAGTTACGGCGTCGTCCTATTGGAGATACAGCAAACAAATGTTCTTGTGCATAGGTCACCATTTGTTTTAACCATGCCTTACCTTTATGGAACTCTTTAAAGAATTTGTCTTTAATCTTACGTGCTTCGTCCACTGATAAGTTGATGTCTCTAGCTAATGCGTTGTCACCTTTACCGTACATACTGTTAGATACGATATGACCATTAGCAGACCAACTATGATCTTTAACAACGTTGATTACATCAAACACTTCTTCTTGTCCCATGTTTTGTGCTTCTCTGAAAACAGTAGTAACCTGAGTTGTATCACTAGCTAAGATTTCTAATGTTTCATACACAGAAGATAAACCAAGAACATCAAAAGCAGATTTGTACTGATGAATATTCTCCATAAATTCAGGCATGTATCTCTTCATTGGTGGAATGTGTACACCTTTAAAGTAAACATCTCTAGCTCTAAAAGTATTCACACCTGCACGTTTAGCATAGACTTTACGCAACTCTTTATATACGTCTTTGTATAGACCATATTTTGTTACGTTATTTCTTATATCAGGTAAAGTTTCTCTAAGTTGTTCTGCACGTTCTTTCTTACGCAACGTTTTAAAACCGATGTGTTTCAAGAAACGTAATTGGCTTTCTGTACTTGCTATAATAATTTCGTATGATTGTGTTTCATAACCGTTTTCAGTTACATACTGACCACCGTACATAGAGGCTTTAATACCGAATAAACCCAATAGATAAATAATATCAGTAGCTAAACCCGGATTGTTAGTAGTAGCACCAATTTGTAGATGGTCATTTGAACTGAATCGCATGTAGCCATCTCCGTCAAAGTAACCGCTTAAATAAGCCGCTACGAACTTACGTTCTGCTGACAGGATTTGGTCTGGTACTCTACGATCTTTTTGCAAACCAGTAACACCAAAGTCTTTAAGAGCGTTGTACAATCGTTTATTATTCAAGTTGATAGAACTAGCACCACAACCTGAAAAACGTTCGTCAAAGTCTAATGGATTAGCTATAGGTGCTTTCACACCGCCCCATTTCTTAAAGAACAACTGCATTTTCTTAACTTCGTCTAAATCACTAGAACTATGATTAACACGGTAGTTATAAGATGTAGTATCTGTATTATAGAAGTTTGCACAACCGTCAGCAGTAAACATACCTAGACAGTATGCGTCTTTGGTTGTAATCTGCTTGTTGTCCATTACAGGGTGTACGTTACCGAAAGCACCCTGTTGATAAACAATTTGATCCCCATATTTTAAGTCTGCTAATGCTTTGTATTCTAATTTTAGTTTAGGTGATACTGTTAGGATCTTATGACCATTAGTACCTTTCAATTCACCTTGTCTTGTTAAGACAGAAACAATAGGTTTAACGCCTCGAGAAATAGCACCACCAGATTTACGAAGTACACCACCTTGCACAATCATTTTAGGTTTACGTTTTGTATTTGCTAAATTGCCAATACGGATTGGACCTTTTTCAGTTGATACAATAGTGTCTTTAGTAAAACAACCAAAGACGATACTTTTAGCTTGTTGTCGCATGACTTTATCAATCTTGTCTAATGGGACTTTAGTGAATTTGTGATAGTTTTGTTTATGTGGGTCGCCCTCTGTTTCCTTACGTTTTAAGTTCTTCTCAGTTGGGTCATGTCTGTATTTGATAATCAGATTGTGAATATTCAAGAAACTTGATTTAACACTATCATCATCAGCCGCAATTCCCCAACATCTAACCTCGTGTGCGCTATAATCAGCCTCGAATGGTAATACCATAGGTGGGCTAATGAACATACGCTTAATAATCTTAGCGTCTGCACTATGTTCTGGTATTTGTTGGAAAGATGGTTTACTACTATTTGAACGACCTGTTACCACACCAGTATAACCAAAGTCCGGACGTAAACGTTTATCAATACGACCATCGTGTGAATCTTCAACGTGTCCATAAAACGCATCGATGTATGACGATTTCAATTTACCTAATTTATTAAGGTCATTGATGATAGCCACACTTCGATTATCTTCTTCATACGTTTTTAAGAACATCTTGTCGAAAGACGGATCACCCTTTTTACCATAACGTAATGGCTCTAAACCTAGTACATCAATAAACAATGTTTTCAGATGTGCCTTTTTACTTAGGTTAAAGCTACTAAATGACTGACCGAATAAACCACCAGATGGTGCACCTTTATCTTCATTAAGTAGTTTACTTGCTTTCTTAACTTCAGGTAGTTCATAAAACTCTTTAGTGAGCTCATCAATTTTAGATGAAATCGGACTATCAGGTCGAAGTAGTGAAAGTAGATACTCAATATCAATAGTGTTACCTCTATATTTCATAACACTCATAACCCGGATCATACTAGATAATTGGGTCAGCATTAAACGGTGGTAATCTTTAGTATATGGTTTATCATCTACGTGTAGAATGTTACTGGCTCGTTTCATTTGTTGCTCTTGAATAGCAATCATAACCTGAACATCCATCGTAGTATAGTCTAACACTTCTTGGGTAAGCTCTTGGTGTGCAATCAGCGTACGTTGAGCCTTACTGAATGTCGCTGTGTAGTAGAAGTCGCAACCATAGTTCATACATATCTGTGCTAAACTGTATGCGGATGTACCGTATGTGCGAAGTACCTTAATGTTTTCATCTAATAAGAACTCACCTGCCATTAAGTCCCATGTGTTATGCGACCAATAACGGATATTGAGTTCCTTAGAAAGTACACGCATATCATAACCGAAGTTCTGCCCGATTAAGAATTTAGTTTTAGTACCTTTATATTCAGTACCATTAGACGTAAATAGTTTACGAAGTTTCTTCCGCAAATATTTAAACTCTGATACAGACCAAGTACTATCTTGATGATACCACGGAATAACATAACCAATATCTGATGATGTTGCAAACTGGATAGTCGCCAATTTGTTTTCAATAGTTTCTAAAGATGTACCTTCGGTATCGACTGCAATACGTTTTGCTTTTTTAAGTTCTTTGTATAGAGCGTCGAACTCTTTAATGGTTTTAATCAGTTTAGCTTTCGGCTTAACTTCAATATGATATGGGTTATACCCTAGTATTAAGTTTTGAATACAACGGCTTGCATAGCCTAAGATGTTTGCTTGGTCGATTGCATCGTCATCAAGGTCATCATCATCTGACTTAGATGCACTAAATGAACGGTCAATGCCAATGGTATTAACTGTTGGTGTACCTTTAAAATCATGAACCCATAAGCGTTTTGCATTAGCATCCGGATCATCTAATATTTTGGTGGCTACTGTATCGCCCATTAGCAATAAATGTGTATGAGGTATTTTCTTGATGATACGTCTCATACGTTTAGTTGCCGCACCAATACAAACATCTTTTTGTTGTGGTGATAAGTCGAACCACTTAAAGTGATTGAAGTTCACAAACATAAATCCCCAATCTGATTGTTTGACTTTGGAATTTAGTTTCTTGACTTCACTAAAAGTGTAATCGAATAAGTTGGAATAAGTTTGTTGGCTTAGTGGGTGACCCATCAATGATTTTTCTTTAAGATCAATGCTAGGTACAAATTCAACAACTACTAATACTTTGTTCTTTGCTTTTTTCCAGTTATCAGTAATCGCCCAATCTATGTTGTATGGTTTAATGCCAAACAAACCTTCATCTGATAGGAATGGTTTAACGGATTTAAATTTCATATGTTCTCCCATAAGTAATATGCTATTGTTTACAATATGGGAAATAAAAAGGAGGCATAAGCCTCCTATACATTATGAACGTCTTGAGCGACGAGCTTTTGGTTTTTCTTCTGAAGTTTCTTCTTCAGTAGCCTCTGCAGTTTCAGCATTTTCTTCTGCTGTATCTTCAGCTGTGTCTTCAGTATTTTCTACTTCAGGCTCAGGTTCTTTTTCAGGCTCTGGTTGCTGTGGCTCAGACTGTGGCTCTTGTGGAGCTTCTGTAGTTACATCATCGTTGCCATGTGCTAATAAAGCGTTAGCAACTTCTGTTGGTAGTTCATCTACATAATGATACACACCAGAGTTCAAGTGTTCACGAAGTACATCGGTGATTTGGACACTTTCTAAGAATTTGCGGAACGCACTCTTAGTGTAATAACCCCAAGTACCAACTTCGCTATCATATTGACCGCGAGTCATAAAATGTGCAACTAATAGTGCATCTTGAGTATATTGTCTTTCAGACATTTCATTCTCCTATTGAAAGTAGGGTGCTTTCACACCCTATTGGTTATTTACGAATCTTAATGTTAGCGTAATCTTCTTTAACTTGATCCATATTAGAAACAGTTAAACCGTGGTCAGCTAAAGACTTAACGTAATCACGTGCTTCTGATTTACGCATAAACACTTTGAAATAGAAACCGTCTTTATCAAGTTCCCATTTCGCAGATGGTACACGAAGACGTGGTAAGCGACGGGCTTCAATTTGGTTGTCAGCAAAAGCCGCTAACCAGAACACACCGTCTTCAATAATTGGGAATACATGAAGTTCACCTTTTGGTACTTTGCGACGGCGTTGTAAGAAGAACTGTTTAAGTTCAATCTTAGAGGCACGTTCTAAGTTCATAAGTTTTTGACGACCTGTTTCAAACGTTTCAAGCAACTCGTATAGTTTATCAAGTTGATCTTGAGGTACATCAAATTTCTCTTCAAGTTTTTCCAACATTAAGCGGAGTGCTTTATGTGTACGACAGAAGCAGTAGTAGTATGGTCCGGACGCCATTAAATCAAGTTGTTGTGCAACTTTAGGTGTGATGTCCATATCTTCACTGTCGATCATAACGGTAACCGCATTGTTAAGATTGCTCAAGTAAACTTCTACTTCACCATCTAATTGGATGTCTGTCGTATCAGCAGGCTGTCTGCTACGTTTACGTTTTACATCTTTTTCAACTGGCTCTACAGTTTTAAGCTGTTTAATTTTCTTAGGTGCTTCTGCTAAACCTAATTTAGCTTTAATGTTATCTTTAACTGAGCCTTCTAAATCGTCAGGGATTAAGAAAGCGGTCAGTTTATTCACGCTAGCACTACCACCGTGGTCAAGACGTACCTTGATAGAACGTGCTGACACAGAAGTAACTATACCGTCACCAAACTCAGTGTGAACACGGCGACCTTTGATTTCAGGTGTTTCAGTGATAACCACACCTTTATCTAACGCATAATCTTCTAATGAAACAAGACCCATATCTTTTTGGAATGGAACAACCATACCTGGAATGTAAGGAACATCAACGTATGCTGTACCTTTCATTACACCTGCGTTTGGAATATTAACAGGTTCTTTGAATTGAGTAGTTTCACGGAAAATCTGGTAGTCTTTGTTTACCGCATTTTGGTATTCTTGGTAACCTTCTAAGTAACGTGATAGACTTGTTTCAAAGTCATTGTTTTGCAGAATGTTCTGCAAGTTCATACTAACAACAGGTAATTCAGGAATGTCTGCGTATAATGGGTTAGTACCTTCGTTGAAACGTGCCGCACTTAAAATCTTAGATACTAAACGAGATGTTTTAGTAACATCAATAGTACGGTTAGTACAAATCCAGTCCATTTGGATATATGACCGTTTGTTGTCTTTATTCTTAGGATCTGGACGGTTTAAACGAGACTCTGCTTGGTCAAGTGTACCCGGGTTCCAAATTGACTCTTCACGAATTAGACGACTAAACATTTGGAAGTTGTGTCCAGTATTCAAACTTTGTTCAACACCGATTACAATCTTCACGTTAGGGTCTTTCTTCATGATTGGAATGAGTTCTTCTTTTCTTGACGCCTCATATAACAATGCCATTTTCTTAAACTTAGGTGGCAAGTTATTATAAATGGACGCCGCACTATCACGGTATGAAGTAAATATTAGTACCTTACCTTTTGATAGTTCAGGATCTTTAAAGTGTTCTTCTAATAGTTCGATTGTTTTAGTAACTTTCGGACTGATTAATTCATCACCTGTTAGAAGTGTCTTACCAATTTCATCAAGATCACACGCACACAAGAAACGTTCAATACGAGCTAAGTAACGTTTTAACATAGCCTCGATTGCTACGCTTTCTGCATCGTCATCTTCATTAGCTTTATCAAGTGCTGCCTTCAACACTGGATCTTTCATGATCTCGTCCACAACATCAGTTAAGATTGCTTGATAAACCTTGTACTGTTGTTCAGATAAATCTACGAAGTGGAAAGATTCACGTTTTTGTGGTAGCAGTGCCGCCCATTCTTTACGGCGTACACTAACAAAGTCAATGTTACTGGCTATCTTTTGTTTGATTTCTTGTTCAGCTTTAGGTTTCCAACTGATTACTTTAGAACCTGAATATACTGCCGCATATTGTTCAAGGAACTCTTCTTCATCACCTAAAATAGATGGGTTCAAATACTTCGCTTGTCCAAACGCATCCATACAAGTATTGTTAATGAAAGTACCTGTAAGTTCACGGCGGTATTTAGCTGTCCCTAAGAAACGTAATAAATGTTCTGAACGATTAGAACTTGTATTCGCAAGCATATGCGATTCGTCCATAATCACTACGTCCCATGTGAATGAACGTAAGAACTCAACAATCTGGTTGATTGTAACGTCTGCACCCGCATAGTTGAATTTAATGTTTTTACCTTGGCTAAACATATTAAGACCAAGTACGAACAGTGTATTCGGTGGAGCGTCTGTAATCATTTCAGCAAGTTTCTCTTCACCGTATTGGTTATAGACTTCTGTGTTGATACAGATTACGTTAAGTTTACCTTCTGTGAAGAATGTTGCGTCTTCTACATAGTTACGCATTAAGTAGTTAGGACATACAACAGCTACTCGGCGACCTTGTGCGGTATGGCGGAGTGCGTCTGTAATTGCTAGTGCGGTTTTACCACCACCTGCGGCTACGTCTAATACTGCGTTATCATTCTCTTGGGTTAAATGATGATTAGCACGAACTTGGTGTGGTAAGAAGAACACACCGTCTTTGATATTGTGTAACGGAGCTACTTCATAGTTATCTTGTGGCAAGTTTAAACCTAGTGTAGCACGATACTCTTTATCAAAAGCATTGATTTCGCTTAGTTCATATTTAGAACCAATAATGATGTATGGGATCGTACGCATAGCACGAGCAACACCTACACGTTTGATGTATGCATCGTAGTCATTGAATTGTGCTACCTTAGTTAAGATACGACCGATTACATTATACACTGGATAACGGAAATAGTATTCCGGACATAAATCTTCAGTTGCAATACTTTCAGCATCGCAAGTATCAATGTCTGCAACATCACCTAGTGTAGTCATAATTGATTTAGCTAACACACGGATATAAACTAGGAGTGAACCTAAGTCTCTTGCAATATTAGACGATGTGCCAATGTTGGTTGCACCGTTGATACCGCTTTCCATTAAGATGTTGATTACACTGACTGTCAGTTTTTCTTCTTTAAGTGTAGTGAGGATTTGCTCTCTACGACTTTGTGGGAATAACGTTAAAATTTCATCTACTTCAATAAGTTCAAGTAGGTCATCTACTAAATTGTTAGCCTTACAGAAAGAGAATGAATCTGTGATAGCGTTATTAAAGTTCGTTAATACTTTCGCCGATTTAGTTGAAATCAGGTTTTTATAATGGTTAGGGTTAGCAGGTTGTCCACCACTTAATGAAGTGCGAGCCATACTACCATTTGTACTCGTGTACATAAAGTAGCCTAATCGCCAGTCAGTATAGATTGGCATATTGGTTTCTATTTTAGCAAGAGTATCTAAAGTGATTTCAATACCATCTTTAGTTTTGGTACCGATTGATTTACGAAGTTCATTATACTTTTTAAGATCTCTAACTTCAGGTATGTATTCAAGTGTACCCTCAGTGTTAAGCATAATGTTATCGTCATTGGATAACTTAACTTCTTTGATGACGCCTTCAGTTGCTTCTACAACTGACTCTAATGGACGGACAATACGTTCCGCATCGAAATCGCCATAAATATCTTCAAACAATAGTTCACCATATTGATGAAGTGCAGATACTTTAGTGATTTCATCTCCACCTTGAGAGATATAACTAACTACTGATTTCGGAACTGGAACAGAAATATGTCCAGTGAATAAGCAGTTAGGATCTGAAAGCAAGTTACCTTTTTCATCAGTGTTAGACGGATCAACAATGAATTTGAGTTTAAGTTCTTTGCAGTTCGCCTTATACCAGTTGATTTGATCTTCAGATACAACTTCAAGCATATCATTGAAGTATTCTGGTGTCATACGCTTAAAGAATTCTGGGTCTAAAGGAATTGAGTCTGGTAAAGTTTTATCTTTAACTTGTTTGTACGCCCAACGTAAATAAACACCGTTTAAACCGAAAATGTTGCTATCAAGATATTGAGAGAACATCGTATGGTTTAAATATGCCATAGGCAATACATAGTCTAAAGACATATGTGCGAAGACTGGAATATCAAGTACACCTTCACCGTCTTTAAGAACTTTGGCTTGGAACGATCTAGTCAATGACTGATGATTTTGTTCAAACCGGCTGTCATAGTTAGTGTAGTTGATATAAAGATTGTGTAGGTTCAAATCATCAAGTGTTGCCCCACAATCTTTTAGAATTCTGCTTACTAAAGTAAAGCGAGAGTGTGCAAACATTAAGAATAGCAGTCCATCAAGTTCTGTCATATTCTCAAAGTATTTCTCTGCTTTCTTATCTTCAGGGTAATCTACCACTACGTCAAAAGCAGATGCGGTTGTAACAAAAGTCATTGTTGTTCTCCAATGCGTTGTTTAGTTTCTTTGATTAGTGAAGTTATTGCCTCGTAAAGTGGCGGATCTTCACTTGCTAATTGTAGCATTTTAACATCATTGAACTCTTTAGTCAAGTAGTCTTTTAACTCTAATTCAGAGAGTTCAGCGAAGATAGTTTGCAAGCCATTCAAAGCATTTTCGATTTCTTTCTTCGTGCTATATTGACTTTGCTTTAATAAGCGGGTAGCAGTAAATGCAACCTTAGAAATTTGAGTGATACGTTGCTCCAGATATTTGATGTATTCATCTTTCGTGAGATCATCTTTAACATCTGTGGCTGTATCTGCTAGATTTGAAATAACAATCAGTTCTTTCATTTTAACCTCTCATATGAGAATGTCCATCTTGTTTAGAATGACAACGTCTGCATAACGTTATCAAATTTGAAAGGGAATCAGATCCACCACGACTTAATCGTCTTATGTGATGTATATCTAGTGGATTATCGAATGAACGAGAGCAACCACACTTTGTGCATTTGTAGCCATCTCGTTTTAATACTTTGGTGCGTATCTTTTGCCATTCTTCTTTAGACCCACCATAGTTACCTTTTGGTTTTATAGCACGTTTAATCTTCGTACTAGCAATACCCCGATGCGTATTGACACGAGGTGCTTTTAATCGGGGTTTACGTATCATTCAGTAGACTCCCGAATTTCATCACTCATTTGGTTTATATGAGATTGAATTTGTCTAGCTAAATCTTTAGTAGCGTTGTCAATCTCACGTTCAACACGTTCATAGTGTCCGTCTTTAAGGTCACCTTTAATTTGTGTTTTAACAGCGAAGTTAAATTCAATCAGTGAACCTGCTATTTTTTGTGTTACAGGTTGCACTATATTAAGCACAATTTTATTGATAAGCTCTAAAGTGTTATCTTCAGCTTGTAAGTCTGAAATCAATTCCCGGATTTGAGTTACCAATGCGTTAATCGCATATGCGTTAGACTGACGAGGATCACGTCTGTATTCCTTTTCAGCATAAGGGATTAAGTCCACCAACATCTTTAGGGACATCAGTTGAAATTGGTTTACACCTTTATCTGGGTTGTTTTCAAACTTTTCAGAAATTTGTTGAACTTGTTCTTGGAACAAGCTATATGTATCTTCATCAAGTAAACTACTTGCGTGTTCTAATGTTGAACCAACTACTTCTTCTACTTGACAATCGCAAACAGGCTCAACCAATAGCTGAGCCTTTGTGAATTTTCGTTTACGTCCGCAGTATTCGCATTGACAACCAAACTTGCCTTCTTCTTTAAACCGCTTAATGGTGCGAAAACTGCCATAAACTGCGTCTTTTTCTATTTGCATAAGCGGTCACCTAGTTACTCTGGATTGCCAACAGTTTCACGAAGGCGTGTTACACGAACATCACCACGAGCTTTACGCTCTGCACGTTTACGAGCACGTTTAAGGATTTCATTACGGTTTTTGCGGTAATACGCTTTATTGTGTGCTTTGTTCTTAGCACGGTTTTTGCGATTACGTTTCATAGCCTCACGGATTTCCGCGGCACTACGTTTTTTCTTACGGCGAGTTTCACCATTAGATTTGAGTTTCATTTTCTTCATTGGCATGATAATTTACCTCATAGTTTGTATTGATACTTGAACTCATCTGGATCATATATTTTGATACCAAGATCTTTTGCTTTTTCTGTTTTATTATTAGATGTACCCGGAGGACAAACTAAAATTGTAACAGCCTTTGTTAGACCGTTTGCAACAACACCATTTTGTTCTACGATTTTCTCAGCTAATTCTTTATCACGGAAGCCAGTAAATAATACAACCTCATTACGAAGTCTATTTCCTTTTGCTTTACGTTTCTTCGGAACAGCCAATGTTAAACCAGATTTCTTCACGAACTTGCGGAAAGCACCGAAGTTAGAAACAAAGGTATCAATCATCTTAGTACCCCAACCATTGATAGTTGGTAGTATCTCTAGCACTTCGTCTTTAGACGCCGTCATGATATTAGGGATTGCTTCTACCAGTTTAGAAAAACCAATATATGAAATACCTGGGAACATACCAGACGCTGTTAGTACAGTGCTGATGTCGTTGTCATTGTTACGAATGAACTCTAATTGTTCATAAATCTTCGTACCGTTACGACCTAAGATTTCTTCTATTGCACGGCGTTTTATTTTTAAAATAGAGGTAGTGTCAGTGTAGCCTTCAGCAAATAAACGATTAACCGAACCACCCTTGAGACCTTCAATGCCCATTATGCTAAAGAAATAAGTGGTTGCTTTTAACATTTCGTCTTCATGTGTTTCAGTTGTAATCAAGTCCACACCAGACCATTCATAATCAACGTCTGGCATGATAGGTTTACGAGCCTGTTTTTCTACTGACACTATATACGGAATTACATCACCTGAGCGTGTAATCTTAATTTTTGCGTTGCGCCCTATGTTATTGTCGAACACATACTTAGCGTTGTGAGCCGTCAAATTAGTGATTGTTACACCACCTAGACGTACTGGCTCAATCTGTACTACTGGTTTAAGTTTACCTAAACGTGATACTTGCCAAGTAATCCCTGTAACAGTTGCAATAAGCATATCTTCTTCAGAGTTTTGTTTAAATGCAAAAGCATAATCCGGATTACCACTTGCCACACGTTGAACATTATCGTTGCGTTGAACAACAATACCATCTATGGCAAAACGGCTTTTTGATTTACGGTGTGCTAAATAATCTACCAGTGTATTGAAGTCAATGCTCTTAAACACTTTGTAAGGAACAACTTTAAAGCCAAGAGTTTCTAACTTGATGAGTTGTTTCTCTATCGGCATGTTTGAAATAAGTTCGTATGCTATGGCTCTAACATCTTTAAGGGCTTTATGGATATCTTTACGATTAGTGATACCCGCAACCATGTTACGAGCATTAGCAAATTCTGACGCCCAGAGTTTCTCAAACTTAGTTTCAGACATGATTAGTTCACCCCGAACCGCCACACCTTGTTTGATTTTAGGCAGATTTAAATATGGTATAAACAAGCTAATGTTCTTACCATACGCACCATCACCCCGAGTGTATAAGTTTGGTGTACCATCTACGTTAGCATACAGGAAAGATATTCCGTCTAACTTATCAGAAGCTACATAAGACTTAGCGTGGTTTTGTGATAACCATTTCTCTAGTGCATCAGGTGTTTTGATTTTGTTTTGAGAACCCATTGAATATGGTAGCTTAACCTTGTCTAACTTAACAGGGGCACCAATCGGTGGTAGCTCCCCATATAATTCAACATATTGTTCTTCTAAGCGATCATATTCTTCATCAGTTAATTCAGATTCACCTTCATTATAATACTGATGTTTAGCTGTCTTTAAAAGTTCAAAGTGATCTTTCTTAGACAGTTTAATGTTAGGGTTCTTCTTATATTGTTTTAATGTTGTTGCGATAACCATAAGCTCTTTCATAGTTAGTCCTGAAGTTTATCCCATTGTTCAGAGTCAGCAGTTAGCTTGCTAGGTAAACGGATATTCAATTTCATCAGCTCTTCAAGCTGTGCTTTAGTTGCACCATATACTAGAGATATGTGAATAATGTAATCCGGGAATTTAGATGTGTAACCCATTTGCAATAGTTTTTGGTGTCGTAATGTTAGCTCAGAACATACACACTCTAACGCTATTGCACACCACTCTGAACCTTCTTCACCCATAAAGCGTAAACCAATAGGGCGTAAGTCATAGCTGACCTGTGGAATATCACCTACATAGTTTTGTTTAAGTTCTTCATCAAATATTAGGCTTGCGTGTAAGTCTTCTGTGATGTTCAACATAGGGAAGCAAGCACGGAGATAATCATCAGATGGTTTAGTTAGTGCTACGCTTGAATACCCCCGAGGTGTTGTGAAACGAGCCATTATCCATTGATGTGGTCTGTTAGGTTTTGTTTTGAGAAGTGTGAACCCTACACTACGATATAAGTTGAGGGCTACATCATTTTGTTTATCGACAGCTAATACGAGATCCGGATATACTTTGAGTAAGTGTTCAAGTAATGTTCTACCTAATCCACGACCACGCATTTCTTCGTCTACAAGGAAATGACTTAAATGATAAAACTGTTCTTCACGAGAACCCATACGAAAACCATAATAGTACCCGGGAAGTTTAGTAACAGACGCCATAGCTAAACAACGACCATCATCGTCATTTAGCGTATAAAATTTGGCATTAGGGAACAACGTGTTGTTCATGTTTAGTCGTTCGTAGTTTAGCTTTGCACTGTCTTCTGATATTAGCAATATCTTCATTGTAGTTTCTCCAATAGAGATGGTAGTCTAACTTCATATTTATCAAAGAACGCAATACATACTGATGGGTCAATATAGTTCTTGATTGAAGTAGTAGTTGATAATTTAATTCCCGATGCTGTGGAAGTGTAATGACCTAATAATTTAGCTACGTTTGACGCCGCTTTCTTGAACGCTTCTAATACTGATTTCTCAGAAGGGTTTTTAGCTAAACGAGCTGTTTGATTTTCAAGTTCTTCGGACATTAAGACAGTACCTCTAAGTGTACGGAATTTGTGTACGCTTATATCAAGTCCTAATGCACGGATATATTTGTTTACCATAGTTCCGTTTACAGTAAATATGCGTTCAGATGGGTTTAACGTTGCTAAACGATCTTCAAAGAACTCAATTATTTGTTTGTTAATTGGCGAGTCGCCTTTAACAATGTGTTTTTGTTTAACACCTTTC